AGATGGGATTTAGACTTTTCACGTTTCGCAAATCTTGGCAGAAAATCTATGGCAGATTTCGACTGGGACATATCAAAACGAAGAAGAAAAGAAATGGTGGAAATATCAGAAGAGTTATTTGGAAAAGAAAACGTGGCTCCTATTGCTACATTTAATACATTAAGTACAAAGGTGGCGATTCGTGATATTGGTAAGGTATTGGATGAAAAAGATTATTCTCCATATTACAAACAGATACCATATAAATTGCGTGACGAAGTTGCAAAGATGGTTCCGACAATCAAGACGCTAAATGATTTAGGAGAAGAGGAAGAAAAAGATGTTCTGCTTAAGGATATTCTCAATAAGAATGAAAAGCTGAAAGAAGTATATGATAAATTTCCCCTATGGTTTAAGTATGTAATGGATGTTGAGGGTTTACCTAAATCAATGGGAAGACACGCAGCAGGGACACTTATAACTCCTACGCCAGTCACAGATTATTGTCCATTATGTTATGACTCTGAGAAAAATATCATGATCGAATTAGAGATGCATAATGCAATGGATGATTTGGGACTTGTAAAGATGGATTATCTTGGTCTGGAGACTCTTGATATTGTTGATGACACATTAAAAATGGCTAGTATTACATGGGACGATGTTGATATTAACCATTTGAACTTAGAAGATAAAGAGGTTTTTGAAAAGGTATATAAGAATGGCAATACAGTTGGTATTTTCCAGATGGAATCAGCAGAAGGAAGACGGATGTGTATTGAAGCACAAGCGGATAATGTAGAGGACGTTATTGTTGTTAATGCAGCCAATCGTCCTGGAACAAAAGAAAGTTTTCCAACATATTGTCAAAATAAGTTATATCCCCAAAATGTAACTGTCTTGCATGAAGATTTAAGAGAATTGTTTGGTAAAACCCATTATATTTTATTATATCAAGAACAGGCATTGCAGTTATTCAGACATGCTGATTTTCCAGAGGAACAAGTTGATAATGCAAGAAGAGCTATTGGAAAAAAGAAGAAAGAAGTAATGGAGCAACTTGAAGTTGATTTCAGAGTTGGTCTTACAAAAAAAGGTTGGAACAATGAACAGTTGATTGAAATTTGGCAGTTAATGCTTAAACAGGCAGAATATTGTTTTAATCGTGGTCACGCTGTTGCATATGGCTTGTTATCTTATCTTACTGCATATTTGAAAACACACTACACAATCTATTTTATGGCAGCTCTGCTTACATCTAAAAGTGATAAAGTACAGAAAATTAGTATCGTGATTAATGATTGCAAAAGATTAGGCATTAAAGTATCTCCACCGAATGTAAATAAATCAGATATTGAGTTTACTGCTTTGCCAGAAAATAATGAAATTTTGTTTGGACTGTTGGCAGTTAAAGGTCTTGGAGAATCTATTGTTTATAAGATTATCGAAAATAGACCTTATCAAAACATGAGTGATTTTGTTGAAAAAGTTTCTGATAAGACTGCAATTATTACATTGATTAAAGCTGGAGCAGTACCAACAAAAGATAAAATGCTTTCTTTAAAGAAATATGCTAACAGACTTTTTGAAAGGAAAAAATATAAACCAGTAACTACATTACCATCTCCATATTCAAAACTTATCCCGTTTGGGTTAAATGTAGATGATTATAGAAATGATAAGAAAAAAGTAAATAAAGAAGCATTATTGATAGACTATAACAAAGCAAAAGAGAAGTTATTTATAGAACAACAAAATCAGAAATATAAAAATCATATGATCGAATTTCAAGAGAAATATGCTAAAGATGAGTATATGTGGGAGTTTGATACATTATCTATGTTCCTGACGAATGACCCGTTAAAAGATGCTTACAAATATACAAAAACAGATTGGGATATGGTAGAGGACGGAGATAAGACTACATTATTTTGTGTCATAGTTGATATTAAAAGGAAGAAAGATAAAAACGGGAATCAATTTGCATATTTAGATCTATATACACCGTTTGGCATTATTGAGGCAACTATTTGGTCAAGTCAATTAAAACAGTATAGCGATGATATTAAGAAAGGAAACTGCCTTGCAATACTTGGAAGAAAGAGGGAAGAACATTTCTTTGTGGAGAAAGTAAAGCCATATAATACTTGGTTAGATCAGATGAGGAAGAAAGGAGTAGCAGTATAAATTTGTTTGAGAATGATGAAGATATTCTAAAATTTAAAGCAGTTATAACATATGAGCGATATTATAACCCAGATACTACTTGGGGAGTTTATGGTTTCTATACAGACGATGACATTCCTCAATACACAAAAGAAACAAAAATGGATTTACCTTTTGAGGACAATAAAGAAGTCAACCGGGATAGAAAGTTCAGTTCTTTAGCTGGTAAAATGCAAGAATTAGTTATCGGCGGTGAATATATGGTAAAAGCAAAGTATAAGTATGACAAAACATATGGGCATCAGTATACACCAATAGCCATATATGCTTTAATTCCGCAAACAAAAGAGTCACAACTAATGTTTCTGCAATCAATCATCTCGCCTTGGATTGCAGAGAACTTAATCAATGTATATCCAAATGTAGTAAATGATGTGGCAAACGGCACATTAAAGGAGATTGATTATGATTTGGTAAAAGGGGTTAGAGAATTTACTTGGAGCAGAATTAGGGACAAGATTATCAATAATTATCTGATTTCGGATATTATAACTATGTTAAAACCATTAGGTGTTACATATACGATGATTAAGAAACTTCTCACAGACGAGCCTAATCCGGTATTGTTAAAACAGAAATTAGAAGAAAATCCGTACATTTTGACAAAAATTAATGGGCTTGGCTTTAAGAAGGTCGATGATTTAGCTTTAAAATTAAAGCCAGAACTTATAAATAAATCTGAAAGATTAGTGGCTTTTATAAAATACTATTTTACAGATTTGGGAGAAAGCAGTGGTCATACATGGTGTTCAGTTAAAATTCTAAAGTCAGCAATAAGCAATAGTGTTCCTGAATGTGCAGACAAAACCGATTGGTTATTAGAAAATAATGAGTTTTTACACATATCAGAAGATAGAGTAGGATTGAAATATTATCACGATATAGAAATGCAGATTTATAATATACTGCTTGAAAAGTCTAAGAAACAGACGGACATTAATATCTCTGATGAAAAAATAGAACAGGCGATCAGACATGCAGAAGAAGAACAAGGATTTCAATATGTAGTAGAACAGCTTGACACAATCAATAAAAGTTTACATAGAACAATCAGCCTAATAACTGGAAAAGCTGGCACTGGTAAGACTTCCATTATGAGAGCGATTGTAAAAGCATATACAGAGAACCAATTTACATTAACGGCATCTGCTTTATCAGCTATGGCAGCACAGAGAATAACTGAAGCAACATCATTTCCTGCTATGACGATTCATAGGACATTAGGATGTAAAGGTTTGAATAAGTTTGATTTTAATAAGGATAATCACTTGATTACAAGCGTTGCATTTCTTGATGAGGGAAGTATGGTAAATGCCAGTTTATTTCTCCATTGGTTAGAAGCTATTGATGATAACACAAGAATTATTATTTCTGGTGATCACAAGCAGTTACCGCCAATAGGATTTGGTAATGTATTTTCTGATTTAATAGAAATGTTTGATGATACAGTAGTAAGTAAACTGGTTAAGCCAATGAGACAAGCTGAAAAGTCCGGCATTCTTGTAGACGCAAATCTGATCCGTGAAAACATCAACCCTATAACTGAAAAGTTACAACCGAGAATTATTCATGGTGAGTTACAGGATATGTATTATATGTTCCGTACAAATAGGCAATCATTATTTGATATTGCAGTTAAGACATTTCTAAAATCGGTAGAGTCTGATGGGATTGATAATGTTGTTATTACAGTACCACGAAGAAAAGATTGCTTGAATAGTACAAATGAACTGAATAAAACAATTCAGGAGAAGTTGCTAGGAGATGTATTGCAAAGTATATCTGGTTTTGAGATGACATTTAAATTAGGTGCTAAAGTAATGCAGACTGTAAATGATTATGATAGGAATGTGTTTAATGGAGAAATAGGATATATAACAGAAATTAGTGAGAGACAAAATGGTAAAAAGAAAGAAGAGTATTGTGTGGTAACATATACTGACATTTTTGGCAAAGACAAATTGATTGAGTACACAAAGAAAGAACTGGCAGCTTTGGATCTGGCTTATGCAATGACTGTACATAAGTTACAGGGAGCCGGTAGAAAGATTGTTATTGGTATTATTGACAATACACATCATCAACTTTTGGATAACTGTATGTTGTATACGCTACTTACAAGAGCAAAGAAAAGATGTCTACTGTTGGCAGAACCACAAGCGTTTTTACAGTGTATCCGCACAAGTCACAATAAGCGTAATACATGGATGATGCTAGAAGGAAAAACAGCATAAAAAAACAGTCTATATATAGTGGTTCGCACAACTTAAAAACACTATATATAGACTGAATATGGACATGAAATAGGACTTTTATTTGATAAATTATTTCTTATACAATATATGTTAAAACATTATTTAAAAAATGTTGGTGATCAACCAAATAAGTATTGGAAAACTGCAATGATGAGTCTAGTAAATAATAATCCAATAAATATAGCTATAGGATAACACAAAATCGAATATATTATAAATAATTTCAATTTTAGATCCAACTTTTTCTCATAAGCATCTGGTGAAATTATTTCGCCATCTTTTAATGCACCATTAAAGTTTATATCGCCTATATAAAATACTGAAAAAGATATAATGGCATTTTGGGGAATATAATCAAAATTGAATTCAACATAATTACATACATCGCTATTTTCATTATAAGATAAAATATATTCAGTAACTTTATTTTTAGGATAAGAATTTATGGAATCATGTTTTGCTTTCAAAAAATGTCCAGATGTAGATATTGATATCGGACATGAAGATACAATGTCTTGTTCTTCAATAATTGAATTTCCAATATTAGTTATAGTTATTGTGGAAGAGTATAAATCTTCTATTTCTACGGAATTATATTTTAGTTCCAATCCCTCTATATTGTTTACTTTATCTGACACAAGACAAAAAGTTTTAATATCATAGGTAAGTCGTTTCTTTTTAATGCTTTTGAAATAGAAAAAATAGCTAATAAAATAACTTACAATGGCTCCACCTATAACTCCAATGATACACCAAAATAAGTTTTCATCCATAAATATATCCCTCCATAAAAAACATCAAGCTAGGTTACTATCGGTTGCCCATATTCGAGATAGGAAAAACCATCAAACTATTAATGATATTATATAACAAAAATTATACAAAATAAAGTGAGTGATGAAAATATGTAGAGAATAATATATAAACTATTGGTGTTAGTCAATAACTGTGTTGGTATAGCTTAAAGATGTAGTAAATTCAATATCTCAATATAGCAAAAATACGGTGGTCAACACAGTTATTGACTAACACCAAACTATTTTACTATATACAAGATTTTGTGAATAGGTACAGATATATTTCCTACTTACATTCAAAAGTATATCTAAGCTGTGGTAGTTTTATATTTATACAGCAAATAATGAAAAAACACATAATTGTAATACTTGTGATCAGAACATAGATTGGTCTTAACGGATAGGTTTCATTAAGTGTAATTGGAGGTGAAAAATATTGGAAATAGTAGTGCAATCAGATTATCAAGATATATACAGAATAACTGATGGCGTTCTTTTGGTGATAAATAAATTTAAACCTATGGAAATAGAAGGTGTTCAATATCCAAGAATCCATCGGACAGATAAAAATAATTCCAGAATATACGCAAAGGGATGTCAAAATGGTTTAAAGAAACTTATTAAAGAATATAAGCACAAAGCTTCATGGTGTGAATCAGAATGGAGTGTGCCAATAGGGGCAGTTATATACCACGATGTTCCTGTAAAAATTGTACCTGAGAATGAATGGGAATATCAAATCAAAACCACAGGTGATTTATTTAGTGGAAATTCTTATAAGATGGAGGAACTGTTAAATTTAATTTTACAAATTATAAAACAGAAGAAATAAAGAATGAAACACTATGTTCGAAAGTAAAGTCGATTCTATAAAATATCCGGATACAATGCAAGAATACAGAATGTATTGTAATGATGTAATAAAAGCTTACTCAAAATTTAAAATAGTAAATGGAAAGGAAGAAGAAAAACATGATAATTAAAGAAGAAAAAAGAAATTTATTTGATGTACCACAGGGATATTACCTTGCACACTGCATTACGGCGGATTTTTCACTTGGAGCTGGAGTAGCAAAAAAGATTGATTTAATCTTTAATATGAAGGAAAAATTACATAGATTTTTCACCCCAGGCGCAAAATATCACCTGGGAGATGCGCTGCTTGTAGATAATGTGTTCAATCTTGTAATCAAGAGAGATCCGACCAAGAAGGCAAAATATAAGAAACTCCGAGCTGCATTAGAAGATATGAAAGATCAGATGGAAGAAAATTTGATTACGAAAGTCGCTATTCCAAGGCTTGGCTGTGGTCATGAAGGAATGGACTGGGACAGAGTTAAGACAATCATCGAAGAAGTGTTTGTGGATACAAATGCTGAGATTTTAGTATGTTTATTAATGAAGGATGAGCCTGTAAAGAAGGATAATGATGATTATGATGATTGGGATGATCTATAGAGGATATGAGAGGAGGCATATAATGGTAGCTATATCGATAACCTTACTTACTATATGTATGTTCTGGTTTATTATGAACTATATGTTCCATATTTTTGATACGTTATTAAGCGAAAGGACATATGATTGGGTTACATTTAATTCATTTAAAAGAGTGTATCAAAAATATGAAAATAAATATAACCGTTATTCAAGAAAAAATTATAGTTATTATCTTGATTCTAAAACAATAAAATTTTCTGATAATTACATAATTTTTTATCCATTAAGTTATTTAAAATATCGCGCCTGGTTGTTAAAAGAAATATATCCTATATCAAATAGAATAAAAGGACTATGGAACGAAGGAGATGAGAAATAAATGTCAGAAGAAATTATAAAAGTATTAGATGCGCTTGCAGAACGATTTGGACTTGCTATTGATTGGACATCAGCAAATGTAATTCCATACCTAGAAAAGCTATGTGGAAAATATATAAATTATGAAATTACAACAAGTGTAATATGGCTTTTAATGGGAGTAATCTGTTTATTTATTGCTAAATGGGGATCAAAACAAACAAAAAGATTTATTAAAAAATATGAAGAAAGTGATTCCTATAATTATAATGATGTATGGGCTGTACTTAGTGGTATAGCAACAATAATTCTAATTATTATTGGTTTACTAATAGCTATAGAACAAATCTTTAATATTGCAACAAGTTTAACATTTCCAGAGAAAATTGTTATTGAAGAATTAAAAATGATTCATAAAAGTATGTAGCATTTGCAAAAAGAAACATTGATTAAATGTGTGTTTTATAGGAGGGAATATTGAGTAAGATAGAGAGAATTAAGGAACTGAATCAGCTCTTAAACGAGTATAGAGATTCATATTATAATGATTCAGTATCGATAGTAACAGATCGGGAATATGATGATCTCTTTGATGAGTTAAAGAAATTAGAAGAAGAAACAAATATTATAATGACAAATTCTCCGACTCAGATGGTTGGCTATGAGGTGAAGTCGAAATTAAAAAAGATAAAGCATAGTCATCTCATGCTTTCACTGGACAAAACGAAGTCAGTTAAAGATTTGAAAAAGTTTGCCAAGGATGAAGATTGTCTACTTATGTGTAAGATGGACGGATTGACCATACTTTTAACTTATGAAAATGGAGTGTTAACACAGGCAGAAACTCGCGGTAATGGAGAAGAGGGCGAGATTATTACCCACAATGCCAAGGTTTTTGAAAATATTCCATTACATATTGATTTCTCAGGACATTTGGAAATTGAGGGTGAAGCAATTATCACATATGGTGACTTTGAAAAAATCAATAAAAAGCTCCCGGTGGATAAGAAATATGCAAATCCACGGAACTTGGCCAGTGGATCTGTTAGACAATTAGATAGTAGAGTAGCTGCAGAAAGACATATCAGATTTATTGTCTGGAAAATGCCAGGAGAAAAAGAATCTATGCTTACGGGGTTTCAAGATGCCGAAGCGCTAGGTTTTGAAGTGGTTCCACACATTTATATAGATGGAATTGAAAAAGACTATGATAAGTATATTGAGACACTAAAGAATTTAGCATACAAAAAAGGATTTCCGATTGATGGACTTGTTGTGTCCTACAATGATATTGCCTATGGAAAATCTTTAGGAATGACAGGACATCATCCTAAACATTCCTTGGCTTTCAAATTTTATGATGATATTTATCCTACAAAATTATTAGATGTTGAATTTACAATGGGAAAAACAGGAGTTCTTACGCCGACAGCAGTTTTCAATCCTGTAGAGATTGAGGGGACTATGGTTGAAAGAGCTTCATTACATAACTTATCTATAATGAAGAAACTGGGAATCACTCATAAAGGGCAAACAGTGAATGTATATAAAAGTAACATGATTATTCCACAGATTGATTCAGCAGAAATAGACAGTATAGAAATTACGGACAAAAATGCAATTTCTCCTGTAAAAGTATGTCCAATTTGTGATGGAGATACAAAGATTGTAAAAGATAATGATACAGAGATTCTTGTATGTTCCAATCCAAATTGTAAGGGCAAATTGCTTGGTAAATTATCACATTTTGTAAGTAAAAATGCAATTCGCATTGAAGGACTATCTGAACAAACGTTGCAAAAATTTATTAGCTTGGGATGGATAAATTCATTCCAGGATATCTATCAATTATCAAAGCACAAAAATGAAATGTATCGGCTTGAAGGATTTGGGAAGAAATCATCTGATAAACTACTAGAGAATATCGAAAAAAGTAGAAACACGACATTAGACAGATTCCTTTATAGTTTATGTATTCCTTTAATTGGCAGAACAGCAAGTAAGGATATATCAAAACATTGTAATCATAATATAGAAGCTTTTACTACAATAATGGCTAAATACGGAGGAAAGTATTTTTGGTCAATTGATGGATTTGGGCCTTCAATGCGTAAATCATTAGACGATTGGTGGAATGAAAAGAGTTTGTCTGTTTTTGAATTGAGCAAAGAGTTTTTATTTAGAATAGAAGATAATAAGAATACTGGGATCGATTTATCGGGGAAAATGTTTGTAATTACTGGTAGTTTGAAGCATTACAAGAATCGGGATGAGTTGATATCTACAATTGAATCATTGGGTGGTAAGGTATCCGGATCAGTAACCAAGAAAACATCATATTTGATTAACAACAATGTAACAAGTCAGTCTGGGAAAAATAAGAAGGCAATTGATCTAGGGATTCCGATTATATCTGAAAATGAATTTATCAAAATGATTGAAGGAGAAAAGTGACTATGACAGTACAGGATTTAGCGAATAAATGTAGAGATTTAGGACAAGAATGTTTTGATTGTCCGTATAAGAAGCAATGCGATAGATTTGATGACTTGGTATTAGATATGTCTCCCGCTGATTTGTTTTCATTATTTAGTAGAAGTGTTGATTAAATAAAGAAGAATTATTTAGGAAGTGATAAGGAGGTGATAATATAATGGCCATTTATAAAGGAAAAAATAAAGAACATTGTGATGAAGTGATTAAAGACATTATAGATAACTGGGATGAATTAGTAAATAGCAAGGAGAAAGAAGATAAAAATGGAGAATAGTAAATTAGAAACTGGGATGAGATTAATTGATGCAAATAATCTCTTGGATTTCTTTTCGGCTTTAGAAGATGCAGGAGCAGATTCTTTATCGTTTAATGATGCTGCTAAATTTATTAATGAACAGCCAACAAGATTAAGTTATGAAAAATTTGTGTGATTTGAGAGATGGAAAAATAAATATGCAATGTAATGCTTGCCCATATTTGGATGATGATACAGGATGTGAAGTATGTTATACAAGCAAAGCAATAGAAATTTTTAAGAATGGTATTTGTTAAATGATGAAAAAATTATAAGGAGTGATACATAGTGAAAATTATAAATGCAGGATTTGAAATTTTAACGCCTATTTCCCAAGGAGGAATTAAGGAACTTCAGCATATTGAAAAAATAGGACGAGTATGTTATAAGTCGGAAGATAAAATTACAGCAGATGGAGGATCAGCAAAGAAATTTGTTAAGATGATTATTGATAGAGGTCATGAAGCGATGGTAGAGCACTCATCTTTATCAGTAAAGCTTATTGTTGATCGTGGTGTATCACATGAATTAGTTCGCCATAGAATTGCATCATTTGCCCAGGAGAGTACACGATACTGTAATTATTCTAAAGAAAAACATGGTGGGGAAATTACATTTATCAAACCATGCTTTTGGAAGGAAGATTCTGATAAATATAACAGATGGTGTAGCGCAATGGTTTGTTGTGAAAAAATATACATGTTGCTATTGGAGGATGGTGCAACACCCCAGGAAGCAAGATCCGTACTCCCGAATAGCACGAAAACAGAAATTGTCATTACTGCAAATTATCGGGAATGGCGAAATTTCTTTAAGCTAAGAACAACAAAAGCAGCACATCCACAAATGAGAGAAGTTGCGGTTTCTCTATTAACAGAATTGAAAGAGAAATTGCCTATTATTTTTGATGATATTGAAACTGAGGAGGAATAAGTAGTGCTGATCTTAATAGGTAAGAGTTGTGCTGGAAAGGACTTAATCAAGAAATATCTTGTTGAAAATGATATGGAGACGGTTGTAACATATACAACTCGCCCTCCACGACCGGGAGAAAAGGACGGTATTACATATCATTTTATCTCAAAAGAAGATTTTTTGAGAAGAAAGCAAGAAGGATTTTTTGCTGAGACAACTTCATATCATGTTGCGACTGGGGAAATTTGGTATTATGGAAGTGCAGTAGAGGATCTAAAAGATAATAAAGTAATCATTGTAAATCCAGAAGGATTAAAACAACTAAAAAATATAGAATCGCTTAATCCGGTTTCTTTCTATATTTCCGTTAGTGAAGAAACTGTTTGGGACAGGCTAAAACGCCGTGGAGATAATATAAATGAAGCCGTGAGAAGGTTAAATGCTGATCGAGAAGATTTCTCTGATATTATTAATTATGTGGATTTTTCATTTAGTAACGATCTGGGATTAAAGCCTGAGATTCTGGCAGAGATGATTTTATATACATATAAGAAAACGATAGGAGATAGGAAAAGATAATGGATAATATTACATGTTTTGGACTTGGAGTAACTCTTGGATTTTTTACGGGTGCAATTATAGGTATATGTTTAATTTGTATTCTTATAGAATTCAAAAAGAAATAAATTCTGGAGGTGATTGCATAGAAAAATTATTTTATCTTTCCGGTGTCATGGGACTGTTTGGAAAAGAACGTTTCAAAGAATGCAATGAGTGGAGAGAAAATATCAAAACACGAATAGAGCTAATAACTGATGGGAAAGCAAAATGTTGTAACCCTAATGATCATTTCAATTTCCTGGATGATTATGGATATAAGAGTCAAAAAGAGATCATGAATTTTGAGTTGTACAAAATCCGTAATTCTAATGCGTTGATTGTAAATTTCAACGATCCAAAAAGTATAGGAACTGCCTGTGAAATGGCAGTTGCATCTGAGAATAGAATCCCAATATTTGGTTTATGTGAAAATGGAGAAGAAAATATTATACACCCATGGCTTAAAGAGTTTTGTGAAAGAATATTTACAGACAGGGAGGAACTGATTCTTTATATGATTAGACATTATGTTAATAATACTTAAATGCAGAAAGAGGATGTGAAAAAATGAATATTGCACAGAAAATTGTAAGAGAAAATTTAATCGAGAACGTGGCAAAATTGGAAAAAGTACCAACATTAATCATGATTCAAGTTATGAATGACAAAACGTATAGCGCATATTATAAAGATCTTAAAAAAGATTGTGATAATATTGGTATTGATTTAGTCTATTTCAATTTTGAAAATTTCACACAGAATGAAATATGTAACATGGTAAATGCATTTAGTAATGATGAAATAGTAAATGGCATTATTATTCAAACTAATGTTTCATATAGCTATGCATATTTAAATTGCATTTCTCCTGGGAAAGATGTTGGTGTACTTAAAGATGATAGTGTGTTTGGCAAGATTAAATATTTTGATGAAGAGATGCAAAGATTAGCTCTGTTAGAAAATGTTGTAGAGGCGTACCGGAGGCAAAACAATGAATAGCACAGTAAAAGTTAAATTGAATAGTATAGATAGTGCGAAAGATTTTTCAAAAGTCTGTGAGGAATTTGATGAAGACGTTGATTATGTAATTGGAAGATATGTAATAGACGCAAAATCTTTACTAGGAATCCTATCAACAACATTGGGAAAGATTGCACATGTGACAATTCATTCAAAAGATAAAAAAATAGTTGAACAGTTTTTGAATTCAATTTATAGATGGATAGTGGAGGAAAATATATGAGAATTCGGTTAAAGACAATTAATGATGTGAATAGTTTTACAAAAGCCTGTAGTGATTATTATTCAGGTGATATTGATGTAAAACAGAATCGTCAGGTAATTGATGGGAAAAGTGTCCTGGGAATTTACAGCCTAGATTTAACCCGTCCTATAGATGTTACCATTAGTACACCAGATGCAAGTATTGAACATGATTTTTATTGTTTTATTAGAAAGTGGCGTATAAATGAAGAAGAATAAATTAAAGAATAAATTAAAGAAGATATTAACCAATGTGTGGAATTACATCTTTGAAGTATACATAATGTTTTTGGTGTTTGGAACATCTGGCGTTATTTTTTCATTTTCATACCTGGTTCCTAAATATGGTGTTGAGATATTGATTGCTGCAATTGCTTTTGTTTCATTTACAAGAATATACAATAAGAGAAGGAGGAGAGAATAGCAATGATAGTGATAAATTTGTTTGGTGAACCATCTGCCGGTAAGAGTACCGCTGCTATGGATATCACAGCAAAATTGAAAAGAAAAGGCATTAATGCCGAGTATGTATCTGAATTTGCGAAAGATAAAGTCTATGAAAGCAATGGAGAGGTTTTTAAACATCAGGAATATATGTTTGGAAAACAATCTTTCAAAATGGGGAGAGTAAAAGATAAAGTAGAAGTTATGGTTGTAGATTCTCCATTGATACTCTGTGCAGTATACAATTCAGATGAAACGTTAGGAGATAATTTTAATAAAACAGTTCTAAATGTTTTCAATTCATATAATAACAGAAATTATTTACTCACAAGGTATCATACTTATGAAAACTCCGGGAGATTCCAGAATGAAGAAGAAGCCCAGGAAGTAAGAAATAGGATTATTAAAATGTTAGAGGATATGGATATCCCATATGAGACTACAACATCAAGTGATTATAATTGCAATATGATAGCAGATAAAATCGCAGAGGAGGTTAGAAAAACAAATGAACAGTAAAGGACATCTATTCATCAGTTTGGCAAAATCAACGGTTAGAGTGGTTGGTGGAATTATTACACTAATTAGTAAATCGGTCGTACCTGTGGCAGTAGGAATAGTTATCGCTGAAATTGGTGGTGTATTAGAAGAATTAGTTGATGAAAGATAAATTAATGTTGGAGGTATTTGTTATTGCAGATAGAAAAAAGGGATGGACGAAAAGTTAAATTTGATAAAGAAAAAATTAAGATTGCTGTTCTGAAAGCATTTTTTGATGTTGATAGTGATGAAACTGCATATGCAAAAGAAAAAGCAAGGGATATTGCCAATTACATAGCGTCATTAAATAAAGATATGACTGTAGAAGAGATTCAGAATTTAGTAGAAGAAAAATTAATGATATCCAATCGAAAAGATGTTGCAAGACGGTACATTATATATAGAAATAATAGAACAGCTATTAGAGAAAAAAATACTCAACTTATGAAAGATATTTCTGAAAAACTTAATGCTAAGAACGTTCAAAATCAAAATGCAAATGTTGATGAGAAATCATTTGGTGGACGTGTTGGTGAAGCAAGTGATACTGTTTTAAAAAAATATGCATTGGATAATTGTATGTCAGAAATGGCAAAAAACAACCATTTAAATAACGAAATTTACATTCATGATTTAAATAGTTATGCCGTAGGATGTCATAATTGCTTATCAATTCCTTTTGACAAATTATTAGCAGAAGGATTTAATACAAGACAAACAGATGTAAGACCTGCACAATCAGTAAGTACAGCTTTTCAATTAGTGGCAGTTATATTTCAATTACAATCTTTGCAACAGTTTGGTGGTGTTTCAGCTACACATCTTGATTGGACTATGATCCCATATGTGAGAAAAAGTTTTTATAAGCATTATCTCGATGGAATGAAATATATCGAATGTATGGATAATGAGTGGATCGAAACGAATCTAAAAGATTACGAGAAAGATAATCCATCAGTTAAAGATTCTACATATTTCGAATTTAAATCAAAAGCATATAAATATGCTATGGACAAAACTGAGAAAGAAGTATATCAAGCCGTCGAAGGACTCTATCACAATTTGAATACTTTACAAAGTCGATCAGGGAATCAATTACCGTTCACTAGCATTAATTATGGAACTTGTACAGAACCAGAGGGAAGAATGATAACAAAAGCATTGTTAGAAGTTTCGATTGAGGGGATTGGCAAATTACATAAGACAAGTATTTTCCCTTGTGGAATTTTTCAATGTATGAACGGTGTAAATAGGAAACCAGAAGATCCGAATTATGACTTGTATAGGTTAGCACTTAAATCTACAGCTCAACGATTATATCCGAATTATGCAAATGTAGATTGGTCTGGTAATAAGGGATATGACAGAAACGATCCTAAAACATATTTTAGTACGATGGGATGTGTAGAAGGAAACGAAATAATAACGTATAAATTCAAAGATAATTTATATGTGGAATCTTTTAAACGTATGTGGAACCGTCTTTCTGACTATTTTAATGCTAAACAACAAAATGGAAATAATAAGAATTTATATTTAGAAGTTGACAATGTAAAAATTTATGATACAGAAAAAGGTTTTGTTTCAGTTAAAAAGGTTATTAGGAATACAAGCTCGGAATGGCTAAATATTAAAATGTCACATGGTCGTTCATTAATTTGTACAATAGATCATCCATTCCATACAAATCGGGGAAGGATTAGAGCCGATGAACTTAAAAGGAATGATATTATAAGTATAAATCCTTCTCAATATTATGAAGAAAGTCTTGTTTTTGATGAGCATAAAGCTTGGTTATTAGGGTTCATTTTGTGTGACGGATGCTATGATGGACATTTATCATCATCTATTGCATTTGATACTGAAAATGATATAGAACTTGCTTATATTGAACGAATGAAAGAATGTTTTGATAATTCTGTCAAAGTAATAGAAAGACATAGAGGATATAAAGGAAGATATAAAGATTTATTTTCTATGGGTAATGTTACAAATATTATTGACTATTTATCAACAAAATATGAAGGACTTACAAAAGCAAGAAGACATATTCCAAATGAAGTATTCTCATGGAACTATAATGCGAAGTTGAGTTTTTTAGCAGGTATGATAGATGCAGATGGTTATATAAATGCTAGTAGACATAATGTATCGGTTGTACAACTTGGTTCAACAAATAAAGAATTAGCATTACAACAAATGGCATTAGCGCAATCATTAGGAATGCCATGTGCAGTATATCAGAATCATTATTCAAAAAAGAATCCAAATGCAATAAGATATAGAGTTGAATTTGTACCTAATGATGATTTGCTAACGTTTATTGTTTCACAGAAAAAACTTGATAATTATATAGAAAATGAAAGCAGTAATTATTTTTTTAAGTCAGAAATAAATAGTATAGCACCGATCAGTAATATGTTGGAATACAGTTATGATGTAGAAACTGAAAGTGATCATTTTGAGGTCAGTGGAATTTATAGTCATAATTGCAGAACAGCAAATGGTTGGGATATTAATGGATTTGGACAATTAAAAGATGGTAGAGGCAATATTTGCCCTGTAACAATTATTATGCCGACATTGGCAATGAGATCAAAAAAGAGAACGATAGACGATTTTGATATTGATTGTACAGAAGAATATATAATCGAGGATTTTTTTAACCTTCTGGATGAAAAAATTCATGAAGCAAAGGATATGTTGCTTGAAAGATTTGAATGGATTTGTAGCCAATCTTCTGATTCAGCTAAATTTATGTACGAAAATAAAGTTATGGAAGGATATGATGGAAAAAATATTCGCTCAGCTCTAAAGCATGGAACACTTGCAATGGGGCAATTAGGATTAGCAGAAACACTTCAGATACTTATTGACTGTGATCATACTACAGAAAAAGGCATGAATTTAGCAAAACGAATTGAACAATTATTTAAAGACAGATGCACAGAATTTAAAGAACAGTATAAGTTGAATTTTGGAGTTTATTATACCCCAGCTGAAAATTTGTGTTTTACAGCAATGAAGAAATTTCAAGAAGAATATGGAGTAATTCCTAAAATATCTGATAAAAAGTTTTTTACAAATTCTATACATGTTCCTGTATGGATTAAAATGTCTCCAACTGAAAAGATTGATATTGAGTCTCAACTTACTGGTTATAGTAGTGCAGGATGCATAACATATGTTGAACTCAATGGTAGCGTTAAAAATAATTTGGATGCACTTGAGTCTATCGTTAATTATGCAATGGATAAAGATATACCTTATTTCGCAGTCAATGTTCCAAATGATATGTGTATAAATTGCGGATACTGTGATGATATAAATAAAGAATGCCCTATGTGTGGATGTAATGAAATTCGTAGACTTCGTAGAGTAACCGGATATTTGACAGGAGATTATAAAACGGCGTTTAACGAAGGTAAACAACAAGAGGTTGAAATGCGGATAAAACATCAGAAATTTTAGGAGAGTGTATGAACTATTTTAAAATAGATAAAGAAGATGTATGCAACGGGGAAGGCTTGAGAGTGGTATTATGGCTCTCAGGTTGTGCTCATAGATGTAAGGGATGTCAAAATCCTCAAACATGGGCTGCTAAGAGTGGTATCTCATTTGGCAAAGCATCAAAAAAAGAATTATTCAGAGAACTTGATAAAAACTATATTTCTGGGCTGACATTGACGGGAGGGGACCCGCTTTTTGAAGAAAATCTTGATGATGTCCTAGATTTAGTGACTGAGGTGAATGTTCGGTACAATATCAAACAAGATATAGTGCAAAATAAAGAATACAAACACTGTATGTTGTGTGCTAATCCGAATGAAATCCGCCTTTCAACACCCCGTAAATCTATTTGGCTTTACACTGGATATGAATGGGACCATATATTTGATCCTCAATGGCATTATCATCCTCAGACTATGGAGAAGTTATCTATAGGCAGATGGAAAAGGCAGCAAATAGTTTCCCAGTGTGATGTGCTTATAGATGGTAGGTATATTGAAGATCAGAGAGATATAACACTTAAATGGCGTGGATCCAGAAACCAGAGGGTAATAGATGTGCAAAAATCATTGCAGCAAGGTGAAGTTGTATTATGGTGCGATTAAAGAGAAAAGATAGTTTATATTATGCCCGGGTTATTCCTAGGACAAGGATTTATGAAGTGTGTGAATTAATAGTGCGCACAGTAAGAGATTCCTGGTTTGTTGCCGTAGACAAAAGAGATAAACGGGCATATCTCTTCAATAATACTGATATTGAAAAAATTGTATTTTTTGATAGGAATATAGCTCTTACAAAAGTCAATGAGGCAGAGAAGTCAGCGCCGGAAGAAAAATGTGAGATAGATTATGAAGAATATTAGAAGACGAGGATAAAGGTATACTTATAAGATCTCAGGATAAAACAACGATAGTTGTGATGGAAGGTATAGATTCTATTTGTATAGTTTTACAAAATTCAGAATAATTTGTGCAGTCATATAATGGTAATACTGAAAGTTCATGCAATCTTGGAAGATACAAATCAGAAGGAGAAGCCATTAAAACATTAAATGAAATATGTGATACATATCAGTATTTAAAGGAATGCGAGGCGACTGGTGTGGGAAAGCAAAATCCGAGCTATGTGTATTATATGCCAGAATGAGGAGGTGTTTCAATATCAATGTTAACAACTTAGTAGTGGCATGATATCACAATAGGATTAAGCTATTAAACCAATAATAGCAGATGATAGAAATGATTAAAATACACTGAAAAAAGGGCAGACTTTCCCCTTGGTTGCTATCAGCTGTTTTTTTAGATATGGCGTTTGTATTGTAGAATATAAAGAAACTGGCACCACCACCTTTCTTAAATGGTATTAGTGTGTAGTCTTGTTATTGTAATGATGTTTGACTTTTCTTGGAGTTGTACGTAGATTTGATTCCCCGCTGCCCTTTTTGTCACGCACCCGGTGAGATACGGCAAAATCAAATATACAGCGGATGATGCCATACTTTTCTGTGTCTGTATCAGCATCCATATATTCTCCTATGTGACGGCTCAGGTATCCGACAAGCTCATTCATGTTTGTCATATATTTGTTCTGATTCCCTTTCTGGTTTATGGTGCTGTCAACAATGCCGTCCGTCTCCCGCTTTATGGCAAGAGCCAGGTTTGCAAGCAATACCGATATCCAGAATTCCTGGAGAACGGAGTTCTCGGAATAGCCCCGGAAATTAGTGAGCCCGATCTTTTCTTTGACAAGCTTATAATTCTCCTCCACCGGCCATCTAAGGAAGTAACACTGGCGGAACAGTTCTTTGGCAAGGTCAAAATCATTTGTGATCAGCGTTTCCACCGTCCCACTTGGGAGGTAAAATTTAAGGATGCGTACTTTCCTGCCATCAAGGAAAAAGATATAGTCACTGATTCCATTTCGATCCGCCGGTACAGGGAGTGCATCAATATCCGTGTTAAATTTAGTCCTTAACCGGAAGAGATATCCGGCATGTAAGGTGTCTTCGATAAAAGAAAATAAATTTTTTGAAGCATATCCCCTATCGAAGACAAATATGGTGTATAATAGATTCGTCCGTGCTTTGCTTTTTATATTTTGCATATGCCTTATGGCAAGGGTACGTTCACCGACGCTCATGGGTTCGAGCTGTGCATCAAGGATGCGGTGATTCAGTACATCAAAAGCAACACTGGCAATGGCAGTGGGAGAGTTTTGGCCTCTCCCTATGCTGCCGTATTTATCAAGAAGAGTCTTACGGTTAGGAAGAGGTATTTTAGAGCCGTCAACAGCAATGATCTGCCGTCCCCATACACCCATGAAACGTGAATGGAAATCCAGGGAATCCCTGCTGCAAAGGAAGTCAAGTACACGTTCGAAGCATTCTTTGAAAATAGAGTGATCAATGCCGGAACGGGCCTTGCTGAAAGCCTGTTGGGAACATTTCACAGTATCAGAGATTGGAATTCCTGATATATGCCGCAATTCGGTAAAGAATTCATCCAGTGATGAAGAAATAGTTTTCTTGGAATTTCTTAATAACAGTTTGATCAATGTCCAATAGGGAAGTTTCCCGCAATTGCGTGTAAAAGCCCCTTTTCTGTTTCTGGCCCGTTCAAGGACATGTGGATCAAGTAATGTGTTACAGATAATATCGACTAAGATTTGAATTAAATTCATACGATGCAGCCCCCTTAAAAAAGTAATATAAACAAGGGCTGCGCCGCATTTTTTGGAGCTTATGTCAATAGTAAATATGCTGGTTTTTATGGGCGAATTTTGTGCAATATTTTAATCGTATTAGTGGTTATAAATAAAGAAAGGCACAGGGAATCCCGTGCCAATTAAAAGAAACACTATATGTTGTAGTTGCTTGAGTTAGGTTGTTAACATTGGTTTCAATATGGCAAATTATTTGATATCTCATTATAAAGGGCAGTATCGTATTAAGTGTGAATACGATAAGACAATAAATCAATTTACTAGAAAACTTGATGGAACCTATGAGGATATAGACTGCTACATAGATTGCTATAACAATATAAGAATCTTCTATTATGGAAAATCAACTCTGGAGGCATATATTCCTTCAAAGATCAGAGGACGAAATCTGATTAAGACGATAGAAGAAGAACTAGGACAAGATATCATATATAATAAGGAAGAAAATGATTCAGAAATACTATTCCAGTTTAAAGCAAAGTACATGTCAGACCTAGAAAAATATCTGCGACCAAAAACAGGAGGGTCTAATATCAGTCCGTTCAGTTTAAAGAATTTACCTAAAAATAAGGCATACAAGATACCGGATGAAGATTTAGTGGCCTATAAAGATATAGTTAGAGATATAGGTCAAAAGCAGATAATAACTCTAACACATATGTTAAATTCTTATTTGAAATCATTGGTAACGAAAAGAAATACTTGGGAAGATATAAAGGCAGATATGGCGTTGAAAGGTTTATCTGGAAAGAATTATATACACTCTATCGGCAAATGGGAAAATTATATAAACTATCTTAAGAAAGAGTGTAAAAAGATATGCGAATGATTATTACGAGTGAATGCGAAAAATGTATTCACTCAATACTTGATGATACTGATAAATCAAAAATCAGAGTATATTGTAGCATTAAAGATAAGTCGTATTATTTTGGACAATGTATACCATGTGAATACAAGGAAATAAAATCCGAAGGAGAGTGATGATATGGATCAGGTGAGGTTACATAAAAATTGCAATATTGGAAATCTCATAGACTATGGATTCAAAAGACGAAAAAGCAAAGAAATCGTCTATACACGAACGATTCCTTTGTATAAATATAATGGTAAGGCGGTCATAGAAGTTCAATTCGCAGCTTTTATGACATATGGATATATTGGATATGACATTGTAGATTCTTGTTCAGGGAATTTATATTCTGCATATTATGACCGTGAATGGTCTAATTCAAATGAGAATAATGTATTGAAAACAGTTAGAGATAATTTGAATGAAGAATTCCGGGCTATGAAAAAGGCAGGAATTATCAATAAATATAGAGAGGTGTAAAAAATGAAGAGAGTCGCAAAATTTGAAAAGATTAGCTTGGGGCGTTTTATGAAGGATTGGGTGGATGCTCAAGGAAACAAACCTGAGCACATAATTACAGAAATGTACAATAATATCAAGTTGCCTGAAAGAGCAACGAAAGGATCCGCAGGATATGATTTTTATACACCAACAGGTTTTATTTTGCGTCCTGGAGAATCAATCAAAATCCCAACAGGCATTAGATGTAAGATAGAAGATGGATGGGTACTAAAATGTTATCCAAGAAGTGGGTTGGGATTCAAATATCGTCTCCAGTTGGATAATACGGTTGGGATAATAGATAGTGATTTTTATTACTCAGATAATGAAGGACACATCTTCTTAAAACTCAGTAATGATTCAAATGATGAAAAAGTTATCCAAGTTAAAAAAGGAGATGGTATTGCCCAGGGGATTTTTGTAGAATATGGCATTACATATGATGATGAAGCGGGTGGTGTGAGAAATGGCGGATTTGGAAGTACAGGAAGGTAATTAAAATATTAAGGTGATTATATGCTTGATGAATATAAAGATTTATTAACAACAAAGGAAGTAGCTGATATTCTCGTGGTGAGCCAGCAAATGGTTAGAACTCTATTTAAACAAAATAAAATCAAAAGTATAAAAATTGGAAGAGAATATAGAGTAACAAAAGAAAATTTAATCAATTTTCTTAAATGACATAGTTTTTAAAACCCAACTATGATATAATACAATATGTTAAGTGATAGTTGGGTTTTAACTAAGGAGGTTAAAATAAGTGAAAACCCAAAATAAAAAAGAGATTACAGGAAGTGTTCAAAAGAAAAATGGGAAATGGTATATCGTCTTAAATTTATATGATAAGGAAAACAAAAGAAAACTTAAATGGATAAATACAAAATTAGATATAAGGGGAAATAAAAAGAAGGCCGAGATAATGTTGGAAGAAGAATTGACTAAATACAATTCTTCTAAACATACAAATATAGAATTTTTGAATAATAAAGAGTCTTTATTGTTTTGTGATTATATGAAGCAATGGCTTGAGACTCAAAAGAGTAGAGTTGATGATATAACTTTTGCCTCAGATGAATTAACAGTTCGAGTGCATCTGTATCCATATTTTTATAAACAAAAGATAAAAATTTGTAATCTAAATTCTAATGACATTAATCGATATTTTGATGAAAAAAAGAATGGATATGATGGAAGAAAAAAATTATCAGGAACGTCACTGCAACGACACTATGCAACTTTAATGTCGATAATATCAAAAGCTATAAAAGAAGGATACATCAGGAAAGAAGCTATTGATAATGTTGTCAAGCCTAAATGTGATACAAAAAAAGCACAGTGGTATAATATAGATCAAATTCAAGAATTAATTAATATTCTGAAATCTGAAGATAGTAAAATTTTAATACCTGTGTTATTAGCAAGTTATTATGGGTTAAGAAGAGAAGAAGTGGTTGGAATTAAAATAAGCGATGTTGATTTTATTAATCATATTCTTTATATACAACATAGCGTAGTGACCGGGTTTATGTTAGACGATACTGAAAACAAATATAGAACTGTGCACTTAAAGAAAAATCAATTGAAAAACGAATCTTCAATAAGAAGTTTCCCGTTATTTTCAGAATTAGAAGAATATTTGAAAAAGATAATTGAAGATAAAAAGTATTATATGAAAATTTACGGGAATGCGTATAACACTGATAATTTAGAATATTTATTTGTTCACGAAAATGGTAATTTGATTACACCGACTTATATTACTCATACTTTTTCAAAAGTGATTAAAAAAAATGAACTTCCACCCATAACATTTCATGGGTTGAGACATAGTTGTGCTTCTTTGTTGTTAAACTTAGGGTATCAGATGAAAGAAATCCAAGAGTGGCTAGGTCATGCAAATTATGATACTACGGCAAGAATATATGTTCATGTTAATCAAAATTCTAAGAAAAATATGGTTGATACACTATCAAAACAAGTAATTATATGATATCCTAACAATTCACTTGCTTACACAGGTGTTAGAAAAGTGTTAGAAAAGTGTTAGAAAAAAAGGTATTGAGCACTTCACAACGGAGTAATAAAAAAGCCATAATCCTCCGCATCTAAAGGATTATGACCTCTCTCATTGAAAGCTGGAAATCGGACTTGAACCGACGACCCCTTCATTACGAGTGAAGTTTGAGGTGTTATTTTTAGCAAATTGTACAAAATTTTATAATGATTTACACTATATATTACAACTAAATTAAATTGGTAAACCCTTGAGAATACAAGGAAAATGCAACAAAAATGTTTAGAATGCGCTAATCTTATGGTTTGTGCAAATTCACAATGGTTTACAAAAATTTTGCATTTTTTCTGCACAAGTGTTAGAAAAGTGTTAGACAACTGTTAGAAAACAAAATCAAAATCAACCCAACTATCACATAGCTATAAATACTGAAAATAATTATTTAATTGTAAGTGGCCTAAAAACTCTTATAATATTTTTTAATGTGTTGTATTATTATTGATTATTTATTATCTCGGAACGAGAACAAATTCTACTATAATTTTCTCATTTATAACTTCTGATCGTCATCGGATGGCATATATTGGCAGATATCCTGGATCTGACAATTTAAAATCCTGCACAAGTCATTAATAGTAGTAGTATTCAAGGGTTTGTTCTTACGAAGTTTATCAAGAGTAGAACTAGATATATGGTGCTTGGTAACCAGTGTATATGTTGATTCAGTTGAGCCTTTAAGTGTTTTCCAGGATGGACTATATTCTATCATCGCGTCCGCCTCCCTGTAATTTAGAATAATATGAAGTCTTTTTATTGACTATAGTCTTAATCGAGACTATAATTTATATGTGGACAAATGTAGGGAAATGAGGATAATGATATGATGCACAACCAACTAAATGCTATTAGTATGACCCCTGAACAAATACGGAGGTTGTTTAGTTATGCGTTCGGAAGTGACCTTGATTTCTATGAGGAATATACAATCTATCTCCCAGATGAAGAACAAAAGAAATTTTTCCACGATAATCCGGAGTTTATGTCTGAATACCCCATATCTCGTGAGTATATCCATTTATTAAAAGATAAGATATATAGGGGAATTTTAAGGAAAATCAAAGAATATAACAAATCGTAAAAAATAGGGTAGAAGAGAATTAATCTCAACTACCCTATAATCATATCAAATAGCAGATGTACTAACATCCAAGTTTTGTTAGAATCATATTAATTGTATTTTTCCCTACAATTTTGTCTTTCGTTAAACCAGTTGCAACCTGGAAATTATAAACAGATTTTTCAAAATCAGATCCAAACTTTCCAGGAGATTCTACCGCATTCCCAAAGTAGCTCAGTGCAGTAAGTCCAATTTTTGCAAAAGTCACAAGATATTGAGTATCTCCACGGCCTACACAGTGATTTCCTAATGCAGCTTTTGTCTTAGGACCCCAAATACCATCTTCTACAAGTTTGGCATTATAGTCCTTGTTTAAAGCCACCTGAAGAGCTTTAATAAGTCCTTTTCTTGTTTTGGGACCAATAATTCCATCTGCAACGAGACCTGCCCCACAGAAATTATTGATATGTACCTGAGCATTTTTCATTGCCTGCGTGCCACCAGCATTTGTATTGTTGGTTGGTTTAGGTGTCGGAGTCGGCACTGGAGTCGGTGCAGGCGTATTTACTTTACCAGACGCTCCGATTCCAAATGCAGCAAGAATTCCCCGGGCGATTTCATCCATTCTATTATTGAAAATAGCTACGTCATTTGCATTAGATATAAATCCGCATTCTAACAGACGGTAATTAAATCCTCTTGCTTTTGCCCGTCTTGGATTTGCTAAGTTGTTTCTTGCTACGATTTTGTTGCTTCTCCCCGGAAGTATTCCACCAATAAAGTTTGCAAGTGCATTATCGTATGCATCTGCATTTAATCCACTGCAAATAATTACGTGACCACCTTTTGCTGAACTTGCTCCGCTGTCCATATGGAGTTCGATAATCGCCCAGTCCTTCGGAATATTAAGCTTTGATATTCCATTGTCAGCATAATAGTCACGACTCATATCTCCGAGTGTTACATTTGAACCTCCAAGTTCACCAATTCTACTTGCTAATGCTCTTACTCGTTCTGCTTCTGTGAAACCATTCCCAACTGCTCCTGAATCTCCGTGTCCGTGTCCTGCGATTACAAATAAATGTGCCATAAAATTTTTCTTCCTTTCTTTTTTTGAATTTTGGGTATAAAAAAAACAAGGCTAGAAAACCTTGTTTTACTCTGAAATGAGTGAAAATAATACAGATGAAATTGCTCTTTCATTTGTACTATTTTCTGTGAAATTGTGTAAATTGAAGAAAGATATTAGATACTTAGTTAAATGGCAAGTTAGGAAGCACAAACGAATCCGTTTTATCAACAAGTGTTTTGAATAAAGCAGTAGAGATTGCAGCGCAAGGGCTTTTTATGTATATACTAAGTGGAGCCGGATATAAGGGTGAAGATTTACCAAACTTTAGCTATGCTTATGGAAACGCTATTATTTTAAAAAGACTCCAGACAAATATAAAAGTGATTTTAACCGGAATCGGTTCTACACCGTTAGCTACTAAATTCTATGATGGTACTAATTGGGGAGATTGGCAGTTTTATGTGCGAACCTCTGATTTAGGATATGTCGACATTTTTTTCAATACAGTTGCGGATCATTCTGTTGAAATCCTCAATGCACCAAATGCATTTAATTACATACCTGTTGTTTTCGATCATAATAAGACTAATGAATGCCTAGAACATATTTTTTGGGAAAGTGACAAATGGAGAATATATTCTACAGTTGAACAAAGCGTAGGCGTTCGATTTTACAAGTATCCAGTGTAAAGTCGCGAAATTCAATTTACAGGAATGCTATGTTAGATGAGTGAAACTACCATGTCAAAATGATGTTTCCCCACAGGTATGGGGCGTGACATAGTATTCACTGCAGTTCCTGTACCTGCATACACTTGAATGTCTGGTGCATCGTATAGATGTGTCACACACTCTCGATATGTTTTAAAGGGTAATCGTATAAATCCACGCCAAGCTGGTATTTCTGTAAAATTAGTGAAAGTAACACTTACACATCCTATAAAATTGTTATGCCAAAATCTACAATAATCATCAAAATATATTTCACTTACTCCCTCTATAGCTTCTAAACTACCACCAGTTCCCGATATCATTATAAAATTGCCATTTAGATGAGAAGTTAAACTTTTCGAAAGACACTTGTAATTTAGATTTTTATGTCATATAATATCGGTAAAAATCATTTTGATAAATAAAGCGTATAGAGGAGGAATATTAATGATTTCTACAAAAGATATGGCATTTTATTATCCTAATGGTGAAGAAATCAAAAAAGAAATATTTTTAGATTTCTATAGTAAATGCTATTATATGAATAATAATGTTTTTGTCGAAGATGAGATTGAGAAATTATTAGATAAAGGTAAAAATAATTTGACAGAAGAGGATTTGTTTAATATTTTAGCTTGGAAGATTGGGAAGATTAATCACAAAAAATCCAATCCAGATGATGGTATAATATATTATAAGGATTGGAACAAAGAACTTTTAGAAGCTAAAATATATAAAGATTCATTGGACAAAGAGTTTTTTTCTTGCATTAAAAAAAGTTTATTAGAAATTAATGGTGAAGAATTGATCGATTATATAAACAAATTGAAAGATATAAATCATCTAGGACCAGTGTATATTGTCACATTGAGATATTTTTCAACAAAAGGGAAATATCCAATTTATGATAGATTTGCATATAAAGCAATACAAGCCATTTTAAATAATCATATTCCTTTTGATTTAATTCCTGAAAAAAATACATTAAATAAAAACATTAATGATATATATAATGAATATTTAAAAAAATTACAAAATATTTTTCCAGAGAATTTTAGCGAACGAAAAGTTGACCAAGCATTGTGGGTTTATGGACATTTATTTTAAACACTTTGATTAATAATATTGTCACTCAACTAAGTATCTAATATCTATATTATAATTTGATTTTTAATTCTTAAAGTAATAAAAGACATCAGTACCTATCTGGTGTCTTTTATCAATTATATGTAATTATTGTAGTTGATTATTTTGTGCATTTATGCACTCAAATATTTTTTATGATGATACTGTACACTTGCTTGGTCAACAGTACAGTAAATCATAGTAGTTTCGAGTTTTGCGTGTCCTAAGAAGCGAGAAACTTCTTGTAAGGGCATTCCTCTATTCAATGCGTTAGTTGCTGCTGTCCGACGAAAACGATGTGGATGAGCGTCTTCAACACCAGCGCGTTTGCCAATGCGTCGAATAATATCTTCTGCACCAGCTTTTGTTAATCGTTTGTTTGGTTTCCTTAATCCTACAAATAAAGCAGGGTTATCATCATCCCGGCTATCTAAATATTCTTTCATGTACATACATGATCTGTCGTTCAAGTAAACAATTCTTTCTTTTCCTCCTTTCCCATACACGAGTAAGTCTCTTGTCATGAAATTCAAATCTTTTCTATCAAGACTTAAAAATTCACTTACTCGAACTGCTGTACTATACAAGAATTCTAACATTGCCTTATCTCTGAGATTAGTGCAGTTTCGAGATAGTAATTCCCTTTCTTCGTCTGTGTAAGGTTTCTTTAGAATCTGTTCCACCTTGATATCTGATACGAGAACCATAGGATTTTTACGGATTCGATCACGGTCACGTAACCAGGTGAAAAAGCTATTAAAGACTGCTCGTACATTTCTTAAGGTTACATTTGCGACTTTCCGTGTTGCTTTGTAGGTTCTCATGTATCTGGATATATCACCATCTGTTATCATATCTACAGGTTTGTTGATGTATGATAACAGACGATGTAATTCATACTGGTATCGTATTGTTGTTTCTCTGGATCTGCCTTCAAGCATCTTTGCAATAATGAAATCTTCCAAGTCATCCATCCAACTGTCGTCTATAACCATTAGTTCCGTATTTTTGACTAAATCACAATCAGCAAAAGAGATTTGCATGATTTCTTTTAATTCCCCTAATTGTTTTTCATCTAAAATGTCTTGTGCTTTTCTCAATACTTCCATAATTTTTTGTTCAACCATATTTCACACACTCCTTTATACTCTTTTGGTTTCAATATGGTTCTTCTGTATTTATTGGAAAAACATACCAAAAATATGTTCGGTATAAAGGAGAGTGAGATAAGTATAGAAAATTTCTTGCTTTCCATCATGTAAAAATTTGTTTCGAAATGTTATATTGTAATCGCGCAGGTAGGAAAATCAATGGAAATTGCTTACTCATCTAAATGGCAATATAAATACTATATCTAGGGGAAATTCGTTCAAAATATGGAGTATAGGCGAATGGAAAAATTCTGGCGGAAATTTTCCAGGGAATTACGGTGTTATTATTAGAACCCTCGGATATTCTAGACCTGGATATTTTGCTGGAGATTCATATTTCTTGGCAATTGTGTATACTGGACTATTAGATATTCCTTCTCGGTTGTACTCAGGTTCAATGATTAATCGAGAACAAGAAGTTACATGGATTCCATATGTTCTAACCTCTGATTTAGGCTATACGGATGTCACAATGGATACTGTCCGTGGTAGCAATAACTATGTCCCCAACATAACAGGCATGAATTATATCCCTGTTGTATTAAGAGTAAGTAGTGATTATACAGGCGTTTCAGTTTATGGAAATCGGGGCGCAAATTCGTGGCTTGTGATATCACCTACTGAACAAAATATGACTATTCGTTTTTACAAGTATCCGGCGTAAATTACGAAAATCAACTCATTATCTTGTAACAATATTATAAAGATGCTGTGAATTCGGTTTTCTATTTCCTTTCGCTGAAATCATGGGATCTCCTCTTATACAGGATACTTATAAAAAGCAAATCCATACCTTTGTGTATTATTAGCTGTAAAATACCATGAGCCGGATGTAAAGCAAAAACTTCCCGCATATCTCGGTGTTCCTGATACTGTAGTTACGACAGGTATATATTGTTTACTTTGTGGAGCTGAACTTAATGCTGTAGCTGTATCGGCTATAATCTCTTGGGAAAATGAAATTACTTCTAAATCAGAGTCTAGTACTAATTTGTTCCACTTTCGCCAATTACCACCATATTCAACGCAATAATATTTTCCAGTTCCATATGCCACAAGAATAATGGAAATATGTGAGGATGTGCGTTTTATAATACATCCAGCAGATGGGGAGTCCGGAACATTAGTCGTATTTGCATTTGCTCCAAACGTATAGAATCCGACAGGTAACAATTCCGCATATTCAAACAAGTCCCCCTCTATAATTGTTACTGCGAATTTGCCATTTAGCTCAGTAAGAGCGTCGGCAACGGTTTTGCCATCCATAACAAATCCGGGTTCTGTGATGTTTCGATTTGCTATAATTTTACTTATATCAAACTTTTTCTCTTCAAGGTATTTTCCGACAGCAGCATCAAGTACCGCTTGTCCTGCTTCTGATTGAGTGACATTATTTACAACATTCATAAAAGCAGCAGAGCCTAAATCTGTAAAATATTTCTTAACCTTTCCAAAGATTGTCTCAACAGTATCAGTTGATTCAATATTTTCGCGAGTAAGAGCTTCATTAAACTCAAGAACCGCATTCTGAATTGATTGTGTGCTACCAGTGTCACCTTTTACACCTTTAATATTCCCAGTATAAACCCACTTTGCATCAGTTGGATTTCCGGCTTTAGTACATGCATATACATTACACGTTTCTACGTTAAAATAAGCGTCTCCGATAATTGCGTAAGTGATATTTGAATCAGGAAATGAAGTTTCTTCTGTACTTGTACCTGTAACTGCAGTTCCCTGTAACCACATACCGCCTCTTACGCCGGTTGGTCCTTGAGGTCCCTTAATATTTCCAATTAATACTTTTCCCATATATTATCATCCTTCCTTTCTTATTAATCTGGTGTGATATAATATAAACTTCCGGTATCCGGATCATATTCAAATTCTTGATTTTCGGGTTCATCATTGTAATGTACATATAGATTGCCTAAATCATCTACCGATAAAGAGAGAAAACCGCTGATGGGAGTAGTGATACCACTTTCACCTGTATCTCCTTTGGGGATTTTAAAATTAAATACAGCATCTTTAGCCGTGCCAGTATTTGTGATTTCGACTTCGCTGCTAGCATCTCCAGTTGTTACATCACCTACGTGGATACTTGCACTAAATTCACCATTAGCTAATTTATCTTTTATGTCTTGAGCAGTGTCATTTGCATTCTTAGTAGCTTCGTTTGCCTTATCTCTGGCAGTATTGGCTTCTTTTATGGCAATGCCTGTATTTTTTTGACGTTCAATCTCATTTGCTTTCCGGACTTCTTCGTTTTCATTTCGTATAATTTCATTAGCTATACGTGTATTTTCATTATTTACTCGTTCATCTTCATTAAGAATTCTGACCAGTTCATTATTTTTTCTATCATTCTCTGAATCCTCTCGTTTAGCTTCTTGCTCCTGGGCATCTGCAAGTGTTTTTTCTATTTCTGGGATTAACCGCCTTGCAGTATCTATGAAATCATTGATTAGATCGAATTCGTTTGAAGAAGTAATAGAGGAGGAGAAGATAAGATTTTCTTCGATAGCAAGATAGAAGACGAAAGTGTTAAGCAATTTGTCATCCTTTATAATTTGTATCTGACCTAAGTTCTGTCCTTTTTCGGCAACCATTTGTAAAGTGGGTTGCACAACGATTTCATCATTTCGTAAGTAGCAATGACTATATATTTCACAACCAGACGGTTTACGAATATAAATACGAAATTCTGCACCTTCTGGGATGATGTAGTCGTCAAAGAAAAAATGAAATTCACGGGCTGTGTCACCTTGAACCAGATTAACAGTGCTGATGATATTATGATTGATACGAACCCGTATATGTTGTACTGCTAGATATCCATTTTGCTGTATCATCCTGACTCCTTTCCTGGACACACAAGCAAATGCATAATTGCTTGAGAATCCATAAAAATAAGCCCTTAGACGAAACTAAGAGCTTTATATATTTTACTCATCAGAATTTTTTCCTGATTCTTCTTTTTCCTTTTCCTTTAAATATTTTTCGTATCGAAATTTTTCATCCGATAATTGCTGTTTGATAGCACCTCTGGCATTTTCTAAAAATTTCTCTAATATAGGCTCTATAATAACAAAAGGCAGACGTGATTGATTAATCAAATCTGCCAGATCGCTCATAAACTCTTCGCGTACTAAAAGTAATGGTTTTTCCATATTAAAGATTACTCCTTTATTGATATTTTTAGTGATGTGAGTAATAAATCTAATTTTTGATTGACTTCTTTTAATAAATTCATCTCTAATGAATAGGTGGGTACTTGTCCATTTAAAGAAGGTGATTCTTCTATATTTACAGGAGTACCTTTTGGCATAATATAAGCTCTGCCTTCGTTTTTATTTATATTGGCCATGATATTTCCCCTTTCCAGTTTATCTATACGACTGCTGCATCAACTAATCTTCCTTTCTGGAAATTCCATCGTATACCGCCAGCTTCAAATATATCTGTAATACCTGGAAGATTGAATTTAACAGATCCTTCTGAGATTTTTGCGTTATATATATTGAAATTATGCATATCTATATCACACCCCGCATGTAACATATCAGCAGCATAATCACCATAGTTTTCAGCAGCATATGTCCATTTCATGGTATAAACATCATCATCGGTTTTATTTCTATAGGCCCACGTCATATAAGCACCATCTGTTTCCAGGTCAAAATCTAGTCCTTTTTTTGATGGATAGTCTTTTAATTTATTCGTACCTATTGTACCAATACGATAACCATCTCGCCAAAAACTATTGCCACGTTCATCGAAACTTGCACGCTTTTTACTATTGGTTTTGGAATTATCATAGATAGCGATTTCTCCATCGGTTATCTGAATTACCTTGCTACTTTTATTAAATCCAATCAAAAAGCTCTCATAATTCTGCTCCATGTATGAACCAAATTCATCTTTTTGTACCCTTTGAGTAATAGCGTTTGCATTTACTTCAATAGAAGCTGACAATTTTCCTTCTGCTTCTGATGCACGATTGGCCTCTAATGTAATAGCTTTTGCATTCTGAGTTATCTTAGTATTCATGCCTTCCACTGTACCATTAGCTGTGATATCAAGAGCAGAACCGTCACCTTCAATATGCAATTCGCCAGTCTCATCCACGTATAGAATCCTCCTATCATTATGGGAGAGAGTCAAAAGTGTCTTGGAATTTGGATTTACCTGGAAAGTATTAATGCCATTCGTGACCGTCAGACCATCTTCTTTGAAGGTCATGGTTCCTTTATCATTATAAATACCAACCTCTTCACCAAGAATGAGATTACCAATCAAAGTATCAGCAATTACCCCATATCCGGTTTTATATTTCCAGTCTCGTGGATCCAGGTAAATATATTCTCCGACAGCGACCTTAGAAGTCATCCAATTATCAGTGGTCATAGCAATAGTGGAATTTATGATTTTCACTTGGACAGGAGAGTAGGTATCCGTATCAGGATCCTTTTTTCTGAAAACCATTCCATGACGGTCAAAAACATAATCTTGGTCATCGGCGTTATTCATGATTTTGATAGTAGTGGCTTCAAGCCCTTTACCAACCCATCCTTTCAACCTACCATTTGCCTTGTCTCCCTCTTCAGCCTGGTGTTTTACAGAATCATAGGAGTTGGAAATGGATTGGCTCTGATTCAGTATATCTTCAATATCTTTCATTAATCCAAATGCGTCTACGACATCAGAGAATTCAACAGTAATAGTATCAAGATTTTCATAATCAATCTCATAAGAAATCAAGCGAAGTTTGTAAACTTTATCATCAACACCGATTCTTAACCAGTTTCCTACTGCAAAATGTTCGACAAGAGGTTTGAAATCTTCCATTACTAAAAGATTCTTAAGGGTAGTAGAGATGCTGTGCTGCTGTGTTGCTGATTTAATGAGATCCTTTTTTGCTGATTCCAGGAATTCTTTTGCCTGTTTGAATAGCTGTGCATTGTCCAAACCTTCTGAAATATAGTTAGTATTCTTCCACAAATCCTCACGTCTAAAGGAACAAAATTCATTCCAGTAATCTCCAAGATACTTTTTGAAATCAAGAATTTTAGAAATTTCTCTGCGTTTTTTCTGTATAAGTGATTTCATGCCATCTGCTACGACATCACCATCTTTATCATAAATTGCGTCAACGATGGCAATCTCTGATTCACGCACTTTAATTTCCTGTTCGATATAGGTTAGCTTATCTCTGTACGGTTTATATATTTTTTCATATAAATCAGATTTCATGTTTGAGATACCTTGCTCAATCAATATGTCTAAACATGCCTGACAAGCATCATGTATGACCTGAAGACAAGATAAGCTATACTTCTTCAAATCATTTTTGAAATTTACATCAGTTTTCTTGAACAATCCGATAATACTGATATCTTCATTTTCCTTCGTAAGAATCTTATCTATTTTTTGCTTTACAAAATTCTCATAATTATCATTGATCTGTATGGTGATAGTACGACTGTCAGCAGTATCTTCGTCGTCTGTATAGCTAACAACTGTAAAATTACCTGTCCAAGTAGTTCCTGTCAAACTAGATGATTTTACTTTTACCTTGTATTTTGCTGTGTCTATAAAAACCTTGGCATATGACAAAATCACGCTATTAGCGGTTGCCAGGGAAATATAGGATGTGTTCTCAACAGAAACAGGAGAGAGATTGCCTGCCGTCAATAAACCTGCTTGCTGTGTGACACTCGTTTCTGATATTTCTATATTAGGCATCAGGGAATTTTGCAGATATCCTTTAAAGTCTATGATATCATAATAGATCTTCATCAAATTATGATATCCTGTAATCGGGACTGATATATTCTCCAAAGTGTTTTTATAAGTCCGGTATTTATCAATAAGTTGATTATAGTTGCTTAATATCGTTGCATTCAAGTTTTCCTGATAAGACTTTTCATAGTAGATTAATTGAGTATTGAAAGAATCTATTTTCTCTACAAGCCCTTTTGACATACGTTTTTTCATATAATCTGGGAAATACCAGATATATCGTGTACCAGAAGGATTTATATTTACAATTGCTGCTGTCATATCATCATCACCAGCTTCAAGACGGAAACAATTTTTTACAGAATCCGTGTCTGTTGAAAAGGTAACACCTTCTGCCAAATTTTCATTTGATACAAAGATAGTAGTGTCTTCGCCGTACCCTTCATCAATATCCAGACTACCACATTCTGGACATATACCCATATATTCTCCACGGTAGCCACATTTATTACAATTCGATTCTAGGTCATATACAGAAATTGTTCTTGGGATTCCTTCTGAACCACTATCTTCACCATAAACAAATAAACAGTGAAGTTCTTCAGAGATTTCACGGAATGCATCATGAATAGAGATATTGTTAAAGCTAAAACTCCGTTGTTTCTTGGCTATAGTGCTATCAACATGAATTATCTTATAGTGCTGTGCCTTATCAGCCAGCAATCTATGTAATAAGGAAGCTTTTGCATTATTGTGCTCAAATAGAACAGTAGGAACATAATCATCCTTCTCTATATCTTTTTCTGTATTTATTTCTATATCAAACAGTAAAATTTGAGATAATTCAGCTTCTTGGATAGTTTTAGCTGTTACATTTTTTACACAACTATCTTTTTCATCTATTTCTACATAAATTTCAAACCATTTATCCCATTCTGGAATATACATGATATGGAAATTATCTATATCATCCCAGAATTCACATTTTTCTTCGTTTAATACTTTATATATAGAAAAGGAAAATTCAGAAAAAGAATTTAAATTACCTATAGTGTGAATTTGAGATACTGTACTTAATACACCTACATGATCTCCATTTTTCTCAGAAAGTATGAATGTGGGGATTTCTGGTCTGCCAGCACTATCAAAATTTATCTTTATTGCCATATTACATCACCACCTTCACATAAGGACAATATGTTATTTCTACTTCTACAGGAAGTGAGAAAGTTAAAGTATTCTTACGATTGTTATAGGAGTTAGATATTCTGAAAAACTTATAATTGAAATCGTTTTGAATCTTATGGGACGGGAGAGAAGTAGACATCAATAATTTTGGAGTGAATTGTATAATTTCACCAGATGAGCAGTTCTTTATTTCGGTAATCCTATTTTCGTTAGAATTGGTTATTTCTAATTTCCCGTTTTGCAGACAAGTGATTTTTATGTCTGGGTATATATATCCGATCTCATCTGATGTGTCAAAAAAAGTATAAGATTCGTTAGTAGCAGAGGTGAATATCCTATGGGTGATAGGTTCGTGTAGTGCAAAGGGATGATTACTAATGAAAGTTAGTTCTAGTAAAAAGATTTCTCCACCACATACTATATTCTTTACATTAAAGCTTCCTTCCATATAAATATCTGCCCAGTAAGGCTGTATAAACTTAAATCTCTTAAAGGTAGGTCTATTTAACCAACGTTTTAATTCTCTTGCCTCGTAATGGGAAATAGGATGTAATTTATGGCCGGAAGTATACTTGCATATTTGGAAATTGATTTCCAAACGATCTTCATACTGAGAAGTAGTAATTTCAAATAGTTTACCATTCATTAATTTTACATTATTAAAAGTTGCCTGTGAATCCGTAGTGATGGTATTGAAACCATTTTCATTTATACTACAGATTGTAAATCCGTAATTTTTTAAATATTCACCATCATATTCAAAATCCATTGCAATCATATTTATCACCTCTTTTCCTGTGAAATTTTATTCTTATATCATTTTGAATGTTTCTCGAATAGTATGTAAGTCTTCTAATAATTTACAGTATTCTTCTCGATCATGATTTAATTCTTCCAAAACATTCATCCATTCTTTGCGAATGTTCTCTAGGTCAGCGATTAATTCTGAAATTTTCTTATCTTCTGGTTTGTCGGAATGTTTCGTGTTTAATTCCTTTAATCGGTCAAGTTCTTCTTGTAGTTGAGTATTCCGTTTTCGCAGCAATTCAATTGTTTTAGTGTTGTTCATATATTTTATGTACTCCTTTTATTCTTGAATTTTATAATAAAAATAGTAGGAGTGATTGTTAATCTTTTTCTCCTACACATGAAATAATCTTGTTTATTCGCTTAGCAAATAAAAATTATATGGAAAATATGGTGTATTGTTATATAATAATATTATAAAATTTTGAAAGAGGTATTTTTATATGGAATCATTCTGCCCTTTTGTTAACGGGAAATGTGTAAGTGAATGCATTTTTAATAATAATTGTTTTGATGATGGGGATCCGGAAAATTGTAATATTATGGACGCAATAAGAAATATTCAATCAGATGGTTTTGATGAACATTCTCCGAAAGATTATTTGGAGAATATTGAAAAGGAACTCAAAAATATTAATTCTAATACAGGGAGCGACCAAACCGAATCATGGGAGATTAGAAGTGAACTAGAAAATATATCACAGAAGTTAAGTCAAATTATAAAGAAGATTTAACTTTTTGCTGAGATAATTTTTTTGATGTTACATATAGAATATTTTTTGCATCAGCAATAGATAAATTATTATTTGCTAAAATATCAATAATCACATCAATTATTTTTGAATTTAACTGCTGCTCATTCGAAATAGTAACAGTTTCATTAGTTGTATTCATTTGTTTGAATTCCTTTCGTAATTTTTAGGCTATAGTATGGCAAAAAGAATGTTTGTCTTCTCATCTAAATGGCAATATCGGAAATGTTATGATAAGTGAAAGTGTTTTACTTAAGGCAACTAAGCTACCTATTGGTTTTTTCGCATATTCTTTATCCGGTTCCAGCTACTTAAGCGACGATTTGCCAAATAATAGTTATAAATATGGAAGTGCGGTTATTTTGAAACGATCACCCACTTCTATAGTTGTAGCTTTATTTGGTATTGATAGTGCCCCATTGGCGTTTAATTTCTATAATGGTAGTGACTGGGCAGGATGGAGAATCTATATCACAAACTCTGATTTTAGCTATGTTGACTGTATTGTGGTTACGACAGGCGGTTCTTTTGTTCGTATATCAGACGCTCCGAATAGTGATAATTATATTCCGGTTGTTATGTCACATTTTGATGACAATTCCGTTATGGATCACGTATTTCGGGATGTTGGAGTATGGTACATATATTCTACTGTTTCGCAACGTGTTAGAGTTCGTTTCTTTAAGTATCCTGTATAAAGCCCTATGCTAACCTATACATTATCTGCCCTCTAACGGTGAATGTCTTACCAATCGCAGCGCTTGGAATATCTATTTGTAATGAGTTATTAATAACCATTAAATTTCCTTGTACTCCTAAATCCGCAGACAAGTATGGTGCAAAGCATTGTTCTTTTGCGGTTGGTATAGCTGAAGATAACGTATTCCATCCTCCGGTATCCTTTGTAATGGTTTTATTCAAAGAAATCAAAACAAACTTATTTGTTTTATACCAGATCCCGCCTTCTATAAACACGGTTCTTTCAACATCCAGATCAGAGGTCACTGGAATATCATACTCAGAGATTGTTAACGGATTATCTGTGATAGGCTGCGCATTTTCCAATCGATGGAATTTTTTCCCAAATCTATTGGAGATGAGTTTGATTTCAAAGTTGTTATTATTTGATGTGCGATAGTGTATATCAATAGATACTTTAGATCCAGGAATAAGACTAAAGCGAATTTTGTCAATAATTCTAACATCATTATTTGAGGAACAAGATATGCAGTTCCAATGGATAATGCCGCCATATTCCACTGTATATAATAATATGCAAGACATCGGAGAAGAATAGTTGTAATTCGTAGAAATAAAAATTATCCCATTATCGCCACCTGACCCAAAACCAGAAATGCTTGAAACTGCTACAGTAGCTTCATATACTCGATACCATCCTTCAGCAGCCATTCCTCCTGCTGTGACACATTTTAATGTATCCATATTGCCATTTAGATGAGATAAAAGAGTAGTGGTTATATGTCGAAATAAGTCGTTCTATAATAATTGCATACATATTTATCCTATGATAAAATAGTACATGCAGAGGATAACATTTAAAATGCGGTCAAGAATGTTAGACTTTGTGTTCATTGTTATATCCATGTAATCTCTGGCAGTAAATTTGGATGAGGAAGCGTAATCGCTGTCAGATTCTTGGGGGAACGCTTCCTAATCATATGCGGTTGAAATTCGTCTTTTATTTAATTAAATCTCTTCCCGAAGCTGTTATCTATATTCTGCTGAATATCTTCTTCTATTCTTGCCCATGTTCCTGGTGTACCCACAATTCCATAACTTCCAGATTCAGCAGCTTTGAATACTTCTGGGGTGGAAAAAGTTCCTGTATAATAATCGTAACCATCATTAAGATAAATATCAGAATCTACAACATTGCCGGATCCAGAAACACCATGTGTATCGGGAGAATTCTCATAATTATAAACTCTATCGTAACGATCAGGAGTTCCACCATCATCAAAAACCTGCATTTCATTATCTGCATCTTTAAGAGATTTTTCAGTCACCTCTTCCATAGCTTCTCTCATCTCGGCCTGCAATGCGTTCACCAAAGAGGCCATATTTTTGAATACTCCACCCATTATTTTTTAATTGTTTCCTTTATAGCGCCGGTACTCGTAGACTTCTTAGGTCTCCCAGGTTTTCTTTTTTGAGCAGGTTTCATCTCAACAACATTTGAAGTGTGAATATCGCTGTGAATAAATTTCTCAGTTACTAACTCAGCTAATTTACCAAAATCCATATTCTCATCTAGCATTCTTCGATTCAACTCAGCCGTTTCTTCTGGGGTCATATGACTCATCACTTTTTCATTGTATACGTTTTGCTTATATTGCTGCTGTAACAATTTGTTCTCGTTCTCAGCAATTTCCAACCTTAAGGATTCTACTTGCTTCTGCATATCCAGAATTTCAAGCAATTTATCATTCAGAACAGAATTATTATGTACAATCTGCTGTTTTCTGAATTCAACCATATCGGCAACGTCTCTCATAATGGAGTTGATTTCTCTAACTATCTTAATATTTGGGTGTTCATCATTATCAAGCTGTACTGATAGGGTAGTAGTATACAGGTCCATAAGTTCTTTATCAGAAACTACGGTATTATAAATATTTTCTTCTTCGTCAAATTTAATACCTTCAACGCAGTATAAGAAAAATGCAGTTACTAATGCAACGTCAACCATATATGGAGTATAACCGATAGTTCCATCAAGTCTTTCTACAAAATAGGAATCAACCAAATGATTTGTGATGATTGCTTTTTCTTCTATATTTATATATTCTTTTATTTTTACATCTTTTTTTACCATTTATAAATTCCTCCAAATCAAGTATTTACAATAAAAAAGACCTGTCCATAAAGACAGATCCTATATATCATCGACATTTTTAATTATTCTGCCTGCAAAAAGGCTTCGATTTCTTCCAGACTCTTTCCGGATGATACAAGCAATTCTGCAGCTTTCTTAATTTCTTCTTCCTTTTTCTGTTTCTCAGCAAAAGCTTCGTACCTGATCTTGTCCTTTTGCAACTGTTTCAGGTTTGCTTTCTCCTGCTTCAATTCTTCTTTCAATTCTTCAATTCTTTCAGTTGACATTTCAATTAATTCATCATAATTTTTCTCTTCAACTTTTCTTCTTGCCATCTCAATGACCTCCTCATAGTTTGAAATGATATAATAAAGAATACCATTCATTAAGAGAAGAGTAAAGAGTTTTTCTGCAAAATTATGTAAATTTTTTATGACTATTAAATCAAATTACTCTTTATATATAGAATACTTCCAATAAGCACCTTGAGTATCCCAAGATTCGTAATAATTTCCATATGGATTATATTTTGTGTGATTTATCTGAGGAGAAGATTGAATCATATTGATATATAAAGATGCTGGGAGAGAGCGATTATGTTTTTCTAATAATTTTGATATTTCATAAGAGTACATTACATTTCAATAACCTCTATTTCTGTTCTTGGATTATATTTATCATATCCAGTTCTTAAAGTAAGTGACTTTAGATGTTTCCCATCGTCATCCACAATAAATCCAGCTTCACTAAATCCATCTAAAATGAACTTAGGAACTGTATTATCGCAGTCGATTCTGCGCTTAGTTGGCATATATGTGGTAAATATCATTTCAAAACTTTCAAGTCTTTTATTTTCTAATCCAATTTCATGAATCCAGAAAACTATAAACTCTTTCCATTTTTGCTTTAATGCATTCATTTGAATTCTGGGTAAAATCATCCAAGTATTTATGGATGGATGATAGGGATGTTCAATAGCTTTCTTCTTTGCTCGTGGATGAAGAGAAAAATAATATTTATTATATTTATCCACAACAGTATTGTCTATAATGAGTTTGATAATTTTTGCTTCCTTTCTATAAGAAGTGGGAGAGAAGTTCAATGACCTCTTCCCTCCCGATAAACTCCCTTGTCTGAATCCATTGACACTCAGACAAAGAAGCTTATATGAAAGAGCGATTCCACATGGAAACCGCTCATTTAAAAGTCTCCGTTTTTCAATTTTTGTTTGTATGCTTCATTGATTAATTCCATTGATATTTCAACTTCACCGTTTTCGAGGCTATTTTCTTCCAGTATTTTTTCATATTTTTCATAAATATGAATACAATGTTGAAAACTATCCTTATTACAAGGTTTGCCTTCAGATACTCTTATTGCAAAATTATTGATTTCCCAGCGCATATCATCAATTTCTTTATCAATGAACATCTGAGTGAGTTTTTCAATATCATTGGAAATCTTTTCGTCTCGCCTATCAGATCTTTCTATATCTTCTTCATGCTTTTCTTGCAATTTATTAAGTCCTTGGGAAGTCTGTATCAATAATTCACGTTCCTCTCTTTTTTTACGCATCCATTTTGTTTCAAGTCCTAACTTGTCAAATATCCATTCGAAAAGAGAGACGATAGCCTTTATACCAATAAGGACAGAAAAAGAAGCAATGAAAAGAGAAGAGTAGTCTATGGTAGTTAATTCTGCTATCGGTTCCATTTTAATCCTCACTTTACATTATACGTTAGCTCTCTTAAGATCATAAATTGCTGTTTCAATTAGACTATCAAGATATTCGTCAAAATCACTGTTTGCGGCTTTAAGAGACTGATAAATGGATGTAGTTAGAGCATGAATGGTCTTTGTTTTTGCCAGTTCCTTCATACCTTCCTTGGTTTCATCATCCCAGCCAGCGGTTCCTTTGAGATTTTCAACATATGCCTGGTATACATCTTTAACAGCATCTACAACATTCTGATAAAGAATATTTGTATACTTATCAATTTTCTTTGCTTTTGCATAGTTGGCGACCTGTGTACCGATATATGTAATGATTGGTAATAGCACAACAGTCCAAAGAGTAGAAATTACCTGTGCCCAATCAATTCCTTTTAATACTTCATTCATATATAATTACTCCTTCCTAAAATAATTATCTGTAATAAACATTTTTATAAAAATCTGCCAATGTTTTAAACAATCGTTCATTTTTACGGTATTTCCATACAGTAACACCATTTACAGTTTTTACAAATGTATATTTAATTCCGTGGTCAGAAAGATATGAATATTCCTCTGCCCAAACGCAATTGTATTCAGGATCTATTTTTACTTCATTTATTGTCATCACCTCATTTCGTAAAAAAATGGGTAAGACATACAACTAAAATAGATTAGTCCATATATCTTACCCATTCATATACACTAATCTATTTACACTCATAATACTTACAATTTCCTTTTTGATTATTTGGAATATATTTATCTTTTTCTGAACAGAAACGTTGGCTGATGCATAACTGAGATAGAGTTGCATCATTTCCTTTCAATTTGCAGAATATCATCTTTTTCTTTGTACGTTCAGATTTTTTTTCATATGCATTCTTACACATTATGCACCTACATCTTATAAGCAAAGTTGGGTTTCCCTATAGTACCTTTGTATTTGATTTCAACCATATCATCCTGGGGATCCACCGCATCATGAATCCGGATACCGTATTGATCAAATAGTATATCTAAGTCCTTCGTTGCTTTATTATAGGAAAGAACTCTGCATTTTTTTATTTTAAAGCCATTAGTTCTTTTGGGTTTCCGAGGAAGAACTTCTTCTGTGATTTCTTCCAGAACTCCTTTTGTTTCTTCCATGAATACCTCCGTATTTATCGGTAGATGATATGTTTCAACCATCTACCGTATTATTTTATCGTTTATTCCGTAGTTACTTGGACATCAACCTCATCCTCAACGCCATTGTATGCTACAGTGATCTTTGTGGATCCGGCCACAACTGCGGTAACAACTCCAGATTCATCCACCGTTGCAATCTCGGGATTGTCGCTCACAAAAGTACATTCCGTATTCTCAAGCTCAATTGGATTATACATAACCCCCTTCAAACCAATAACGGAGATCTCCTGGGTAGCGCCTGCAGTAGTTAATTCGATTGTAGCTGGGGTAGCAGCAAGTTCAGTGATATGGAAAGTAGTAGTCTCCTCTTCAAAATCATAGATGTAAGCATATACACCAGATCCATCCTCACAAGTATCACCTTCGACTGCCAAGGCTTTACCATCAATATTCACGCTTGTTACTCCATCCGGCGTAAAGTTAATGGTAAAGTTACCACTCGGTTGATAGGAAGGAATTACGATCTGAACGCTACCAACCTTACCAATCTTGTTATTGTGCTTATCTGCAACAAGTACAAGTTTATAAACATCTGGAGAACTTTCAGCATCAATAACAATGGATTTTGCAATTCTCTTGTACTGATATGTAACTTTTACAGTTCCCTTTACAACTCCAAATTTTGTTAAGTCAATAGTAGTGCCCTCAGCTTTTACAGTTACAATAGTCCCGTCTGCTAATTCGACTGCAACATCACCAATTGGAACAGAAGGAAGTATACCGACACCATCTACGATAGTAATACACTTTGCCATTTCATAGGCATCTCTCAAACCTTCTGTAATCTTTGTCCCACTCTGCGCAGCAATATACTCTATTTTCCAGTCGGCGGCTTCCAGAGTAACCGCAAGTTCCCTACCATATTTGTAAGAATAAAGCAATTTATTACCTTTACCTGCGTTAACATTTTGTTCTTGCATTGTCACTTCAATTGATGCGTTAAGGTTTGTGTTACCAGTACACACCAATACATCATTATAAAACAATGAGAAATCAGCCGTACTAACTAAAAAGTCTTTAGCATTCTTAGCATTTTTTGCATTAGCCATTTTATATCCTCACTTTCTTAAATCTTTTTATTCAAAATAAAAAGCAAAGCCTGTTATCCAGAAACTTTGCTTCTCAATTCATTTTCGTCTGCTTTCAAGTTACTATATTTATCTTCCTTATCAAAAGATATCATCCAGTGCTTTATAGGTTCTTTGAATTTGACAAAACCACTACATTCTCCTGTTTTCGCAATAGTATAAGTTTCATGCAAGTTATAACGTTTTATATATCGCCAGAATTTTCGAATAGTCATATTCATAACATAATCTTCTGTAACATGCATTGCTATTACGAGTGAATCAATATAATCTTCAATAGTCGCTTTGTCATCATTTTTACTAGAATCCTTTTGTGCTTTTAAAAGACGTTGTTCTGTGTCACGATTCATAAATTCATCGATATCAAAGTCAATATCATTTTGAATTATAATAATCCTTCTCAAATCATCAAAAATTTGAGATGTGATAATTTCGTCATTTATAGATATTTTTCCAGTATATTGATCAATCGTAACCTTATCGTTTTTACAGCAGAGCTGTAACAATTGAATAACATAGTAATAATATTTTGACAGCCCAGGTATTTCATATTGAGTTTCTAACTCAGTATTTCCGATTGTGTATAAAAGGAAATCAAGATATGTCATTTTTATAATTTTCTTTTCACGAAAGGTACTATTCTTTCTAAGAGTTAGAGAGGGTTCTAAGAATTGAAAGGTAATTACATCTCTCATAGTTACTGGATATATAGTAATATGCTCATCGTACTTTATGGGAGAGTTGTAAATCAGAAGAGGAAGCAACGATTCTTTAGTAATCTTCACATTCATCACCATCCTCAATCAAATTTGTGATTTTATATTTTAAACACTTACCATAGTATTTATTAGCTGGGCAATATTGGGTAATATAATTCCTGTAATCAGGAGAGACAGTTCCAATGCCTGGGATTTTTTCATTACCATTAATGGTTCTATCTACGATATCACACAATATATCAATTCTATTTCCGTGCCTACCAGCAAAATATCCCATATCTTTTACTTCTTTTACAGATGGTGAAGTATAATCTGTAAGACGAACCAATTCTTTCGATGTAAAAATACAAATGAACAAGTTAAAATCTGCAAATAACCCATTTTTTACATATTCGACATCTGTTTCAACAAACACAAATGTTTTATCTTGAGTTATGGTATCATTTACAAAATTGTGATCAAAAATATAACCTTGTTCATCATACTGTATACCATCAATGATCCATTCTCCACCTAAGAGAACATCAATAATGTCGAGATCATCACATTCACTATCACTCTTGGGTGAAATTAATTTTATGAAATCCTTATTCTTAAGTAGGAGATCAATGATTTTATTTTTGTAACTGGATAAATTATATAAATTTGACATGCTTCACCTCCTACACTAAAGACACAACAAGTATTGAATTTTCCGAGATGACCTTTTCATTAACAACTACTTGCAATAAAAAAGAACTATCTATATAGTTCTCGTCTTCAACAGTCAATTCTATCTTATTGCCAATTATATTTTGTACAATATTAAAATCGGAGACAACATTCCATTTGAAATTCACAGTTTCCCAGTCAAGCTTCTGTTTATCATTATCCATAAATGATACGGAAAAGGTTTTGGAAATTCCCAATTTTATACATTTATTTCCAGAGATATGTGCAGTTATATCGTCCATTTCATCAGGGGATATTACCTGGGATGGGAGAGAAGTAGTATTTACTCTATAATTGCATATACCCAATTCCAATTCTTCTTTTGTTGGAGAGTAAGGAAGCTCTGTCAACATTAATGAAATCATGCCTTTTCCCATATAAGAATAATCCACGGTATCTGGTTTTGTAAGTTCATAAACACTTGGATTATTTAAATTCTCATCTATAAAGAATTTTGTTCCGTGATCCAATATTCTCGTATGCTCATTCAATTGAGTATACATCATTATCTGGTCAGAGCCTAAAGTTATTTTTTCATCTTTATATTCTCCATTATTATACTGAGTAGCATTTCTTGATATCACGGGGATTTTTTGAATGTTTCCATTACGGTCTTGCCATCTGATAAAGCGTGAACATTTTCCCAATTTTCCTTCAATGTGAATTCCAGAAACATCATAAGATTCTATGCACAGCCAATATTCTCTCTTTTCAGTGTCAAAAATTAATTCTCCTAAATTAATTTGAATATTGTGAGGAGACAGAAACTTAGATGTAAATCCATAAGAGGCTGTGTATTTTTGATCAAACATCTTTATTGGAATTTTCCTATCAGTTTCGTATGTGACAATGTTTTTATTATATGATATATCATCACGAAAACCATATTCTAAAATATTTTGAGCATCTTTTTTTTGTTCGTCATAAAGTGTTGCTCCGCTTTCTTTAATTCGTTCTTTCATAAGATATAGACTCATGCTACACCTTCTTCCGATTTGCTATTAAGTCAAACATTTTTGAATCTTTATATGATTTATTGATCGCTAATTGATCATTTTCTGCCTTTAAATAATCACGAAGTTCTATAGCTTTTGCTAATTGATTATGTAGATTCAAACTATGAAAATCACTAGAACTAAGTCTCGATTTTAAAGCATTTGTAGTTAAAATAAAATTAGATGTAAGCCATTCGATAATCATATAGTTTACAAGGATTATAAATGTCTCATCAGTTAATTTTATATTAAACTGTTCCAACGTATCATCTCGGTTAAATAAATCTTGTTTTGCAGATTCAAAAGCGACAATGGAAGATCGCATATAGCCAATAACTATTTGATAAGCAATATTTTCGTCCATATTTGCAAAATCTATATCTTTAATTTTATTAAATACAGCATCCGCAAGTTCTTTATAAGTAGTATTAGCCATATGCACACACCACCTATCTATGTTTATTCAATTTCATCCTGGAAATCAAAAGCTAACTTTCTCTCGAGCATTCTAATAATATTTATATCTACTAAAGTTCTGTTTTTTATCATTTGTCGTACTTTAGAAATAAGAATATCACGCATATTAACTCGTAAAGCTACATCAATAGTTTTTTCTATAGTTGTCATATCAGAATTAAATACAGATTTCAGATTATTAATTTTTGCAACATTTTCATACACAGGTAATAATCTAAATTTTTTAATGGCTCGTTCATCCATTAAAATAACTAAAGGTTTATTTAAAAATGAAGGCTTAAAATTATTCATCTCATTTAATTCTGCAATTGTCATATATTCGATGGCACCAATCTGGTTCCATCTAAATGTTGCATTTGTAGATCTTGACCTATATGTTAATCCTCCAAACTTAATTGATTTGACTGGAATCACTGTATCAATGGGAAGGTCATCTACGGTCCCTGTTATTTCGCTTCCACTTGAATCTTCCAAATCGTCGATAGCAGAAGTAATAGATTCAAGTAATGTAGAATTTTCATTCACATTATTATTTGAATCTATTTTCATTTCATCTTTATTCAAATCAGAATCATCAATTACGCTGGATAAATTTTCCTTTTCTTTGATTTTTGTAATTAATTTTTCTTTTCCAATATTCCCTACCGATAAACCAATACTTTTAGCATATTCTTTTAATTCTGAAAGGGACTTTTCTTCATAATTCATTGTTATCCTCCTATATCAAATCATTTTCTAAATGATGGTAAAATTCAAAAAGTACTTTATATAATGCAGAAGTCTTTTTGTATTTATAAAAGGTTATTCCATTAATTACTTTTACAAACTCATATGGAATGCCGTGATTAGATAACCATTGCTTTTCCTTCATGTAGCTTGTAGAGTACTCTTTATCAAATACTTTTTTTACACTCATTATTTACTCCTAAATTAGCCACACCAAAAAAGATATAAAAATACACCTATTTATAGGTGTGGCTAAAAGTATTATGGATTATATTTTATTACTCTACGGTGTACTTACCAATTAAATTGGATACGATAATACCAGTTCCAAGTTTTGTTTGAACCTGTGTATCAATTGTTTGATCCATTGTATCCTGAGAACCAAGTTCTCTAGCTCTAGTATCTCCTTCAAAATATAATTTGATAAATTTTTCATTATCTGGAAGAACAAAAATACTGTTATTATCTACTTTAAAATCATATGTACCACGGATAAAAGTCTGTGGAATTTCTACTGCGGATACGCCAAGACCGGTAAGATCAAGCAGCGCTCCTTTGGTTGCTAACTCTTCTTTCTGACTTGCAGACATTCTAGCAGCTTCGATGCCATCAACAATATGAGCAAGTGCAGATTTAGTACCAGCAAGAATAACATTCTTTTGAGAAGCTGTCTGTACCCTTTGAATTAGGTCTGTCATTGTTGATTTGTCGTAGACTCCACCTTCCTGAAATTTTGCAGGAAGATATGTACCGATTCCATTAAAAGCAGCATACATTCGTGTATCGATTTCTACTTGGAAAGCCTGCTGTAATTTTTTTGTCATTTCAGCAAGTGTAATGATGTTTTTTAGAAATCTTTCTAATTCGTCATAAATTCGAATATAAATCCATTCGGTACTTAGTCCGAATCCTTTCTTTCCTTGTAATTTCTGACGATCAGTGTCCCAATGGTTACCAGAAAAACGAGACGCAACAAGAATACTATTATCATCAACATAAAATTCATTAGTATCACCTAACGCGCCGTTTTTAGTTTCTACAAATTGATTATAGAATGGAGAATTTTCCCAGGCAAGTGGGAGATTGGTAGTTAGTACATTTTCCATTACCGTAAAAATTTCATTTTTGTGATTTCGCCAGCCCTGCCATGTAAGCTTGTCTTCTCCTAGAATTTCGAAAAATCCTTCTCTAACGGCCTGATCGGTATACTTAGTAGCATCATCACCAGCAAACAAAGCGACTTTTCCAGAAAGTGTTTCATTAATTAAAGTTGTAAGATCTTTCAAATAACTCATTATATGTCCTCCTTATCATTACGCAATTTTCTCAATTGTATATTTAACAGTTTTATTACCAGTTGAATATCCATATTCATTATCGGTATCATCTGCTAATTGGACTCCAATACTACCAATGCAATATGGGAAACCAACTTCTTCTACATCTACTACTTCTAAAGTAGATGTTTCATCAGCGACATATCTACCTGTTGCGGAATCATACTTAATTTTGTCACCCTTTTTAAATGTCTCAGAGATATTATAAATCTTATATTTCATATCTTTTTCAAGACGATATACTCTAAATGCAACCCCAGCTTTATTAATGAAGTTTTCTTCATTTTGGTCAGTAATTCTGTCGTTTTTATATGACCATGCCGGGTTAAGTACAAGATACATTCCGTTTGTATAATCATCCAATGCTGTATAAATACTTTTTTCTCCGGTTACTAAATCGCCCTTACCGACGATTGCGCCATTTTGAATATCTTTTGTAGACTGTAAACTAAAAATCCGTGCACCAGTTAATAATGTGCTTTCTGCAACCATATACTCATTCATATATAAATCCTCCTTAAATATTGATATACTTATCAAGTAAGTTTCCATATCTTTTGTTTATTTCTGTTTTATTGTCTACCTTTTTAACATTTACTGCCGTAGGTTCGTATGCAAAGTTTTTCTTTGTCTGAGAGTCCATCATAAATCTTCCAACCATCAAAGTTAATTTCTCATTTACCTCATCAACTGTAACGTCTTTGGGATTTACTTTTGCTTTGTAAACTAGGAATTCAGAGCATTTTGAAAGTTTCCCTGAATACTTCTCAAATAAAGCATTGATTTCGTCTTCATGCGCTTTTGCCTTTTCAGCCGCTTCTTTTTCTTCATATTTACTAAGTTTTTCTAATGCAATTTTATGACTGTTAGCCAAATCATCAAAAGCAATCTTCATTTCTTCCATTTTTTGATTAAATTCTTTTTCTAAATTTTCTGTACATTCAGTAACTCTTTTGTTTACTTTTTCTTCCATTTCTTCAGTGAATTTGTTTGTAATAGCATTAATTTCATTGCCAATGCTAAAACCTTCAAAATCATCTTCTGTGATCTTTTCAATAGCAGATAAAGACATTTCAACTTTAGACTCATAAGAAATTGCTAACTTTTCATCATCTTCATCAGATACAAGAGTATAATCAAAACCATAAGGTTTATAATCTTCCATATCTAATGCATAAACTTTTGTTTCAGTAGCATTAATGAGTTTGTACTTGCAAACATCAACATCATCCTTCTTAAAAGTAATTGTTGAAAGAGCTTCTGCAAATTTACTTAATTTCATTTTTGAAACTCCTTTCATATTGTTGGATTTATTTTGAATAAGGCACCCACTCTCCATTTCAAATTGTTTTAATCTATCTAGCATTAATTCAAAATTTTGTTTAAACTTATCAGCATCAATAGAGAAGCCTTGCATTTTTTCAACTCTACAAGATGGGAAACAAGGACGTACATTTTTTGATTTATCATCAGATTTGTTAAGCAAACATAATGCGCTAAATGTAAAATCGTCGATTGCAAGAACATCATTTTCTTTCCAATGATAGTCGTTTACAGATAATTCACAGCTTTGATTAAAATAGATTGAATCACTATATGCTGCATCCATGATGTTAAAACGTCCAGTCCAAAGAATAATCTGACAAGTGAGATATGTATTTGTTGTTTCTCCATCAGGTTCCAAAACTTCTTCTAACTGTAAATTAGATGATTCCGGTATGGTTCCAAAAGGAATACATTCATTAATAATTTCTATAGATGTATTTGTGATAACCCACTTGGAATCGTGTCCTCCAACTCTCCATTTACCTGTGTCTTCATCTTTATACAGGTGAGCTACAATAGGCTTGTTATAAAATTCGCCTCTTGACATTGCCTTTTTTACAGAGTCAAGCGTGATATCAGATCCATTTACGTTATCGCCAACAGCAAGCATATAACATTTACATCTAGTAAATTCACTATTAATGATTTCAAAATCAGATAATTTTGAAGTAAATCCTAAAGTCTGATTTTTATTAAATTTCAACAGTAATTTCCTCCTTTCATTTATTTAAAAACAAAGATTTTTCCCAAAATAAAAAGAACTTTGCTCAAAATTTGAGTTAAGTTCTCTCATGAGTTCATTTGTTTGTATAAAAACAAATACATCTTTACTATCAATTGTTCTTTTGACATATTTAAAACCAAGAGATAGAAGAGTAGTTGCAAGTTTTTTGTCCAATATATAAATTTCTCCCATGTATTATCTCCCTTCTATTCTATTATCTGGATTATTTGTATCGTTTTCGCGTGTAGTTTCGCCAGACGCACTTAAATCCCCGTCATCTTTCGCAGGTCTTCCCCCATCATCAGATTGATTTCCAGATGTAGTATATGAAGATTGTAAAGGAGTCAGTAAATCAAAAAGATCTTTAAACATTTTTCCTTCATGTAATATATTTCCCATCACAGCAGAGGGAGACATACCACATGCGGCGCATAATCTTTCTTTATTCGGGGTACTGGCCTGTGCTAATGTAAGTTCTCTACTTATGACATCAGATTCATTAAAAATAGTAATATCAAAAATTTTATATGTGAATTGATATGATAAGTAAATGTACTTTCGAAGTTTCATTTGCAAATTAACCCAATTTTCCAACATCCTGTAAATTCTAAAGATATCTGCACTATCATTAGTAATAGATAGTTTTAATTCAGAACCACTTGAAGCACCAGACATTAAAGCTTCACTAACCCCTTGGTTTGCATACATTTGTGTGGTTGCGTCAGCCACCTTATCTCGATCATCAGAGTTACTTGATGAGAATTCCACAGATTCAACATTGTCTGGATAAGGAAGTACACCAATATTTTCTTGAACAACTTTTAAAGCAGTATCAATATATGGATACATTTGAGCTTCTTCCATTGTTAATACACCATCTTTTGTCGGTATTTTAAGCACTAATAATTTATATGCATCGTTGACAGCCTTACTTTTTGCCAAATCTTTATATTCGTCAATTAACAAAATGTCAGCAATCATAGGAAAAAAGGGTGGGAATAAATGCAAGAAATTGTTATTATATTTCACACAGAATCCGTTTTTATAGGGAATGTCAACAAGATTATTCGGAGAAATTTTTTTTGATTCTTCCAATAGACTTTGTAATTCAAATGGAAGAGTTTCATAGTATGAATTTGATAATAAGCTTCGATTTATTGTAAATTCATAAATATTTCCGTTTACTAATTTCCCTATTTCACAGTATCGAGGATCAAGAAAGAAATATGAAATATCTAAGTCTGTTTCAATAACAAATGCGTAACATATATCGTTTAGATACATTCTTTTAGTAATATCGTGGATAATATTTGCCAAATTGAATTTATTAGCTTGAGAAGCAAATTTAATATAATTTTTTTTATATACATTTTCATTTACTTTAAAAAAAGAATAATCAGTTACTTCTTTGTCTATATAAAAATTTAATTTTGGCATATTCGAAAAATAATCTATGAGCCTTCGCATATATCCTGATTTTTGATACATATAGTCCATTAATTTTAATATGTGATAACCATATCTTTCGGGATATTGACACATATTTAAAATCTGTTTTCTCGAAAAACCACATATACGTTGTGGACGTACTGATCTATTTAACGCAAGTTCAGATAAGATTAACCGCTTGATAGATGAAAAATCTACAGTTTTTGATTTTCCAGAAGTAAAATTGTTAAATGTTTCTTTATCTTTGTTATATGTAGTGGTTACTAATTCTTCAGATGGTTTTGAATCGTTATTTCCGTTTTTTATATTCTCGATTTTCTCACCTTCTTCCTAAAACAATATTGATATTAAATTTAAATTTTGGATTCTTGTAGATTTTCAAGATCTTCTTATTAATGAAGGCTTTCGTGCCATTGAAAGGATATTAGAAGGAGTATTATATTTCTTTTTTGTTGTAACAATTTGCCCTCTTCGTAATCCATATAAATAGTGTGCAAGCATTATAATAGTATAAAATCTATCATCATGGAAGTTTGGATCACTTTCTTTTTCCTTTGATAATGCGTATGTTCGAGATGTCTTGTCAGCGTTTTCGTATTTATAAATTGCAGTGATTTCATTTTTCATGATGTCTATACTTTGTAATGCGACAATTTCATCTAAAGACAATTGATAAGATTCTATTTTCTGATTTTCAATATCTATTTGTTTAGTCATAGATATAAATTCTTGTTTATATTCATATGGAAACTTTATAACACCTAAATCCATTAATTCAATGAATTCTTCAACCATTTGTGTTCTATACTTTTTGGGACTCAATAACCTTAGCTTATTGATAGCATTTGGATAAATCTTATCGTATCCCTTATATATATCATGTTCTTTATCAATTAATCCTCTATGTATTCTTCCATTTTTATCTGTCCAATCATTGAGAAGTCCATCGGCATAGGTAGATGTTCCGCCTCCACCAGAACCCTGATCCACCAGAAGAATATCAATATTATCATAATCATTTGATAAACCATTATACAAAAGCAGATTTTCTCGAATTTTTCTTAACTGTCTATTAGAATCTAATTTGTATCCTTTTTTATTGGCGGCATCCACAAAATTAATACAATTAATGATTTCTCCCATATATCCCCAATTTTCATCATTTACTATTCGCATACTACTTAGAATAGAGTTATCTGTAGTTCTTGCTGGATCAAAAGCCAATGCAATTCTAGTATTTGGCTCGAAATGTAGCTGTGGCAAATAAAACGTTTCATTCCTACGGATTGTTCCCCATTTTACAATCTGATTAACACCACCATCACGAGTAGGTTGATTATAATATTCCCTTCTGGCTTTGTCGGGATTTGCTTTCATCGCAGCATCTACCTTATCTTGTGTAAGAAGTGGAGTAAATGGTTTCCCCTTCATGTATGTAGTAATAGCACAATCGCAAATCATATCAGCGACAAAATAATCTCTGTCACCTGCCAGCATATGTTTTGCAAAATTTTTGTAGTGCTTATAGAACATTTTGCTCATATCATCCTGGGAGGAAGCGTAAACCAATTGAGTAGGACATTTTCTTTTTTCGGTTTCTGGATTAAAATTATCGTCTGTGGAAGTTTTAAACTCTGTATTCTGAGTAGCAAATGCTTCACAGACAGCAATTAATTCATCAGAGGAAAAAGCAGCTTCATCGAAAAATACCAAACTGGCCCTGCGGGACCTGTTATTGTCGGGCTTTCCATTAAGTGTAAATATCTCACTACCATTATAAAAACTAACATGAAAGCTCTCAGGATTATGTTGGAATCCAGTTTTATTATTAGTAGATTTAATGGTTTCCTTTTCGACGATATCTTGAAGAGAATCAATAGAGGCGGCAGTTTTACCAATCCTTAATACAATTTCTTCAATTTTTGAGAATGTTTCTTTAGATTGGTTACCGACAGATGAAACAATATATATAGCTTGGTTCTCATATAAGATAGCTTTTAATATCATGAAAACTGCACCAAGAAATGATTTCCCGAAGTTTCGGCTACAACACCATAAAACATGGGGCTTATTCCAACTCTCTTGTAAAATATACTTTTGGCTGTCAATTAAGCGAATGCCCAGTAGATCCTCACTTGCTATACATGGATTACGTCTGTAAAATGCAATGGTTTCTGCATCTAACTCGCATATTTTTCTTTTTCTATCTGATAGTAGACGTTTTACTTTTTTGTAAGCCATACTTAATTATTTTCTTTCAATCTATCATTTTCTATAATTAATAAGCGGACTTTTTCTTTTAAATCATCTACTTCTTTATTTAGCGAATTGATCATGTCTAATTGCATTTCATATATTTCCTTTTTATCATTTTCATCAAATAATCCATTTTCTTTAATTGATTTGATGGACATATCTACCGCCCATTGTGTACCAACACTTCTCAATTGATCATAATAGTCAGCTTCAGCCTTATCAAAATCTTTTTCTCGTAAATCTCTCATCAAATAAGTAAGAGTTGATTTTCCAGCTTCTTTATTAGAACGGTTTTTTACAGAGATTTCATTTTCCTTTGCAATTTTATCATTGCTTTGGACTAATTTGTTTTTTATATCATTTAAGGTCTTGATATTCTCTGCATCTTTTAAAGGATCTAAATGAGCCATTCTTTTATCACATATGTCAATTTGATAATTGTTTTTTATGATTTGTAATATTTGGGAAAGTTTATATGCATCATCTGCATTAGAGTCATCCTCAAGATAAGGTGATAATTGATTGAATAGAAATTTTCGTCCTTCTTCCGGATATTCTTCAAAAGGATCATAACCTACAATATCAATGGCGTATTGTTTATTCTGTTTATCCTGCTCTGACCATTTGATCTTTTCTAATGCTTCTGGAACGGAGGATGATATATTTGAAGTATCTTGATTTTCTATTTTTATATCTGCATATTTTTTAGATATTGCTTCTTTAGTCTTTTTGGGAGTATTACTTTCTTGGTGAATAAAGCCGTCTTTTTCAGAGTCTTCATAGCTTTTAGCTCGATCCTGTCGCATAGCAATTAAGCGAAAATAGATTTTTAAAATGTCTTTACCATGATATGGTATATCCTCATCCTTCACAAATGAATTTTCTTTTTTAAAAGATTGTATTGAGCTTTCAATAAGATCTTTATAATAAGGTCGGTCTATTTTCTTAAGAATCTTATTCAAATTAATCTCATTGATAGATCCATCTTCATTAAGAGATTCTTTAATTATACACTCTTTACAGACTGGAACGCGCCCATCTACTGAAAAAAGAGGACTTTTACTAATATAAAAATCTGTCATTTTTTTTTCTTTATGACAGTAATTACATTTTTTAGTACCTTTTTGTTGATTGGCTGGCAACGGTTTATTGTCAGATGATTGAGATTTTGTTTTTGGCATGTTGCCACCATCCTTTCTTTTTTGAAAACTTGTATTGTTATACTACAAAAAGACAGTTTGTTGATTGTCAAAAAGTATATAAAAAGAATTTAATAATAATATTCTAATAATTATTAAAATTGTATAAATCTGAAAAGAAAACTAATTTTTAATTATGTTTGTCCGATAAATAATATAATTATAAAAAATATACTCATAGAAAGGAGCTAGGTAAATGGAAGAAAAACAATATGAATCATTAAATATTCCAAGTAAATTTAAATTAGAAGTGCTTTATTCTTTAACAACCAGTCAATATAAGGGGTGTATTTTGTGCGTTCATGGTGTATGCCATGGTGCATGGTGCTTTGAGAATTTTCTCGAATTTTTCCCTAAATATGGATTTGACTGTTTTGCGTTAAGTTTTCGTGGACATAGTGGTAGTCAAGGACATGAAAAATTAAATGAATTTGGAATATCAGATTATTCTGAAGATATTAAAGAGTGTATCAATTATTGTATGAGTATTAAGAAAATAATGAAGTCAACTCCATTTATATTAGGTCATTCTATGGGTGGGGCAGTTGTACAAAATTATATTGGTGAACATTCAGATGCAGTTAAAGGAGCTATATTATTTGCACCTGCGACAGCAGGGGGGATGAAGAAATTTAAAACATTTATTGATACATATTTCCTTCATAAGGATTTACGAATTGCGGCCAAGAAAGCATCTGGTAAAGAGGTAACAGATAAAGAACTATTTGAATCTGCCTTTTTTGATAAAAGAGTTCCTATGAATGATATACGAGTGTATAATAAACGTTTACAAATTGAGTCAAAAAAAATTACGTTGGAAGAGTTATACAAATCTTATACAAGCAACTATAGTGTTAATCTTCCAATTTTGGTCATTGGTTCTTATGAAGACTCATATTTCCCGGAATCATCACTGAATAAAACATATACAACTTATAAGAATTCTAAGAATAAAAATATAGAATTAGAAATTCTACCTGATTTATGTCATGATATGATGCTTGATCCTGCCTGGGAAAAATCTGCAAATATTGTTTTAAAATTCATGGAAAATAATATATAAATTATCTTAATTATTACAATTTGTTTCGAACGTAAAGCAGAGTAATCGAAACCCATTCTTTTCAGAACACATCCGTTAGCAGCGGAGTCCTACACCTTGTAGGTTTACTTTACAAAATAGTAGGAGAGTAGTAGTGATACTATTCTCCTTTGTTATTTTATATACTAAATAATGCATTGATCTCTTCTTCAGTAATTGGCTCAAAGTCAGATTTCTTTTCCAGTATACTAACTCGTCCCTCCATATTGGTATTAAGTCCATCAGCATATTTTTTTGCATTCGTCTCAGCAGCACTAGAAGATCCAGCAGTATCAAAAGCATTTGTAACATCAACCGCCAGTTTTTCGAGAGTTACACTTGCATCTACAATTTTTACTGTGGTTACAGCATTATCAGCCAGTTCTGTTGTTCCTACGCTACCTGGAACGATTGTTGCACTGATTTCCCTAGAAGTAAAATCGATTGTCAATTGAATCTGTGTAGCATTTTTCTTTACAGTATAAATATCTACCAATTTACCTACATTTATATAAAGAGGCTCTTCCTGATTTGCAATTACTAATTTAATATAGGTCCCAGGATCTTGACCTTCCGGATCTGTAACAACAGAACCTTCTGTAACAACAAGATCTTTGGGGATATCAATTACTGCGACGAAGGCTCCGCCCTGTTTAACAGTATATGATTTCAAAGCTCCATCTGTAGTAACTTCTGTTTCAATGGTTACAACACCAGTCTCACTACCTGCTGATACAGCAGATTTCACTTCATTGAGAGCTGTTACAATGTCAGCTTTTGCTGTGGTTTCTAATTTAGTAATATCGCCAACTTTTTTAAGAAGTGATTCTTCAACATTTGATGCTCTTTTTAAAGCAACAACACCATCCATATATTACAATCACCTCCTAATAATCAATCCATTCATTATTACCAGTCAAAATTTTTAGAGTTCCATCCGTTCCAATAGCAAAACTACCTTGAGAACATGATTTCACAGTAGACAACGCATTTTTGCCAGGTGTATTTAAATTAGGCATGTTATCTTTATCTAAATCCCAGTTATCATACGAAAAGGTACAATAATCTGTATCATGGTTTTTGTCCAGTAATGAAACAGCCATTTAATTTCCTCCCTATGCATTAGTAGTTGAAATATAATTTACCATCTTCAGTCAATTCAAATGATTCATCTGAAAATATACCCAGCTCAAGAATATCTGTTTTTGTAACTTCTTTTGTATTGGTTACATGACCTTGTTCATCTACAGTTATTTTATATAAACCAGATGCATGAGGAGGAAATACTGGGTGAGTATATTCTTCAGGAATTTCAGTTTTGAAAGCAAATAAATTTTTCAGATTGTTTATAACATATGATAACCCAGTATAATCCAGGAATTTCTTAGATTCTCCCAAATTCTACACCTCCTCATTTACTATTATGAATTATCTGATTTCCACAGTAAATCTACGTCATATTCCTCAATAGTAATAGGAAGGATTTCTGAACGATTATATGTATCTAAAAGTGCAATACATTTTTCTTCGAATTTATCTTTATTTTCTTCCTTGTAATTTACCTTGTGAAATGTTCCAGTACCTACTAATTCTATTTCAGTACGAACTTCATGCGTATCAGGATCCTCTATTTCTTTGGAAACTTCATCCATGATCTCTTCTTTTACCTGCAAGAATCTATAGATAGAACGATCTTTCTCATCTCTAATCATTACAGAATACATAAATACACCTCCTATAAAATAATCTCTGACTCTTTTTCGAAATCATTATCAGTAGTACGGATTTCTTCTAAAATACCCAAGATTGCTTCTTTAATCTTAGACTGGAATACTGCTACCTTTGCCTGAGCTACAAGTGCCTTCGTAGTCAAAACGCTGTTCAGCTCTGCATCAGGGACCCGTCCTGCATCAACGGAGAATGTGATTTCAAGGTTTTCATCCAGAATATACTCTTTAGGAGCAATTTTCCCCAGGTCAACCTCGACAACACCTTCGCTGATATTATCTTCCGTAACAGCTGGGGCACCGGATACAAGATTTACATTTGAAACAAAATCAATATCAGTAAACTTAATCTTATGAATATAATCGTGTAGAGACTCAATCTCAAGAGTTTCTTCATCTGTTAATTCCTCATTGTATTTCGCTCGAAGTGTATATTTTACAACATTATCGTTCATATCAATTTTTTCATAAAAGTTCATTTTTAGTCTCCTTCCTTTTCATCTTCATCTTCGATTTGATTGTAAATAGATTTTAATCCTATAATAAGATCTCTCAGCGTTGACTTACTCATATCACATTCTAACTGTGGTAGTGTAAGATCTACATCTTTTACGCTCAATCTTATTGATGTATTATTATTTGATGGTGCGAACTGTGCCTTAGTAGTAGGGGAGAAGAGTAGTTCAATAAATTTGACGATACGACCACCATCTCTACTTATAACTTTCACATCACCTAGTTCTAACTGCCGATCTATAATATCTAAGTCTTTTGTCATGTATTCACCTACTTTCTTTTGGAATAATCGAATTTATAATAATGGATGGAGTTGGAGTCGAACCAACACTCTTTACCACGTGGGAACGGTTTTACAGACCGTTGTAACAGATCCGATAGTTACCTTCCATCCATAGAGAAAAGGAGAGTGTAGAAAACTCTCCGAAGTTACAGTATGTATAAAAAATTGCGTTGTTTGAGATCATATGGGACAGATGAAATTAGAGGTTTATCTGATCAAATCTCAGAAAGAGTTTTCTTTTCAACCTTTTTAATTCCGTCTTCACCAAAGTATTGTGCAAATTGTTCATCGGCATATTTCCATATGTATCCTTTATAAGATTTTCGTTTTCCTTTACAGCACTCACAAATATGACCACTATCTAAACCTAATTTTTTTAATTGTTCCATATTATATAAATACATAACAAATGTATTATCAGATTTATTAAATGCAATAACAGGCCTTTTCTTTTTATGTACTTTTGGTTTTATACATAATGTATCTTGTGTAAAGTTGTTTGCGTTACGATATGTAAAACCATTACTTTGTTTTTGAACTTCTCTGACACACATACTTATCACATCAATAGATATTTTGTTATTAGTTGCTGCTTCTAGTATTGTTTTATATGTACACACAAATTTCCCACTTGGATATTCATACTTATTAATAGGAAAACTTGTTTCTGGAGTTAAATATTCTTCAATATCAATATGTTCAAATCTTTCTGATTCATATTCATATATCCAAATATATCCTTTGTAAGTCTTACATTTACCTACATTTAATGAAAATTTATTTGCGCAATTTCTTATTCCAGAAGGGGTACCCTTAACTGAACGGCTTGCTTCGCTTAAGGAATTAAATCGTGCAATTAGTTTTTTATCTAATGAATACTGTAAGATTGGCACAAATTCATATTCGTGAGATTTGCGCATTTTATTAATTATATCTTTTGTAAAAATAATATTGAAATCTCCACCAAATGTTTGATTATATCCATATTTAGGATTGTATGATTGGTATTTTTGAATATAATATGCTTCTAATTCATTTAATTTTTCTTTTGTGGTTTTGCTTAAAATAACATATTGAAAATATTTTTCACCGTATTTATTGTATGATTTTTGTAAATGCTCATTATAATGAGTATTATTTTTCAACTTCATTTTATGATCATTCCACCGTCTTTTTATATCTATACTTTGTCCAATATATACTTTATTATTAGACAAATTTTTTATCATATAAATTCCGATACTCATAATTTCTCCTACAAATTTGATAATGTATTTTGTTCTATACTCTTAATACCTTCTTCTCCAAAATACTTTTCTAATTTAGCATCGGTAGGAGTATCACAATATAATCTACACATATCTGCAGAATCCCATCCAACAATATCTTGAATAACACCATCTGGAATATTTGATTCAGATAATTTTGTTGTAAAGAAGTGCCTGAGACTATGCCAGTAAAAAGGAACGCCTAAAATCCTAGAAAATGTTTCTGCCCAACTATCCATTGTAGTGATAGGAACTTGTTCATCTATATAAACTCCATTTTCTTTTTTAGGTATGAGCCATTCAGATGTAATATTATTTTCTTTTCTGTAATTTAGCCATAAATCCAGATATTTTTGAAACCCATTTTTAAGAGTATAAATTGTTAATTGTTTTCCTCTTGATCCACGACCTTTTGTTGTTACAGTCTCAGGAGATTTATACAATGATCCGTATATAACATTATCTTCTGTAAAATATGAAACTTTCATTCTTGGAAGTTCGGCCTTACGGCGACCATTATTCATTGCCAAAGAAAGCATACATGCTTTATCAAATTGTTCTTTTTCAACAAGAACATTTAATAATTTTTGTAGTTGCTCTTCTTCAAGGATCGTTTTTTCTCTAACTGTACAAGCAGCAGGATTTTCAATTTTACGAATTATTGGTCTAAAATCAAATTCATCGTCTAACATAGATTCTATATAATTTGATAGTGAAGACAGAGTAGATTTAACCCTTCGCATCCTGGCAGGACTCCATCCGAGTGTATTTAAACAGTAATTTTGATATTTTACAATCTCCCGTTTTGATAAATCAACGAAGAATTTATTATTATTAAATTCCAAGCACCAACACCAAAAGATATTTAAATCGTTACGGTATGCATCTACTGTAGATTTGCTCCTATCAATAGAAGTGAGATATTCAAGGAAATCGTTTCCTAACTGAATATTCTCAGGATTTACCTTTGCTAATTTTTCTGGTGAGGAAATATTATTGTAAACAGTTTTTCTTCCGTTTCCCATAAAATGTTCACTTCCTTCCGTTCTATGATTAACCAGTCTCATCACTGGTAGGGTATTCACTTTCACCAATACCATATCTCTAAAAGAGCCTACATCCAATTTTTCAGAATGCAAGTCCTACATTTATAAACTCTGATTAAGTATCAGATACTAATCCAAATCAACTCCAAAATTCTCAGCAATTTCTCTCAATTTATCCACATCATCATTATGATGGGTATATGACGAATAAGAACTCATGCCATCTTTAGTAAAAATCCAGCTTTTGGTAAAACCGATTGGAGTACCTATATCATTCCTTATAATATCTATACGAGTAGATTCTACAGCACTATCTTCATCATTTTCTTCACCGACACAGACTTCATATACAAAATCAGATCCACAATATTTAAGTACCTTAGAGCAGCAATTATCCATGACGTATGTAACAGATGGTTCATATTGAAGATAACTATTTTTAGTATTCTTAGTTTTAAATTTGTAACACCAAATGCCACAGGAATTTAATTTGATAATATATTCGTCAAAATAGTTTTCAAATCCTTCTTTATGCAAATCTATAGAAACAACATCATAATCCATACTTACTAATGTTTTGACAATTTCGTTAGCTTCTGTATACTTTGCGATAAATGCAATACTTGGATTTTCTGCATCCAAAGTTTCTAAAACTTCTGTAGCATCATAAATAAACTCTTCATAATCTGTATATGTTAATCGCTTCATTTATTTTTTACTCCTATCTCGCCTGAGTTTTTACAGCTTCCTTCAAATTCTTCCCAGCCTTAAACTTAGGTGCCTTAGAAGGTCCAACTTCCACAGTCTCACCAGTGCGTGGATTTCTAGCAGTTCTAGCAGCGCGTTCAACCGTCTCAAATGTTCCAAAACCTACGATGCTTACTTTATCACCAGCAACCAATGTCTCAGTCACAACATCCGTAAAAGTACCCAGTACCTTTTCAACATCCTTCTTGGTCATATCTGTCCTCTTTGATACCTGGTCAATTAATTCTGCTTTATTCATAGCTTTATTCATATTTTTGCTCCTTTTTTAATTCTTTTTTTTTATTTTTTAAATATAAAAACAGGTCATCCATACCTGCTCTACCTTGTCAATTCTATAAAACCGCATTTGAGTAGTTGCGATAACTGTTATTTTTAGCCAGTGACAGTCAATCCACTCTCATCTCTCGGCGCTTTATTAATCGGATAGCCGTGTAACCGATACTCTCTGTTTTCTTTGTTATTCAGGGATATAGTCTATACATTAAAATTTCACATCGTATAGACAATCCAAACCATTATTGTTGATAACAACAACTACTTGCTCAGGACGGTTTCTAAGTCTATGATCTATACAATACGTATCTGGTCCCGACAGACAACCGGCTTGTATAACTTTAGAATCATATACTGTACTCATTGAATTAAAATGTCGATGTCCAGTTAAATAAATATCCGGTTTGATTCCGACAAATAATGTCATTTTCTCAATTGCATTCTGCATGTTCTCTTTATCACCATGAGAACTAAACACTTTAGAATTACGAATATTAAATATCGCAATAGACTGCTCTACAGTATTCTTATAACATTTTACATTATTAAAATTCTGCAATTTTGCCTCTAAAAATGGTAATACCAAATTATCCATATTCTCATTTGTAATATTGTCTTCTTTTTTAGGGGATAACCTCCCGTGATTCCCAGGCGCGATATGCACATAGACATTATTGAAATGATAACTCAGTTCAGATAAAAATTCAGATATGTAATTCGTCACACATAAAAACTGTTCAATCATATCCTGATTGTTTTCAATTCGCAGCGTAGGGTGGATAAACCCGGATGTCAATTCACTTAGAACGACGTATGCATTCTCAGAACCATGACGTAACTGAATTTCAAAAATTCGATCTAAATAATGATTGATTCGTTCTTTCAAAATGTTTTCATTGAATTCGTTCCAAAAATTACAGATCTCTATACCGGCATGAATATCAAAAAATGAGATCAGTAAATCATTGTCTGTCTTTAAAATTCCCGTGAATTGTTTGGATTCGTCATAAGACAGAGGAGAGCACTGGTATTCAGAAACACTCCTAAGAAGTTGTTCTTTATAACTTTCCTTCCGGGCTTCTTCACGGATAATTCTGCGCAATTCATTTCTTTCATCACGAACTTTTATACGCTCTTTCTCAAGTTCTTGTTTTTGAACTTGTATTTCTTTGGAATATTCTTCTCCATCCAATTTTCTAAAAACTTTCGCTTCCATAAATTTCTTAGCTGAACTGTAAGGCTTACGCCAGGCCGCTTCAGAAAATGGTTTGTCTGGATCGCCAAAATACCTATTCATAAGATCGGAGATACCGTTCCAGTCCATATCCAATAACCCAGAATCTTTAGCCTGCCCCAATCTCCATAAGTATTGGTATTCGTTCTCGGTTTCTTTCTTCGTAGTATCAAACAAAGTAGTCACCTACTTTCCTATCATTAATCTTCTTCATCTGAGGATTCTGGTGGATCAAGTTCTTCCTCACTTTTTACCTTAATATTAATTTCAATTTCACCGCCGTTAAAATCAGATAGGAGAGTAGACAATTTTTTCTCTTCCCCATTGACTTCAATGACCATTCTGTCACTATCAATAACTCCTGCAGCTTTTAATGTAGTCGTTTCGGTTCTCTTATATGAAAAATTAGCCATATGTAATATTCCTTTCTTTTTTAAAATCGTTTTTTACTAGGATTGTAGTAAGCTTGCTTTTCCCCTTTATTTACTTTTACGTTGTAATAATTCTGTAATTTTCTTCTGTATTCACCATCATCTGCCAAACGTATATGAGATTGAATATAATACAAAGCACATCTCTTCGGTATACGTTCCCTTACAATATTCTCAATCATTTTGTAACTAGGAGATAAATTTCGCAGATGTGTATGAATAGAGGAGTCAGATTGTCTTGAAATACGGTATCCGGTTTTTGTTTTGTCAATACAAAAACCTTTATACATTATTCTTTTCATGAGAAAATATTACTTAGTAACTCTCTTACGATACTCATTTAGTAATGACATACATTTCTTATTCTCAGTACACCAATAATTTCGCCGATGTCTGGCTGTAGTATGGCTGATCCCATTTTCGCCAAAACGTATTCCTTTACTTACTAAATACTGCATTTCTTTCTTTGAAATCTTAACTATTGTATTTCACTCGCTTTCATCTAAATTCTCCCCAGGTAGGAGAGTAGCTGGCACAACAGGGATCGAACCTGTGACATCTTGTTTAACAGACAAGTGCTCTACCAACTGAGCTATATGCCAAAGATAATATCGGACTGTTAACGAAGAGCCTGGCTACGGAGGACTGTTTATACTAAACAGACAAAACAATTGCAGATACGAGATTCGAACTCGTGTACCATGGTTATGAGCCATGTGTGGAACCACTCCAACATAATCTGCGATAGTATATAAAGTAGGGCAGTAATTAAGCTGCCCTTTGAACTTTCTCTTTTGTTTCATCTAATAATTTCTGTTTATATGCTTGAATCTTGTTAATATCAATATCATCTTTAATTGGTATTGCATTTGGAAACAAAATATCAAAAGATTGTTTAAGCATTTTATAGCGTTCATAGCGATTCATATTCATACCAAGATATATAATATTTAATTCTTGGAGTTTCATTAAATATTCATTATATGTAGCTGTCAAACTATCTCTTGTAATATTATCTTTACATCCAACAAACAATCTAATTTCTTTTGCAGGAAAACCAGTTGCAATTATATTAAGTGCATCTGCCTCCATACTATAATCCCAATCATCAGCATTTCTCTGAACTATACGATTCATATATTGATTTAATGCGTTCTGCATTTTCTTGTAACCTTCACGGAGAGGATAACGGATTAGTTCCCATTCGATGTTTCTTTTTACTGCTTTTTCCATAAGAATAAAATACTTATGAGCGAGTTTGCTATTTTCCTTTAATTCTTTAGATATATTACCACCTTTATATCCTATAACCAAAGTAATACTTTTAGCGGTTTCTACCTTAATCTGATATTCTGTTATTTTTTTTGAACCATTATTTGCGATTTCGGTTTGAACCGAATTCGTCATATAACTAATATTTTCTATTAATTCAAAAGTTTTTATCTGGGTTTTAATCCAATCTGTATATTTGTCTTTTACTTTCAATTGTTCCCATAAATCTTTTGCGTTTATCCAAGTATCATTATCTTCTAATAATATTGGAAGTTTCTTTTGGTAATCAAGAATAATTTGAGTATCTTCTGCGGTAAATCCACATTGAACTAGTAGTTGTCGTTTCGTAAATTTTTTAACCATATAACTTTTTGTCTCTCCTTTATTAATCGTTATTTGCAGATAACGCTTTTGTTATTTCATATAGAGTGACTGCTGCAACAATCACCCCAAGTAAGGAGAAATTTTATGAAGCATAAAAATTTCACAAAACGACAGGGTAGTAATCACCCTATATGAAATAACAAAAAAAGAGCTACAGAATTGTAACTCTTCACAAAATTGCTGAAGCCCCAGAGTCGAACTGAGTATCACGCAGGGTATGAGCCTGGTATGGTTTATATATCCGTTCCACCCGCCAGCAATGTGCCTATTGGGACTTGAACCCAAAACCTATCGGTTAAAAGCCGATTACTCTACCAATTGAGTTATAGACACAAGAACAGATGACGATACTACCAGAACAGTAGCACCGCCACCCATATGAGAAAAAATGAAAAATAGAATGAATACTTTCTCGTATTTTCAAATACCCCTTCAGGTTGCCTCCGTAAACGCAATAATATTATGCAAACACCTAGATAAGTCTGAGTCTATGACCCGTCGACCATAAACTTCTTACCCAACAGAAATACATCTGTCTCCGTGTGTATTCGATTGGTTACGAATAACGTTCACCTATCATTCAGAAGTATGTTTTCTTTTATAATATTTGTTTTACTTGCTAATATAACAAATACAGATTCATTAATGTGCTTGTCTTAGGCTACTTGTTCGTCCAACTGGTCTTATACGATTCATTTCTGAATCCTCACGACAAACTGACTTGGTGTGATATTTCCCTTACTTACTCAATTCCTATAGGTTATCAGGCTATAGGCATCAGGGTTGTGCACTGCAGCGCAGCTCTCTATTATATCAGCGACCAGACGACAGCATTTTACTACGTTTACTCTCAGTACATATACTTGCTTTTGAGATTTTATCTTTTATCCTAATATATTTCGCAATATTTCGGACCAAATCCATTCTAAGTATCCCAAGAATTAATTTGGCAGCATCCGTATATTCTCAGCATGGTGACTAAACCATTCTTCACTGAGTTATTTGAAAATACGAGAAAATATTCATTATTGTATTTTTATGTACCCATTGGTTTTATCCAATGGGGATTTTGACTTTTATTATGAAAACAATTTGTCATTAATTCTTCTTGTATAATATGTAGATGAGTTGACTTTTATATTTACATGTTCTGGACAATCAATGTTTTTAAACATACCTTTAGTATATATCCTCTTAGGTATGTATTTTCTTTCTAAACTAATTCCATTCAATATTTTTATAATTATATTTTCAGATGGAGTAGTAGAAGATAAGTGGTCAAAAATAATATCTTCTGCTGATTTAAATATATTTCGAACCGTTGCCACATTAATATCTTCTTTATCTGCTATTTGTTTTATTAAGGAGTCTTGTGTAATAATCAAATGTTCAGCCTACCTCCAATCTTTTTCCGAATTCGATTATGATAACATATCTTATTTTGTAAAAGATAACATTGTACAATATTTGTACATTTAGTTATTTAACGATATGTCTTTCCTATATATACACAAAAGAAAATACGTTATTTACGGATTATTTTATTTTTCATATTCATTATTCATTCGTTATTTACGAACTATTTCAAAAACATTTGCTAACTTAACAAACTTCTTTTATTTCTCATATATTCTTTATGATAGTTCTTTTTATAAATTGTTTTACACAATTCACATCTACAAGTTTTGTTGTCTTTTGAATCAACTTCAATCCATTCACCACAATCAATACATTGAATTATTTTGACTTTTTTACCTGTAATATTCTTTTCTAAATTATTCACAACATATTGTCCATAACAGAACCATAACAATTGTTTGTAGCGTTTCCCTTTACCATATAAGTATTCAACAAGCATATCCGAAATAGTTTCACTAGAATATCCAAACTCGTCAAATTCTTCTCTGATTTTACATGCTACATATCTTAAGTTATCGATGTATTCATCCTTCATATTAATCATATATCTATATTGTTTATTTAACATATCATATAAATTAGATACTTCTTTAGTACAAATAATTTCTGGATTCTCCATCAGCATTTTATAATCAATATTACCAAGGTGCATACCCCTAGTATTAATTGGTTTATTTGGTATTCTATCATAAATTTTATTTACAAAACTCTGATTTCGATCTTTTACCTGGGATTTTTCTTTATCTTTTGCAAATCTAAAGAACGCAGGCAATTTTCCATTTGTGAATTTAGAAATTTGTTCATTAATATCACGAGGAAATTCTGGCTTATATAAGGTTTTAGCATAATCAATCACAAAGTTATTTTGACAACATAATCTTTTTACACAATCAATAGCCTTTTGTTTATCTTCTTCTGATCCATTTATAAATACATCGTCATTCCAAATTTTGGATATATTATTACTGTAAATACCGATGTTTCCTCCGGTAAAAGCAGCGTTAAGTCCAGCGTAAATATTTTTATTGTTTAATTCTGTTGGTTCTGCCTTGCGCATATTGTAGTATAACGGAACAATGCCATTCATATTACGCTCTGCAATTCTAACAAAGGTTTTGTCAGCAACTACTAAACTTTTATCTCCATCAACATCATACATAAGTATTTTACTTATTAAATCATGGGTACTAGCATAAATTCCATTAGTAATGAACCATTCCTTTATTTGCTTTGCTCGTTCACCATAACCCTTATTAGCAACGTTGAATCTAATAGCATGTTCTTTATATAAGTGTGGGCTTCTCAAACAATCCAATTTATCATACTGTTTAAATAGCCAACAAAATACTTCTTTATCATCTAATAATCCTTTTGGTTCATCAATGTGTCCAAACCAATATTCACAAGCTGCATAAAAATCAGGGAGTAAAAATGTATATTTCCCAGTTACTTCAAGTTTTCCACTACGGTACTTTTTAAGAAGACTGTTTTTCACTTCTCGAATAACATCTTTTGCATATGTATCATTCAATAAGGCAGGATACAATTTTACCGCTTTTTGAAATGAAGACATATTTGTATTATAGGGTGTGATACCAAGAATATCCATCATAGTTTCTTTTGAACTACAGATATTACTAATTCGTTCAGACGATTTCTGAGTAAGCAAATCAATTTCCTCATCTGTAATGTTTGTTAGTGTTTGAAGCATCTGATAATTTATCTTTGCATTCTTAATTCTATCTTCTTCAATATTACATTTACCAGCTTCACATTGATACTTTTTAAAATATACCTTGTACTCATCCCAGGAATCGTAATACTTCCACATTTTAAACTGGGATTTTGTAAAGATAATTTGGATATCTTCTTTAATAATATCATATTTTTTTCCGTAAATATCTGTAATAATAGGAGAGTAGTTATTTATCTCTACAAACTTCTTAAAATCAAATACACCTAACAATCCTTTAATCCAAGGGGCACGAAACATAAAATTTTTTTTAGAAATTGAGGGTAGTATCATGCCAGCTCCGTCAGTATGAGGTATTGGAACATAATCTGTTTTTCTTGTAATCGAATAGTCAACATCATCTACGAAGTCAAAAGTACCATATACGTTAGTCTCAAAATCATCAATAACAATAGACTTATCAATATTAAATTCTTTCCACTCATCAGTCGCGGAATTTGTTAGAGCCATATAAGCTAAATGCTTATTAACATTATTCCCTCCTTTTGAATTGATTTTTCCTATTGTCAAACCACACATGATACTTTTTTCAATCTTATTCCACACAGATTCCTTAATAAATACAGCTTTCTTTTTTCGAATTTGTCCTGCAGAAGAAGTAAAATATTTATATTTTTTACCTTTGTATTTAAAACCATAGAATGAAATATCTTTGAATACATCAAAATAATATACTTGGACTACTATTAAAGCTTCTGTTAATTCATCTTGCTTGATGCCAATAATTCTGCTAAGTGATGAATCAAAAACGGAAATAATATTTGTATCATTTATACTATCTTCTTTTATTATCCGAATATGATCTTTGCCATCTGTTAATTCATTTTGAATGACTTTATTTGATAGAAGAGTAAGCAATTCCTCTTTTGATTCTTTCGCTTTTTTTCTTTTGTGCTTAATTAATCTTACCCAATGTAAATATTTAGAAATCATATCATAAGAAGACTCAATAATATCAATTTTTTCAATCTTTTCATTTTTAAGATTCTTAAGATCATCCTCTGTATATCCGTATTGCATTAATTTTTTTTCGATTTCCGGTAATTTGTTCAGAACATAATTACGTTCTTTACGATATTTACAATTCATATTGTGTAAGTATTTTTCATGATTGCTATAAAAATGTCCAGTATCTACAGAATACATATTATATTGCTTGTCTAACAATTTGTACCTCCGTTAAATCCCATTACATTCCCAAAACTCTTCCATTGAGTCATATCCACAGCCGACGATTGAATCGCAGAATAATTTATAGCCATCAGCAGAGTCTTCTGCATCGTCAAGGCACTCATAATAATGATCACATTCTGAACACATTGGTATATCATCTTCGTTTTCATCATCATCAGAATTTTCATATCTACAATGAGCCCAATTTTTTATAAAATTGTCTTCATCACATTCTTTTTCTATTTCTGTTCTTGTATCATATTTGTCAAGAAACTTGTTAAAACATTCATCACATAATACACCATCTATATATTCATCCACAGTTATGCAATCATCGCAAAAATATTCTTTACAATCTTCACAGAAATTAACGTCATAACCGTCATATAATAGATCCTTATCTTGTTCATTATTTGTAATTAAAGGAGTAACATTATTCGGATAATCAAAATCATTGAATATATATCCAATTAGTTTGTTGCAACAATGACAATATAAAGGTTCTCTTTTTGTTATAATAGGAAAATATAACCGAATAACTTCATAAATTGTTGATAATACTTTTTTACTTCCCTTAAATTTATTCGCATTATACCCATCATTAAGTTCATAACAGTTTTTAAAAAAACGTTGTGTATAAGTAAAGTGTATATTGACAATCAAATCGTTGTGAGTGATGTTTAATTCTATAAATTCATTTTTCTTAAAATTGATATTGATTTTATAATTTTTCTCATCAAAATGCTCTAATAAATTTTCTTTTAATTTATTTATATTGTTTTCATAAAGGTAAAACATAATATTTTCATATTTGTATTTCTTCATATAATGCTTCCCTAATATCAAAGATAATCAACCTCCTTCTCAATCCACAAAATACACCGGCACTTTATCAATCCCATTCAGATAAGCAATCTTTACACTGCTAAATCCATCTCTCAAATTGAAATCCTTATCCAATAAAATCTTAGATTCCAATTTTCCAGTCCTAAGATAGTATCTTATCTTGCGTTTCCATTTCTTTTCCCTAATCTTATTTTTTTTATAATTATCAGGTACTTTAATATCCTTTGTCTTTACCCAATACTCAAACTCAGGCTCATATACTCCCAATATTCTTTTTACAAATCTACTAATCCATCTCATATGTCACCTCAATATTTTCCATAGTTTTCACTTCATAACCCAACCATTCTAACAGATCCCTCATTCCACAAAAGCAATCGTAATGTCGATATTCACCGTCACGGTTATCAATATATTCTTCTCCTTCGTAAATTCCTTCACCACAGGCAGAGCAGTAGTATACGGGTTTCCCAGGATAATAATACGGGCATCCAGATGCATGGCTGCCTTCTCTGCCACATATTTCACAAGCCATTTATGCAGCACCTCCTTCCACGGACCCGACACGTTCATATGCATAACCATAATTTGTTGTATAATAGATATCCCGGATTCCCATATCCCTGATAGCAGCCATACAGGAAGGACAAGGACGACTCAACCCGAATGGCTGATCTCTCCGGATGCGATATATGTATAGTTTTACCTTATGAAAATGTATATCCAGGTTCTTTATGGAATTGATACAATTAATTTCGGCATGTAACTTTGGCAGTAATTCATCCCTTTTACAATGATTGCGAGAACGATATCTATTGTAATATTTCTGGGAGGGGTGTGTCTTATTACAATTACACCCAATCCCTATAATATTTCCCTGGTAGACAGCTACACAGCCAACATGTATGTTTGTATAATCGGATATAGAAGCTGCCTGACGGGCTTTTGTAAAATATTTGTAATCTGCTTTATGAAGCATCTGCAAATCTTTCTTCTTCAAGACACTCATTACCACGCTCACAGCACTCATACATATAATCAATTTGCTTAATATATTTATCAAAAAACTTTTTATGGTTCTCATCTTCATGAGTGGCAGCATATTCGACGATTCTATCGATATTGTCCAAAATAGTTTCTTTTGTACCGGAGATGTACTGTGCATCAATATCATATAAATCAACCGAAGCAACTCCAAATCGGAATCCATCCATATTTTTATTTTTCAATCCTATATGTAATAAATATTTTTCTTTATCCTTATCATAACGATATGTGCATTCAACGGAATATCCTTTATATCCATATCTACCTAACCCAATCTCTACTGTGTATCCTTTTCTTTTAATTCTGTTCATCTTGAATTCCTCCTCTTATTTTTAATTAAATTATCTTTCTAGCCAAACTTCCCAATACCCATCATAATATTTTGTTCTCAAAGTGTTAAAATGAAATTTTGCCAAATCCATAATTTGAAATATGTAATAGCAATAATCTCTTTGCCCTTGTCGAATATTTGATAATACATCATTTATAAATGAGCAATATTCTTGCCAATTTGTACATCCCTGATATTCCCCCTTTATTTCTTCATCCCACTTACCAGATTCTTTTGAATATTTCCCAGCTAGTTTAGTGATTTTTTTATGGGGTGTAATAAACATTTTCCTTAAAGCAAATTCTTTTTGCCATTTTTCGTCTGTAAGCCCGGATCTTGGTCTGCCATTTGTATTTGATACCAGTTTCATTTCTCTAAGTTCTTCTAGTGTCATGTGACTGTATCTTTCATATTTCTTTCTCCTTTTTACTTTTTGGTTTAAATGTTGCTCTAAATTTGCTGCTTCTATCTGATTACTAATTCTCTTTTTATTAGGCGAATTAGTATCAAAATCTTTGATGTTAATAATTCCACTGAAAGTGGTTTGATGATTGTTATGTCTTTGTGTTGTGTAATTTTCTGTTATCTGTTGCATTCGTTAGTAACAATTCTTCCTTTCTTTTTATTATTTTTTGCTTTTTTGCTTTGATTCTCATAAATGATTGGTTCCTTTCTTGGAAAATGGATTTATGGTAAAATGACTATGTTAGTAGTTACAATATATACTTCTCTTTTTGCCTAATTTTCAAATCGATAATTTCCACTTTTAATAGGATAAAATTTATCTACTTTATACAATACTAACATTTTGTTCAATGCCCACTCTATTTCTTGATAATATCCTTTTTTGTTCAATACATAAATATTTGGCACATTTTGTGGTGGTTTTGACTTATCCGGTTGTACACTACCTACTTCTTTTTTTATCAGAAGGGCAGGAACGGCATCTGTTGATGTTGTTAAATAATCTATACATTGGTTAATTGTATCCTTTGACATAGATAATTCTTTTGACATACTTTCAATACTTTTGAAAAAAGCTTCTGGATTATTCTCTGCATCATCATATTCAAATCCATCATCCTGTCTTGGCCGGAATCTTATATATGAGTTAATATAAAGAAAAACTGTTATAAGTGATTCTTTTGATAATTTAGTATCTGATGTATATATTGAATCCAATTTTTTACCGTATGCTTTTGTAAAAGAATCTGAAGCATCAAAAACATCTTTAATGATATTAATTTTTATACAATCACTATATCTGATATTATTTGGATCAAAATTACATTCTATGTAATTATTCTCTTTTAGAAATAATAAGCATTTTAATATTTCATAAAAAATCTTTGGTTTTCTTGATGCCATTTTATAATTACATTTTTCAAAAATATCTCGTATGCAAATATACGAATTATCTTCATAAGATCTATTTCTATCTATTTCGCAAAATACAACAAGTAAAATTCTATTTACTCCAAATTTTCTTGGCAAATCGCACTGAATAAACTCATTAGGAATCCTTGTAAAATAGTTTGCACAATTTTTATATTTCTTCTTTTTTGTGTTAAAAATTTTAAAGTCTGTCAAATCAAATTCTTTAGACTTAAAATATTTCCTTTTACTATTGTTATTTTCTTTCATTCGTCTTTTCTCTTTTACTTCATCTAATAATTGGATTTTTTGCTGTGATGCTAATATATATTTTTGTTGTTTGTATGATCTGTATTTTTTCTTTCTTCTTTCCTTACGAGAGTTCAGTGTACGTTTAAAAAAATACAAAAGTTAAAAAATTTTTGGACTTTTTTTGTAAAAAAATGGTGGTCAACTGAACAGAATAAAGATAATAACATATTAAATAAGACAGATATATATGCGCGGCTTTCTGCCACGCATTACAAACCTCCTTTATAATCATTACAGGTTACATAGCAAAGAAGTATATTTAAACTCCAATATTATATACTTCTCTCTGTGAACAAAAACCATATAATTATTTTCGGTAGCCCAATTTTTTAGCTTCCAACCTTGCTTTAGCATTAGCATCTGCCTTTGCTCTTAATTCTGCACAGCCACAGCTGGGAATCCAGGCTTCTATGTGATCAATACATCTCTGATAGTCTCTCTTATGTGTACGTGATATTTTTGATCCAAGTCCTGCATTTTTTCGAGTATCTTTGTAAAGTCTCTGAATAAAAATTTTAAAATATTTTTCTTGTTCTTCTTCCGAAAGAGTGGCTATCATATCAGCTGCTAATGACTTGGTGATTATGCCAGTGTCTAGTAATTCTTTCATGGAATCTGTAAGATTACGTTCTATGCGTAATGCACGTTTTAAATTTGTTTTTGATGTTCCCAGTTGAGATGCTATGTCATCAAGGGATAGCAGAAGACCATTTTGGACTTGTGCTTGTCTATTGCCTCCGTTACCATACCCACACAGTCTTACGTATTCATCTGCAACTTTCCGTTGTTTTGCTTCGCTATTCTTAGGTCTCTGGAAATTTGCGGCTAAAAGAACTTTAAGTTTCTTGTCTTCATCAATAAGATCTTCTCTAATTCTGATAGGAACCATTGGAATTCCTATTGCTTTTGCAGCTTTGAATCTTTGGTGTCCAGATATGATGGTCATATCAGGAGCAACGATGATTTCTGATATAATCCCATCTTCCAAGATTGATTTTTTGAATTCTTCATACTCCTTTCCTGAGATATCATCAAAAAATTCTGCATTGCGTGGGTGTACTTTCAGTACGTTGATAGATACATTTGTTATTTCTTTGCTCATGTAAATTTCCTCCATTAAAAATATTTTCCTTTATATACTTCTATATTTCCTGGGATTTCAAATTAAAATTGATTATTTGTAAAGTTGTGTTGCTTGTCATAATAGAATCTCTCCTTTGCTTTTATTTTACAGACATTTATTACTTCTGTATTTTGAGGAAAATTATTTTGAAAAATCAACATAGAAAGTGGGAAGTCATGATATTGCTTTGAACACGATATAGAGTCCTGTGGGAGTCCTGGCGAAATATATCTACCTGAGATATAAGGAGTAAATTGACGAAATCAAGGGTGAATTTCAATCCTATGGTGGTGGGTGATAACTTGTTAGGGTAAGAGGGTGAAATGGATTTAGATGCTGATTTCTCGAAATAAACCTAACAGAATTTTTATATGGTTATTTACGGGGAGGTGTAGGGATATTTACTCATTATCTAAATCAAGATATATGTTTTTGATTCTCCTAATGGGGATGGAACAAAATATACCCATAGAGTGTTTACCTGGGAAATGGAGATTATATGCGCAAAATACGGGGAGAATTTCAATCTCATGATGTTTAGCTATAATTTGTGTGTTGAAAGGGTAGAAACGGATTTTTGGTATCAATTTCTTAAAATAGAGTAACAAAAAAATACAGTGCGATATTTCTGTTATCATACTGTATTTTTGTCTGTGAAATTTATGAACTTAACCAGTTATTCTCAGGTTTTGCTATCAACCGTGCATTATTATACGCCATATCTAAGGTAATGCATGTATGACCCTGGTACGTATTAGCTGCTTTTGTTACTACTAAAGCCAAATCCGGTTTATCGTCAGAACGTAAACATAATGGGAGTAGTAGTTGCACTTTTCCATCAAAATACTGTGGTATAGCTAATTTGTAATTTGCCGATACTCTTTTTTTCATGGTATCTATGGAGCCGTTGAGGGTATTGATAATATCAGATCTTTCTAATATTTCCTTTGGAAGTCTCTGTCGATTGTCTTCATCTTCTAAAATATGTTTATAATGTACATTAATCTTATAATGCCAGTCGAATAGAAGCAAACTGGGATCAGTGAAATAATTTGTTCTTTCAGGATAATTTTCAATTCCAATTTTCCCTAAATCATATTCAGTTAGAAAAGAGACTGTTTTTTGATTTGTAGCATAAGCATATATGGGTTCATAATATTTGGTAAATAATCCCGTATTAAATAATCTGTAATCTTTGGTTTGTATTATATTCTTTTCAGATTTTAGTTTCTCAACTGTATGAACAATATAATTTGTAAGTATGCCATTATTGGGATAAGTATCATTTGACCAGTTTTCAGGTGTAGCAATGGATGCTAATGATTCTGTATAATCTTTCCAGTTGACATTAAAGAAAGATATAGATTTCTCCTCCTTTTTTTCTTTTGTATTAGATGGTATTAGTATATCATATGGAAATGAGGAGATGCAATCATCACCGGTGATATTATTGTTTCTTTCTATTGCATCATTATCTGGTGGTAATTCCTCTACGTGGAATATGTCATAACATGATATCTTATGATTGTTGCTTGCAAAAATAATTGCAGCTAAAAGATTCACCTCTTCTACAATGCAGGATTCTATACAGTCCTTTCCCTGGCTCCTGAATTTGATAAGATATTTTTTCATAATCATGTTCTCCTTCTTGTTTTTGTAATTTCTTTACCTTTTTCTTCTTTTCTCTGGTGAAAATCATGCAAAAAATTTCCTGGGAATTTGAAAGCCATGAGTATATTTTTATTTTGAGATATAGGATTCTTGAAAGGAAGCTCGGGAATGGCTCGAAGTGAGAGAAGGAGGGAGTAAGGGAAAGTGTTGATTTTGTAGGATTTTTTGGAGATTGAGAGAGGGAAATTTTGTAGGGAGAGAGTAGTGATTTTGCCTGGGAAATTTCTGTTTTGTGTTACGCTCGGGAATTTGATTGAAATTGTAGGATTTTTTGCTGAGTGGGATAGTATTTTTATAGGGTTTTATGGGAAATTGAATTGTCTGATAATTTAATTTTTGTTGAGGTTGAGATGTTTTCTCGAATTGGTTCTCGAACTGCTTGGTGAGTGATTTTATGAATTGTTTGTAATTTTGACACAATTTGGAGTGATGTAGTGATGGGAGAGTGGATGAGAAGATTAATGCCGGCTGAGGTGGATTTTTTGTTGATATTATTTGGATTTTTGAAGGTAATCTGTGTGTGGAACTCATCCAGAACATTCGTTCTAATTTGAAGTGTTTTGTAATGTAAACATACCCCCATAGCATAATAGTGTAGTATTATGGTATATCTGGTTATGAATAGACCATTTTTGCAACTTTAGGACATCAAAAAACCCCTTGCTTATAGGGGTTTCAAGTGTCCGGGGTATGGTTTTAGGTATGGGGGATAGTGATATTTAGGTTCGGTTTTATAAACATATTTTGTATATCTAATTTATAAAATACTTTTATAAAATGGTTTTACAAAAGTATTTTGCATAATATATATTGTACAATAATTTACAAAATAAATCAAATAAATCATCACAATTCATAAAATAATTTGCAAATAATTGTATATATAAAATAATTATCTGATTTCTTTTTTTTCTCCTGGCTTTCCTTGACTCATTGCGCCATCCGATCACCAGATCACATTACTATACCATCATAAGCCCATCATAAGCCCTTATTGCTATATATCCCTATTATCTGCCTTATACGTCCTTTTAAAGCTCTTTAAAGCCCTTATACATCCATCATATCATACATATATAACCATCATATGACACGCCATCATATGGCCGTCTTATACATCCTTATAACCGTCTATCTCTTTATGTGCTCAATATCTTTATTCACTCTGATCAGACAGACATATACCCATATAACCATCATACATATACATATAACTTTATATATTTAATGACATTTGACTATATTTTAATATCACTTTTTCAATCAATATTTTAGGTAAATTATTTACATTATATCCCTTTACATAATGCCTATCTTGTCTCCATTTTTTAGTTGCGTCTTTCCACTTTTCTATTTTACTTCCACGCTCTATTAAAGTATCTAAATGAGAGCATATTTGTTCACGTGTCAATATACCAGACTCCACCACAGCAGCAAGTATTAGATGTCTCTGTTTATCGCTTAAATTGTCTTTAGCTTTTACATTATATCCATACTGATACAATATAGATTCATATTGTTTTATTTCAATGATATCACTATCATTTCTATTCCGTATAGTAGTTTTATCAATAACCTTACAAGCTACAATTCCATCAATTTCTTTAAAATCATTTTTCAGCATAATATACTTATTGCAATTACTGCAATACGATATATTAAGTCTGATAAAATCAATACTACCATTCGCGCTAATTATGGGTATCTGTGCTATTATATCCTTTAAACTATGTTCTTTAGTAGTACATGATATGAGATTAGATAATACTATAACATCATTAAAAGTTAGTTGATTTTCATCTTTTAAATAGCGATAGTCTAATGTAATATTTGTATCAGTAAAATCAATATCATTTATATCATATTGCATAGCAAATATTTTTTTACAGCATTGACATTCATAACCTTCTATTCTCTCATAATTATCTATATTTCCGTCTATATTTTTTTGGTAATCGATGTATAAAGGATATAATTTTACATTGCATTCTGGACACAAATTATCATCAATAACATATAAATATATTTGTGTATCAAATATTACTTTTTGCTCTATTCTTGATGTTATATCAATAATATTTTGTTTCAGTTTTTCAAAATGTTTAATTAATTCTTTTATACTTTTAATGTCGTTTTGTATATCAATAATTATATTATCATCATATATTTTATCAGATAAATTAATTTCAAATATTTTGTGAGATAAATTCTTTTTTATATTCTTTAAATAGCATATTATATCTTGTATATTATTATTAATATTAAAAGCAATATCAGGACACCATTTCTCACTTTTATATTTGACTAATATATCTATAAACTTGTCTATCATGATTTTTATTCCTCATTTGTGGTATATTCAATCCCTTTACTATCTAAATCACGCTTGATCAATTCTTTTATATATGCATTGGCACTCTGTCCGGTATTGGCAAGATAAGCTTTTAACCGTTTTCCTTGCTCAGCATCAACAGCACTATATTTTACGGCAAAGCTGACTGTTTTTTCTCTATATTTCTTGACAGCCTTTCTATTTTGTTCTTTTATTCTCTTTTTCTTTTCTATTTCGTTCATCATGTTTTTCCCCTTTCCTATATGTAATATTCTTCTTTTTGGGCAAAAGGGTAGTATATAACAGTATCATTGTATCATGTGGTTTGTCAATAATACTATTAGATATTGTGCATAATATATAAATGACTAAACTCATTTTAATATGTATATTAGTAATAATAAACAAACATGGCTAAACCCATAAAAAAGACTTGAAAAATGAGTTTAGCCATGATATAGTATAACCATCCCAAGGGGAACACGGTAAAGCAACACAAACCGACATCACCGAGGGATAAAGGTTAAACGATAGGTAAACAGTGGCAGACACTTGAAAGCCTGAGCCCCTAACAAGTCTGACCGAAAGCTACATAAGGTAGGAAGACCGGCGCCTAGCACGTTTCCGGCAGAGCCCCTTATCACTGGTAAGTAATCAGCAAAAAGTTAGATAGGATGAGCTTACCAGTCGAATAACCTAAAGCACCTTGACAATTGAATAAAGGCTTTACACCACATTCACCGATTGATATAATAAAAGTACCAAAGTAAACGGCGCTTACTTATAAAAAGGTGGTGAAGATATGAATAATCAAGAGCTATGTATATTATTAGATTCTATATTAGCTCTACTTGAAACTGACAATACAGAGAAAGCAAAAGAGGTTATAAAAAACGGTATTAAACGTATTGACAAGGGAATGACAAGTAGCAGCAATTCTGACAAAACAGAATAACCTACATCAAGTTAAGGTGTAAAGTCTTTATTCAGTTGTTAAGGGCTTTACACCTTTTTAATATCGTCATGAGGGCTACAGATGAAGGCGTGAGGGCTGCCTATATGGTAATAAGTGCATATATCGCCTAAAATGTAATAAGTGCATATATTGACAGCGTTCTTTTTAAAAAGGTACAAAAATCCTCAACATAATATTGAGACTTGCGAAAAAGTCATTAGTGCCGTGTCACTTTTGGCAAGTAGTGAAAAGTCAATAGTGATATTTGAGAGGCGGTAAATAAGCTAAAAAGCCACCGCATAAGCGCATTAGAGCGGTCACAACGTTAACCCAATAGTCGACAAACATGCGTCTCGCTAAAGTCGTTAAAATGAGCGGTAAACCAGTCAACAAGTCGATGGTTATTGCATTCCGTAAAAAGCAACGTAAACGGACTATAACGACAGAGTCCCACCGTATACGGTGTATATCGTTTCTGTCAATCACATTTTGACAATGACCATTCTTTCCCCGTTGACACGGCAACTAAGATAGAGTGATAGTTAAAAGGTGATACTTCCAAAAGGCAACAAACACTAGGGAAGCAAAAGGACATAAAGACGGGATAATAACCACCGCTCAAACGGGACATAAAAATCTCTACAAGCTTTATGATCTGAGTAGGTATAAGCACTTAGGGCATTACGGGCGAAACCCAGCTGAGAATTTGAAAAAATGCCATGGAAGGACAGAAACGGTATATGTCGGTATACAATCGAAACGGGGTAAAGCATCGAAAGTGTCAGACTTTACCCCAGGAACCCCTAAACATGATATCAGATAGCAAGGCTTCCCGCGCCGGTATCGTAAGTATGAGTATATGAATACGTGCTCAGAAACTAATTGCTATAAATTATAGGGAAAGTCCGGTCAATTGGACTCTAAAAAAGATTGTGATGGCAGCGAAAAGTTATACATCGGCGAAGAAGTCGGTTTATTTGAGGACGGAAAAACTTTTACAAAAATCATTAAAATAGTGATTGACAAATCACTAAAACAGTGATACTGTGTATTGTGTAAGGAGGATATACAGGAATGGCAAGAAAAGCAATGTCGATTCAGATTGACGAATCCTTACAACGTATCTTTAGAGATAAATGCAAAGCTGAAAAGTTGAAATATAGCGACGTGGCTGAAGCATTGTTGCAAGCCTATGTTGATGGGAAAGTAGACGTTAAGGTTGAAACCAGATACACGGTAACATCTAAAGGTATGGAGGATTGAGGATTAGAAAGAAAAATCCCCATCTTCCAAAGAAGATAGGGAAATTTCCTAGAAAAGCGTTAACTCTTCTACCTTAAGCAAGTGAAGTATAACGCATTTCTAAAGAATTGTCAATTCTGACAATGGAAATTCCCGAAAAAAGTCATTTATATAATTACCTTAATTTGGTATGGTTCTGTCTTAATTTGACGGAAATATAGATGATATCAAAATCCCTGTACATTGACAATTTAAGGGTTGATTTCTGAAATTGATGCTAAAATGCCCATATGGGGCGGCTAGAAATTAAGAATCGCGTAATCTGCCAGAAAAGGTTACTGGGTAGTTGCTAACCATCCTCATAAGAATATGAAAAGGGGAAAAGTTAACAGGCTAGAGTTAAGTCTAAGGGCTGAAATTGCCCGACCCCACCGCTGATTTTACAGACTGACAGACTGTAATTGAGAAAAAGCGGGATAAAAATACATATAGAAAATAGAAACATGTTCACATAGATTTAGCATAGAAAAGGCGGTGTAATTATGTTATTTACATATGTTAAAGTAGCAGATAATATTAAGGCGTGCGTCCGTGAAGAAATCGTTAGTTGTAAGTCAATTGATCTGGTTTCAGCAGCAGTACGCTATGAAGGACTGGACATGACAAACACACTTTTGAATGAAAAAGTAGCATCTCTGACTAAATCTTTACAGGATGAAACTTTATCTGAGGATGAAATAAATGGAATCAAAAGGAAGATCGAAAAGCTTGAGGAAGAAATTAAGGATAACTTTAAGACAATGCAAGCATTAAAGCCGAGATGGGAATATACAGTCAATCATATCGCAGAATCTCATAATGAATATGTAAAGAATGATGAATATGCCGTTAGAAATGTTTTGAGACTTACAGCATGTCAGGAAAATTCTAAGCTTTATAAATATGTGGTTATGAATAGGATTGAAAACGTGCAACTGTATGAAGCAATGGAACGCATTCATCAATTGGAAGACCGTGACATTGATGAGATGGGATGTTTAGTTGACGGTGAAAATCAACGGAATGATTATTCTTTCTCAGCTGCGGAGATTGGAAAAATTATAAAGTCTCTGTTTTCACTTCCAATTGAGACAGATATGACAAAAAAGATCAATATGAAATTTAATAAGACAGATTTAGCGTATATACACAATTTATATGTACGTTCTCTGAATGTTAGATTTTCAAGAATTGGTAAAAGCAATGAAATCAGGTATGAAGGGCGTACACTGAAGACGTTGATTCAGCGCAAGAGAGATAAAGAAGGGAAAACTACATATGATTTCACACGGTTTTATGAAGTGATCTCTAAACTTGCAATCGAATACCTTGTAAAATAAGGAAAAAAATCAGGACTTGTCAAGTGGCAAGCCCTTTTTAAATAAGAGGACGGAAACACTTATAAAAGCGGTCAATTGCTTTATAAAAAGGAATGTGATGTCAACGCGAAGTAATATATAGTGCTCAAGATCGGCAATGCACTATAATAATTGTGCCGGCATTGTGGCAGCTTGTACATCTGCCATTAAAAACAGATTGTACACGCAATGGAAAAGCGCGTTAGAATTTAAATGCTGGAATGGTCAGACGGTGTGGAAATTCAAGGAAAGTACAGTAAAAGCCATCAGGATAAAAATAAAGACCGTTAGGGAGTCCGTAAATCCCTGTGATATAAAAAAGATTGGAGAATCACACGACACGGCGTCATGCGCTACTATCGTAAGATAGCATCACGGAGATAATAAAATAAGTCTCATATTCCTAAAAAAGTGTGGGACTTTTTTCTTTATAGAAAATATAAATATAAATTATACAGGAGGACAATATAATGACAAGATTAGAAGAATTAGAAAAGATTTTAGAAAAAGTCTGTAGTCAGTATGAAGCTGATTGCAACAGATGTCCAAAAAGAAAAGAGTGTGAGGAGTATTCACATCTTTATTCTGAGCAGATGGAATATTAAGTAAATTTAAGATTTCAAAGATTTTAAGATTGATATCCCTAAAAAGATATTGGTCTTTTTGTTGAAAAGATGGAAAAATTAAGAAAGTAGAAGGGAGATCACAATTATGACTACATATTTTACGAACTGCAAAACAGCAGAAGAAGCAAAGCAAGAATATAAAAGACTTGCGCGTGAATTGCATCCAGATTGCAATACGGAAGATACCACAGCGGAATTCCAGAAGATGCAAGCGGATTTTGAGAAAGTATGGAAGAGATTGAAAGATATTCATACTAATGCCCAAGGAGAAACCTATACTAATACTAAAGAAACCAGTGAAACGGCAGAACAGTACATGGATATCATCAACACACTGATGAAAGTACCTGGAATCGTAATCGAATTGTGTGGATCCTGGTTATGGGTAACCGGTGATACTTTCTCGGCAAAGTCCATCTTAAAAGAATTACATTTTATGTGGAGTCGGAAAAAATCTGCCTGGTATTTTCATTTTGAACCATATAAGAAGCGTGGAAAAGTAGAAAGAAGTATGGAAGATATCCGGAATATGTATGGTTCTGAACGTTTCCAGACTCGGACAATGGAACCTGAGATGATTTCAGCATAAGGAGGGAAGAGCATGAATTATCTTGAAATGATAGAAGAGTTAATGGATATGGGACTAGATGAAGACACTGCCTGCAGAGAAGTATACGCGCAGATGTATCCAGAAAATTATAATCCGGAAGATTATGAGTAAGATTTTTAGACTTGTGGCCGTAAGAAGTCGCAAGTCTTTTTTATGGAAAAATCAAGGAAGGAAGTGAAGAGAATGAAGAAAAGAATAGTATTGGCATTGTTGGCGGGGTTGATTGTATTGGATGCTGGAAAGATTGCATTTGCAAGGCACGCATACACGGATCCGAAGAAGGTGGATTCTGTAGACTTGGAGAAAGTAATCTATGCGGAAGCGGAAGATGGATTGACACTATATTTTGAAGATGGCACGAGTTGTCATTATAAATAGCCTGCAAATAAAAAGTCAATAGAAAATTGAATATTTTTTGAAAAAGTTTTATGTAGGAAAAATGCGTACAACAACCAGACCACCGTAGAACGCTGGTTTTGTGAATTGCTTGAGTTATGTAATTTCTGCTATTGTGGAAGGGAAGCCAAATATTCTTTGACTCTTCCGTAATAAATCCGGAGAAACTTATTTGCCCCGGCTGTCATGTAGACATAGTAAGCCTTGCCTTGCGCACGTTTCTTGTCCATGAACAAATACACGGGGTCATCTTGTGGCTTGGTCTTAATTAGAACGTCCATGACCTGAAATAGGGTCTTACGGAGCGCGGGGGAACCATGTTTTGATGCATGGACACTTTTTTGAGAGTAATCCCCGGATTCATTTACACCTGGGTCAACACCAGCAAATGCGGTAATGGCGTTCCGATGGGTAAAGCGTGCCACATCTCCGATTTCTGCTATTAGCTGTGGACCCAGGGAGGGGCCTACGCCTTTCATCGCCATAACGACAGAGTATTCTGGAAGCTTGGCTGCGGTTTCGTTCATTAGAGAACGGAGCTGTTCAACAGTTCGGGATGCAGTATTTAACTGCTCAACCGCCTGTTTGATGATACGTTTGGTAAAGACATCTTTTGGAAGTACAGAAACCAGTTCCTTGGCTGTTTCATAGATTTCTTCAGCTTTTGTTTTGCTGAAGTTGTACTTCTTGCGGTGACACCACTTTTGATAGTGGTCAACAAAAGCGTCCGCAGACATCTTACGGACACAGTCTGCATGCCAGTAGCAGTCCGCAAAGTCAACCCATTTCTGGCTTCCGTCTTCGCGGGCAGGGCTGTCAAAATAGGTGTTTACACCGGGATAAGTTTGGTCAAGAAGGCCGATCAGATTGTTTTTCATGGCAGTCTTGTGCTTCATGTAGAAGCCAAACTGGCGGTTCATGGTCTTTAATTGATTGCGTAATTCATCCATAAGACCATATTGTTTCAATTTTGACCATCTGTCAAGTGTATAGCGTGCGATTTTAAGGGAATCTGCTTTGTCGGACTTTACTTTCCGCAGGGAGTTGTCTTCGTCCTGATAATGACGTATAAGCTGTGGATTTACAGCGCTGACAAACAGACCGGCAGAGACAAGCTCATGGGCAATGGTCTCATAGTAATGTCCGGTACACTCCATGACGATACGAGATTCTCCATCAAGGGCTCTGATCCGATGAATCAATGATCGGAGATCCTTGGATAAATGAGATACTTCAAAAGGTTTGGCCACGACTTCACCGCCTGGGCGGAGGATGGAAACCATGCTTTTACGTTTGGAAACATCAATACCGATAGCGTTCATATTCATATATTATGTCACTCCTTCTATTGTAAGCAATGGTAAGGACCAGTTTTACTCATTGCCGATTCAATCTACTGTGGTGTGACGCGGACGCACCTTTGTGGGCGGTTCAACCTGCATAAAACGAATGCTGCGAATGAGGAGCTGGTTATCAGACTATTTAACGGACGCGAAGTCCAAGGAGGAATCCGATATACCGATTGCTCTCTACATTCTAACAGCTAAAGCAACAAGATGGGTAATTCCTTACTGGCTGTAAGGGAGATTAACCATAAATATATTGTAGTAGGAAGAAAGAGAGGTTTTTAGAATGTTCCAGATGCAAATACAGATTCCCAGAATCACATTGAATCCATTTGAAATTATGGGTAATGAAGAGCTTAAAAAAGAACTTGACCGACAGGAAAGCGCCATAAAAGATACGTGGAAGAAAATATACAATGCAATATCGTCTGGTAAGAATAAAATAGCTTACTGGGACACTTGTAAGGTGGAGAAACCGGAATATACAAGCTTTATGCGGTATGCTCTTCATCGTTCTACCCAAAAGATTGGATTTTTGCAGTTGTCTGTTATGGAAATCAGGAACGGTGAAATGATACCGACAGCTGACAGCCAGCACGACAGCGCAGAGGATTTTATAGAACGTAGGGCATGGTCATCAGGGGCGAAGATGGTAATAGTTAGGTAGGAAGGGAGAATATATTATGGATAAATCACTATTAGAGTTACTAAGAAAAGAAGAGACAGAAATGGTAGGTCTTAAATTTTACAGAAATTCGGCAGCCGAATTTATCAGTCATGCGAAAAATAAAGATGAAGAAGCTTGGTATAGAATTGCTTCGGAGTATGAAGAGAGAGCTGAAGAATCCGAGAGAAAATTAATAGAAATCAGAAAAGACTTAAGAAAATATCTTTCTTTTCTAATGGAACTGGGAGAATAATAGTATTAGTTACCCGATGAAAGGGATATTTGAAGGGAGAAAACACAATGAACAAAAGGCAGATACAGAAGTATAAAGTATCTGCCTTTTATAGTAGTTTGAAAGCATTAAATAAGAAATAGCTTGAAAATGTAGTGAATTCTGATATAATAGAATTGAGAAAAATAAAGGAGTATTGAGTTATGGATAAATATTATATTGTTGAGGAGCAAAAAGGAGAAGTTAAAAAATATAAAGAATTTAATTCGGAAGAAGAAGCTGTGCGAATTGCGGAAAACGAATGGAATAATTTCACAGACCAAGAAAAAAATATTCGTGATTGCTATAGAGTATGTCGAAAAACAAATGATAATGATTGTATTTATTGCATTATTAGAGATTTTAAATTAGTCTGAGGAGGCGAGAGAGATTACTATAAAGCAAAAAGTTGAATCAGCATGTGCAATGGCAGGAATTTCTGTCACTGAGTTAGGCGCAAGAATGGGAATGTCTCAACAAAATATATCAAAACGGTTAAAAGTTGGAAAATTTACGCAGGATGAACTTGAGAAGATGGCTTCTATAATGGGATGTGAGTACCATTCATTTTTTATCTTTCCTAATGGAAGCAAGGCAGAATAAGCATTATGTATTGATTGCATAGTGCTTTTTAAATTGTTTAATTAACAACTAAAAAATAGAAAATAACAAATATATAGTTGACACAACTAAAAAGTTGTGTTATTATAATCTCAACAAAAACAACTAAAAAGTTGTTATAAAAGTTGAAATTGCCACCAACAACTATAAAAAATGAAAGGTCTTGATGTCAGACCGACGCAGAAAAATATCATCGTCTTGTATGTTCCGTCCGTCGGTAGAAGTCCGACGCTGATAAGCATGAACGAAACGGAAAACAGAAATATATATAATAATGAAGAGAAAGGATTGAGATAATGAAGCTAAGAACAGATGGATGGTATCAGGCTGATAAAGGAAAACATTTTGTACTTACGGAGAAAGGAAAGAAAGAAGTAGCAAGTTATCGTTATAAAGCAGTTGGTGAGCCTGTAAGTGAATATGATACGGAGGCAGTAGGATGGAGTGTTGATGAAGGATATGAAATTGAAGTCAATATTCCAGACTGGATCACAAAAACAGGATATGAAGTTGTATATAATCACGGAAATTATACGTTACATGCTGGTAATCCAATAGTATTCCCAGAAAAGGAAATAGCTGAAAAATATAAGAAATGCTATCAGGCTTTACCGTGGATGACACATGACGTATATATTCGAGAAACAATCTTTGAAGGAAAAGCATTGAAAGAATGTCGAATACATGACGGAAAAATGGTATATAACAAAGATTGGTATTATGGAACAAGTGCATTGGAGATTGGCGATCTTGTAGAAGATGAAATTGTAGATGATTTAATGGATTGTTTGCCTCCTGTCTGTATGAGAAACGATTGCTCACAGGTTGGAGAACCATTTAGCAGCAGAATTGATGAGAACGGGAAAGAAAAATATACATTCGACACATTTAAACGGGTTAATTCTGAAATATGGGAATATTGCGGTGATTGTTTTAAAGGTGAAAATGTACAACATGGAACTGAGCGGCTATATACTTAGAAAGTGAGGATTTATATAATGGAAAAATTGAGAATGACAAGAAATGAATATCATGAACATTTACAAAAGTGTATATCACGGGCATATGATCCACATGATAGGTATACTTTTGAGGATTATAAAAAAGAAGATATTGAAATCATTCCTTTAGATTTATCCGCATATCCGCAAGTTAAAGAAGATACAGCAAAATATATCAATGCAGTATTTGATGGAGAAGATACGGACAAAAATGGGAATTATATGTTACGTGGCTTTATTTATGATAGTTTGGAAAAGTGGTACAGAGATAAAGAAAATCTTAAGCTGAATTATGCCCCGTATGGATTTTATTATTCTGGTTTCGGATTTAATGATGAAGAAATGCTGATCTATACATGGTGTGAAGGTGACACAACATTAACTCTTTTTAATGATAGGGAAACTTATCAGAAAGAAAGAGAAGCTACAGAAAAATGGTTTGATGAAAATTACTAGGATAGGAAGGTAGGTATTTATTTTGATGAAATATACTACAAAAAGAACTGGAAAAACAACATGGATTTATGTAACAGATTTAAATCAAAAAGAAGAAACACTCACGATTGAATTGACAGAATGTGAAAATCCTGGAGGCAAAAATTCTCTTCCTTATTTATGGTATAAAGCAGGATATACCGATAATATTTTAGATACATATTTATGTATTCATACTTATTGTAGAGACTCAGAAGGACAATGTTATGGTAGATATAATCCACAAACAAAAATAAGAGAAGATGGAAAAGGAAGTGTTATCAATTTTGATTGGATGTTTGAGAACACGGAAGAGAATAAACAGAAATTAATTGATAAAGCAATTCGTCTTTTTGAATCTGCAACGGGGAAAAGTGCAACACAGGAGAAAATGGAAAGATGTGAAAAATACGCATATGAAAATGGGTTAGATATTGTAACTGAAAAGCCGGAAGGGTGGCATGAGCTTCGAGGTATTGTATCACCTGATGGAAGTGTAGTTATTACAAATTGGAAAACAATCCGAGATAAAAATTATAAAAAGGCATTGTTTATATTTTGAAGGGGGATAGAACTATGAAGAAGATTTTGAAAGCTTGTGCAGTAGGAGCCATGATTTTTGGTTCCTACTTTTTAGGAACTACTCAGATAAAAACGAAGATAATACCATACATCCCGGAAGGATACATTGCACTTGATCAGTGTATTCCATTGGAAGATATTGCATGTTGCTTCATAGGAGAATATGATTATCCATGTTTTGAATTGAAGGACGTTGGAAATCAGTTAGACGATCCTGAGAATAGAAGTTATGCGGATATCATGGAGAGCCTGGAGAATAAAGTAGCAGATAGTATTGATATGCGTGTGAATATGAAAGATGTAATTGATTATAAAGCAACAGAAGAAGGAATTCAATTTCATTTTAATGATGGAACGAGATATTATTGGGAACGGTAAAAACAATTTTATGAGTAGTTAGAACGGCTATGGAGAATATATATCTATAGCCGTTTTATAGTGCTCATAAAAGCAAAATAAAAGGGGTGAAAAGTATGAGTGATAGAAGAGATTTATTAAATTATTGCAATTTGAATTCCACGGATGATGTGTGCAGAGAAAATAAGGCTAGTTTATACAATTCTCAGGAGAATACTTATACAGTAGTTATTCGTTGTGGAGTTAATCCCTTCATAAACTTTGAAGGAAAAAAATATTACATGCCAGGAAGGTGAAGAAAAAATGGAAGGAAATAGTTTTGTTGTTGCAGAATATGATTATTACACTTTGGATCAGGCAAGAAGAATCATCCAGGAAGAAGAACGGCAGAAGAAAAAAGAAGAAAGAGACTGTTATAAATCAGTTGCCACTATGGTAATTATTCCAATCTTGTTTCTGATACACTGGATAGTATTTGGATATTGAGGAGATAAAAAAATGGAAGGGAAAATCAAAAAAATAATTTGCAATTGGAACGAATTTGATCTGCATGAGCTGGATAAAAAGTACAATCTTATCGATTTCGGTGAAGATGAAAAGTATCCAGGATATAAATGGTTTTATGATCTGGAGAAAGATGTAAACGTATATGTTAGGTAATGAATGGAGGAAACAGAATGATTTTAACAGAATGCAGCGTAAATAATTTAGAAGAAGAAACAAATCTTATGAATAGCCTTAGAGCTGACGGATGGCAGTATATAGGTCAGTCGTTGGATTTGATTGTTATGAGAAGAAATGATAAGCTAAAGGTGATACATAGAAATGTGAGGTGCTTAAATGTTTATGACGGCGAAGGAAATAGCAGAATACATGGTAAAAGTCGGGATGTTAGAATGTACGTATGATAATTATACATTCTATATAAGCGATCTGGTAGAAAGATTAAAAGTAGAGTTTATTGATGTCATAAATATGATAGATGTTATTTTGCATGAATTGGATAGTATGGAAGAAGTTGCAGAATGCTCATTTGAAAGAGAGGGATATTTTTATATTACATTCTATACAGATTCTTGTAGTAAAAAGAGAATACTTAGTGAATGTATGAAAGATGCTCTTTTGAATTTGAAAAACGCCTGGGACGATTGTGTCAAGATTATAAGCGAGATGAATACGCTTATAGATGTGAATGATTATATCAGTGGGAAAGATTCAGAAGGGAAAGAGATTTATCCATTTGGCAGATCCTTTGATGAAATAGACGTGGATAGGTGGGTAGAAGGTATGCTTTCTAGGATAGAAGAGGAGAAACGTTATGAGGATTACAAAATACAATGTTGAATTGAATCAGAATTTGCAAAATATGATCGTGAAAGAAAGTAGTTGTAATTATTCTGCAGATAGGATGGATAGCCCAATAAAAATAGTTGATATGATGAATAATATTTTTAGATTGAATAGGCAGGCTGAAGAACATTTATATATGTTGGCTTTCAATGTAAAGTGTAGATTACTTGGTGTTTTTGAGATATCACATGGAACGGTCGATTGTTCATTAGTTACACCAAGGGAAATTTTTATAAGAGCATTATTATGTGGGGCTTCTGGGATTATATTAATTCATAATCATCCATCTCAGGATACTAATCCATCAAGAGAAGATATGCAAGTATACAGAGGAATAAAGGAAGCTGGAGAAATAATAGGAGTTCAATTATATGATAATATTATTGTAGGATCGGATTATTATAGTTTTAAAGAGGAAAATATATTGGAATAAAACTACTGTTTAAACGGAGGAATTACAATGGAAATCAAAATATTACATGATGATTTTGGAAATACAGCTACGATATTTGAAAAAATGATACTCCCATATAAAGGAGCAACGAAACAAGAGAAAGCTTACGTTCTTTCGTTAACGGCAGATTACGAAATGGATTTTCTGTATTTTAGATCTGTATATGAAAGTATGGAAGATGTTAACGCTCAATTGGGGAAATTAAGTTGTGGAACGTGGAAATAATTTATAATCAGTTAGAAGGCATTAACGAAGAATATCGTTAGTGCCTTTTATAGTGGTTATAAATAAAAACAAACACAGAAGTATATTATAGAAAGGATGGTTTGAAATATGAAAGTCATAGAACGAGCAGTAATGCCAAACGGGATAGAAATTCAATTAGAAGATTGGAGAGACAAAAACACTAAAGAATATCCTGATTTATATGGATTTACTATAGGGGCTTATCCGATAGCAAAGAATACAACTAAATATAGATGGACTGAAAGTGGTCAAAAATTTAGGATTGATATTTCTATGAATCAGTATAGAGACTATACAAATGAAGATGTGAAAGCAGATTTTGAAGCATTAAAGAGTGGAGAAAAGTCCTTGAAAGATTTAAAAGATCGCTTTTGGAATGGCGAAAAAGATATGTGGTTGCTTGGTATGAATGTTGAATATAAGGGATGGTAGCTACGAAACAATGGGTTCATGTGAGGAGAGATCATAATGGATAGGGATAGCATAAAATATTTATCAAATTACATTAGTCTTACAGAAGATATTAAAAAGAAAATTGAGAAACATGCTAAAAGATATGGAATCAAAGCGGAAATTTGCGCATGGTATCAGAATTTAAAAGACTTTTATTCTGATTGGTGTAGTGAAAATATCGGTTATACAAAAACGGAAGCGAAAAGATTGTTACATGGTGGAATTGGAGAATTTATGTATTTACCTAATAAGTTAGGTATTGTACGTTTTGTGATGTAGAAATGGAGGAATGATTATAGATGGTTGATAGAAAATGTGAAATTTGTGGTAAACCGACAGCGGATGGGATTTTATATTGTTCTGATTGCAGAAAACATATGGATTATTGTAATGAAAAATGTGATCCATATGGAAAACTGGGAACATGGGACGATTGCGAAAAATGTAGTAAATGTGAACACAATATGCACTATGTTTACGGGTTGAATTAATGGTTTTATTATTAGAAAGGTGAATTTATAAGTAGGAATTATAAGTATGAAGTTATCAGATAAAGATAAAAAATATCAAAGATATCAATTTGTTGATTGGAATGGATCGCCTGTAGGTGTAGAAAATACGGATAATTTAGATTCTGCCGTTCAGAAGGCAATTGATTTTCAGTGCGAAGTAATAGATACTCAAGTACCATCTGGAAATCAGATTGTTTATTCAGCCTGGGATGGATGGAATCTTGACTATGATTTTTATAATGAAAGTGAATCAAGAAGAATTATGGAAGGAGTAAACTATGAATAACAAAATAAACTTTACACAGGAAGAATTACAATTACTTTATGCAGCTTGTATGAGTTATGGGGATAAGTTGTCTCAAATACTTAAAAGTATTCCAGATGAAGAAAAGATGATACTTGATAGTTTATCGAATAGGGCAAAAGATAGTTGGAACCTTGCACAGAAAATAACATCGTATTTGAAAGAAGGTAACGCTAAAAAAGAGAACAAATTAATAGAAGTAGTGGAAGTTTGTCCACATTGTATGAGTGAAAACGTTCTATTGTGGAATTCTGAAAAAGATGGATTTGAATTTACATACAAACATTGTGGCGAAAAGATAATGTTGTGTAGTGAATGTCTCCGTGCAGAAGATAATAAAGAAGAAAAATGTGATTGGTGTCAAGAAGATGGATGTTTTAGGAAACAGGAAAGAAAATAGTGATTCTGAGTGGAGAAAAAATTATGTGGAAAGATGAATACTGGGATAATGATGGTGAATTATATAGGGATATAAGTAGAGAAGATGACTGGATTTCTAGTAAAGAAGTTGGTAGATATGAAATTGTATTTGATTTTGAAGGACAAAGATATTATTGCTTTATAGATGCAATTAATATGGCAGAGGCTTTGGGTATTTTCTTTGTAAATCATGATACTGTAATGTATGAAAATATTGTAGATCACATGGAAATTTAGGCAATAAAAACACAATTTGAAGGGAGAATATTAAGATGAAAATTTATATTATAGAAAGAGATAATCCACAATACAGACCTGAACCGGAAGTATTCCTTGACGGAAATAGGGCTGTAAGTATGGTAAAAGAAGAATATAACAATCAGATGAAAGAACTTGAGACGTCTCAAGAAAAAGCAGACGCCGGATATGGCGGTTATGGATGCTATTGGAATTTTGAAGAAACTGATTTTTGTGGTGATGCACTTATTGATAGCGACTGTGATGGTGATCGTTGGGAATGGAGAATCACAGAGCATGAATTAAAAATTTAGTGAAGACTGAAAATCAGGATTTCAATGGAGAAACGGAGGTAAATTATGACATTTAGAGAATGGTTAAAGTATGTGGCACAAAATAGAAATTCAAGAGGGTTGTTTCCAAAATTAAAACTTAAAGATGGTACTGAATTATCAGTACAAGCTTCAGAGTTTCATATGTGCGATCCTGAAGAAAAACTGGAAAATGGAAATTATGAAACTGTTGAAGTATATACAAGTGAAGAGGAAATAGAAGGTTTTGCCTTTTTATATGAAAATTCTCCTGGTACTTATGGACATGTTCCAGTGGAACATATGGAAGAAATTTGCAAAATACATGGTGGAATCTGTTAAAGGCAATAAAGTCGGAATTTCAAGACTATAAATAGATAGAGAGGATATGTGATGACAATTAGAGAAGCAATAAAAAAATACACAGAAAGCAAAGCGAAAATTTTGGGTAAAGAAATTTCATATGTAATAAATAATACATCTTTATGTCTTATAATACCAATGAATAATGGTGTAAGGATATTTATTGACTCACATCCTGAGTTTGATTATTTTAAAAAGGATTATCCGTTAGAAATGGCGAATAAGAATAATGTTTTTAGAAGGATTTCTTTTGAAATACTCGACGAAGCAGAGCCTATTATTCCTAAAACTATGGAAAAATATATAACACGAACTTCAGCAAATGGTGTATTATATTATATTAAAGCTGCAAAAGAGTGTATTATTAATGAGTTTATAAATTACAACGATGGGATTGATGAAGAAAAACTTATTAGTAATATAAACGAATTATGGAATTAGCAGATAAAACTCGTATTTAATTTATGAATTGGAGGGAAATATAATGAGAGCATTCGGAACAGAGGAGTATGGAAATAAGGATGGATTTAAGGTTATATGTAGTAGATGTGGGAAGGAAGCAAGATTGGTTCCTATACACCATTATAAGGAGGATTATCAAAATCCAAAGATTACGTTGGAATTAAGGTGCACATGTGGTAATAAGTATGGTGCGACAATACACTCCTATAGATAATTATTACATATTTAAGTATAGGAAAGGAGAAGATAGTATGACAAATTATAAACCCAAACATGGTGATATGGAAATGTGGATGATATGTGCAGCAATAGGGGAAAAACATGAGTTGATTGATAAAATGAAAAAGGAGGAAGATGGTAGTTATCCTGTTATTTTTTCCGTTGGTGGAATTGAATTGGATTTTAGTAAAGTGGCAAAAAGGGTTGATGAGCAAATATCTGAATTAGTTAAAAGTAAAGCAGAATCATTATTGAATGAAAAATACGGTAATCTAATCGGAGAAATAATGGATATTCAAGAAAGAATTGAAGCCCAGAAGGATAGATTATTTAAATATGATTGGGAGTAGCATTTAAAAGTTATATATGATTTGAAATTGGAGGAAAATACAATGTTGAAATTTACAATGAATAGTAAAGAACTGAAAAAAATGATAGATAAGGGAGTAGCTGCTATTAATAAAAAGCTAAAAATTTCTACGCTTACCAGATTATATTTTCAAGTAGATGCAAATGGAATAGTTAAGATTCTTGGTACGGATTATGAGCATTATGCGGAAATAAGAAATGATAGTGCATGGAATACAAGTCCTGGTGTACTTGGTATTGATGTAGATGATCTGAATATCATTACAAAAATGAATGGTAATATTACACTGGAAGATATTAGTACGGAAAAAGAAAATAAAATCAGTGTTAAAGTAGGAAATAAGTGTATTACTATTCCACGGTATGAAAATACGGATATATTTTTACCATCAAAAAATGAAACAGAAGAGTGTATTCTTTCTGTTAAAGAGTCCTGGTTATTAGATACTGTTGTCAACCTGTTTACTCATACTAGCAATAATGAAAGCAATAAAATGATGCAAGTATTCAATTTCAATACAGGTAGTAAAAGAATAGAAGTTCTTGATGGGCACAGGATAGGAATGAGATCATTAAACAATCAAGAAATTGAGAAAGAAAATGAAAGTGTTCTATTGCATAGAAAATGTATGCCAGTATTTAAAAAGTTATTAGACAAAAAATCAGATAATAGAATCAAAATATACCAAGATAAAAAATATATCAGAGTAGAAGGTGACAATTTTACATATATTATCAAAAGAGTTGCTGGTCAATATTTTAAGGTAGAACAAATGTTACCAAAAGACTACGAATATTCATTTAATGTGGTGAAAGAAGATATTTTAAATGTAATGAAATATGATTGTGATTTATTAAAAGGATCTGAAGTGAAGAAGCCGGTAGTCTTACATAGTGAAGAGGGAATATTATATACATATTTGCGAACGTCAAGATATGAGGCATTTGATGTTTTGAATACTAAAAATAATCATATGAAAGATGATTTTTATATAGGATTTGACCCGAATTATCTTGCAGAAGCTTTTAGTATAGTTGATTCGGAAAATCCATTATGTCAGGGAGTTAATAATAAAGGACCATTGATGATATATGGGGAAGAATATGGTTTCCTAGTGTTACCAGTAAATATCAAAGGCTTAAATATTGAAGAAAGTATGAATGCTTGTATAACAAGGAATAAAGCCGCATAGGAGGAAATAATAAATGTCAAAATATAAAGTAGAAATTGTGGAAACATATAGAAGATATGTAGAAGTGGAAGCTCAGGACGAGGAGGCAGCCTGGGATGAAATTACTAATAAAGTTGAGGAAGGGATCATTGATTTACCTCGTGATGGAGAAGATTATAAGTATGACAGAGATTTGTTTGTGACGGAAGTTAGGGGAAATGAGTGATTGGAGGAAAGCAATATGAAATTAGTAAAATGTATAAATGAAAGAACAACATATCCTGGACAAATAACAGTGGGTAGCCGGTATTATATGGATAATGATAGTATCTGGAAAGATTCAGACGGTGATGAATATGCCACATTTTATACGTATCATATTCCAAGCGAAAAATATAAATTAGGACAATTTAAAACTTCTCACTTTGAGCTTGAGAGTGAAGAAAAAAAAGGATGGACGGTAACTTATATTCCTTGGGAAGATATGGAAGGAAAACCAAGGGTGGCAGGTCGTTTTAAAACAACAAAAGAAAAAGATGACTTTTTGGATAGTCTTTATGAAGAAGGTAACGGTTGGATGGAGGAGGAACTTGCGACATTAAGCATTATCAATGATTATAATTATATGTTGCCTAGATAAAATTCGCATTTTATTGAATGTTTGGGAATTTTTATGTTGACAAACGGATATACTATGTATATACTTAAGATATGAGATATATTTCATCATATATAAAATCATAAGATAAGAGATTAAATGTACGAAGATACAAATATCACAAAAGATAGTACACAAACGAACAGAGAGATAGGGATAAATATGGAAATGAAAACAAAGGAGATAACAAAAGATACAATTTTTAATTTTACAACAAAAACTACAATACGGAGGTGGGGAAATAGTCAGGGAATCAGATTGTCAAAGGAAGTATTGGCGCAAATGAATTTAAAGGAAGACGATACAGTCGTGATAAATATATATGATGGAAAAATGACTATTGAAAAAATCAATAAGCCTAAATATCTTAATTTACAAGAAAGGTTGGAATCATTCTACAATAAACCGATAGACGAAATTTATATCGAAAGTACACAAGAGGTTGACGTAGGTGATCCAGTAGGGAATGAACAGTGGTAACTTATAAACAAGGTGACATAATCGTTATGGATTTTAACCCGCAAAAGGGTCATGAACAGAGCGGAAGAAGACCAGCACTTGTCCTGAGTAATGACATTTTGAATCATCATAGCTCATTGGCATTTGTTTGTCCGATAACTAACACTAATAAAAAGCATCCGTTTCATATAGAATTGGATGAGCGGACGCAAACAACAGGCGTGATATTGTGTGATCAGGCGAAAATGTTGGATGTTGGTGCTAGAAACGCTCAGTTTAAAGAAGAATGTCCAGAAGATTTATGGAATGAAGCAAAGGAACTGATAATCAGTTTTATGTAGGTAACAGAAAATAGTGAATTGTTTAAAAGCATTTGGAAAATAAATCCAGATGCTTTTATTTTGTAGATTCTAAGTGTGGAGGGAAATATGTTGAATAAAGAAAATATACTTAAAAGATTACAAAATGAGTGGAATAAAAATAACGATATGTATTCTTAAGATGGATTCAAAGAGTATGTAGAAGAATATTGTGAAAATAATTTTAAAGATGGATTCTTTACAAATGAAGATGGTGATATGGAATACATTGTAGATTGGGTATTATATAATATTGACTTGACGCGATAAAATGTACCTTCTATTCTATTCAATTGTATTTACATATGAGAATGTTTGGGTGTGTGTTAATTTTGATAAAAAATCATCAGAGAAATGATCTGGTGATTTTTTAGTGGAAGGATATAATTAGATGTGAAAAATTCATATGTGGTAATAGGAGAATTCAAGTGCAATCATTGTCAGGAACAAATGATAATTGTTAAGTGTAATGACTCAGGCTCTGTATCGGTAATGCCGAGAACAGACTATGACCGGATCATCTGGGAAAAGAGAAAGTTTTGTTACAGAAAAAGATTCAGGAAATTTAAGAAACATAGAAAAAATATTGAAAGAAATAGAAAATTGGCGTAAAATAGTAAGAAAATGGAGGAATTGAGATGGTAATACTATTTTTACTAATAGGATTTGGAATATGGTTATTTGTATCAACCGCAGATGAGAGAAGAGTCCTCAAGGAATGTGATGAGATTGGGAAGGACAATACCAGGATAATTATGGAAGAATTAAGGAAAGATACAGAGAGATGGAAAAGAGAGCATAACCGATAAGATGAACTGGAGGTTTATAGATGAAAACATATGAGAGAAAATCTTTCCCTAGAATGGCAAGAGATTTAAAAGTAATGTATGAAAAGGGAAATTTATCTTTTGATAATGCTGTACAGAGATCTTTTGTCTGGAAGAATACTTCGAAGGATAATCGTATGAGTATGTTGATAGATAGCATGATGAGAGGGCTTCCAGTTCCACCGATGTACTGTAATTGTATATTTGAAGATGTCAAGAGCAAAATATATGATTTTTTGGATGGTAAGCAGCGAGTGACTACTATTGTAAAATTTTTAAAAGATGAATTCCCCTTGGTAAATATTCCTACTTTTGAAGATGAAGAGGGGAATGTGCAGGATTTTAATGGGTTAGTATATTCTCAGTTGCCAGAGGATGTTCAGGATACGATTAAGACATATAGTCTTACAGTATATTATTATGAGAATATGGATCAGGAAGATGCAGAAGAGATGTTCCGGAGATTGAATAATGGAAAATCATTAACTGCGATTGAATTAACAAGGGCGAATGCTGCATCTGGTGATAAGATACGCAAGATGGCCAGTCATGATTTGTTTAATTTTGCTTTGTCAGAAAAATCACTTGTTTCCTATGCAAACGAGGATGTTGTGATCAAGACATGGGTATTATTGTATAGTAATAAGAAATCCTTCGAAACGAAGTACATCAGACCTGTTATGAAAGAATCGGTAATTACAGAAGATCAAATGGAAGAGATAAATAATATTTTCGATGAATTTCTTAGTGTCTGCAAAGATTTACAAAATGAGAAACCCAAAATTGCAAAAAAGATATTAGGAAAGAATCATATGATTTCTATAATGCCTATTATGCAAAAAGTTGTTAGTGAGAATATGGATTTAGAAGTTGTGAAAGAATGGATAGTCGATTTCTTTGGAACTGAGACAAGGGATATTTCTGTAAATAGTAGGTATAATGAATTTGCAAAAGGACGTATTGCGGTTACGGAAGAGGCAGTTAATATCAGAACGAGGATTTTGAATGATAGTTTTTCTGAATTTTTTATGCCTGAGTAAAGGATTATTTCATGGAAGAAAAAGGAGAGAAATACAGTGAAAAGTGGTGATATTGTTATATATGAAGATGAAGTTGGAACTGTTGTTACAGATTATGATAATAAAGAGGTTATGAGATTTTTGCCATGTAATTATGGAACATATTCTACGTCAAGACTTAAAGCAATAACTGAAAATGATGTTAGACAAGCGACACACGATGAAAAACTTATCCTAATAGAGCGAGAGTATCATTGGGGAGAAGTTGTTAGGATTCATTGTATTGGAGAATATCAGATCGTCGAAGCCATAAATGACGAAGGAGTTCATTACCACGGATACTTCAATTATAGAGATACTAATACAAGTTATTATTCATTAGATTCCGCTTTAGTCGGATGTATTGGAAGAAAATATGAAGGTGGAAATGGGAAAGCAGCAATGTATTTTGGCAAAATGATAGGAATGAAATGATTGTTTCCTGTGGTGTCGAATTTGTGTGTGGTTAGAGGGCATTAGTTGTTGGGATTAATGCCTTTTGTAGTATACATAAATAGCAACTAGAAATAGTTGCATATTTTCTTGTAGAGTAGTACACTATATATAAAGGAGAAATGTCATGAGTAAGAAAGATAAATTGATAGATAGATTACTGAAGAAACCGAAAGACTTTACTTTTGATGAAATGGAGTCCTTGCTATCATATTTTGGGTATGAATTAAAACAGGGCGGAACTGGATCGGGCGTAAAATTTGTAAAATATGGAAGTAATGAAGTGATACATTTCCATAAGCCACACCCAAGCGGAATCCTAAAGAGATATGCATTGGAACAGATAATAGAGAAATTGAGGAAGGATGGATTGTTATGAGTAATTTGTTATCATATAAGAATTACAATGGTACAGTGGAATATTCCAAAGAAGACAGGTGTTTATTTGGGAAAGTCGTTGGGATAAGATCTTTGTTATCGTATGAAGGGGATTCTGTGCAGGAGTTAGAACAAGATTTCCAGAATGTGATTGATGAATACTTGACGGATTGTGAAGAACGAGACGTGGAACCTGAGCAGCCATACAAGGGAACGTTTAATGTCAGGATCAGTCCAGAACTTCATCGGAATATTGCTGTGTATGCGTTTGAACATGGGAAAAGTTTAAATGCTGCTGTTGAAGAAGCAATTGGAAAAATGGTTGGATAAAATGTTTTAAGTTAATGGAGGTATACATGAATAAAAAATATACAGTATTTTTAAGTTCGACATACGATGATTTACGAGAAGAAAGAAGGGAGGTTATTCAATCATTGCTTGAGTTGAATTGTATACCTTGTAGTATGGAAAACTTTCCAGCTGATGACGATGAACAATTTAGATTTATAAAATCAGTTATTGATGAATGTGATTATTACGTTTTAATTATAGCAGGAAGATATGGAAGCGTTACGAAGAATGGAAAGAGTTTTACAGAAATGGAATATAGATATGCGGTTCAAAAAGGAATACCTGTTTTCGTGTTTATACACGATAATATAGGAGCTATTAGTTTTGAAAAAAGTGAAAAGGATGAAGAAAGTAGAAAAAAATTGAATGCGTTTATAGAATATGCTTCTAATGCTAAAATGGTGAAGTTTTGGAATGGAAAAGAAGATTTGGCAGGGAAAGTATCAAGAACAATGGTTTCGGCGATTAATTTGCATCCGGCGAAGGGTTGGGTACGTGGGGATTCAGATATGAATGTTATTCCTGGTACATTTGCAGGTGAAAGTTTAGAAGTATCAAGAAATCACATATATATTCTGGATGAAATGTATAAAAAAGCTATATATTATAAGGAACGGAATGAATTTGAAAAGTCTCGTATGTTTTTTGAATGTTGTTTGATTTTAGATCCTAAAAAGGCAAATGTTTTACGAGAGTATGGAGGATTATATTACGAAAATGGAAGTTTTGATGAAGCTTTGTTTTTTTGGAAGAAACTTATAGATGTGCAGAAAAGTTGTCGAAACTATTATCTATGTGCTTTAGCATATTATTGTTTAAATAATTATACACAATCAAAAGAATTTTTTCGACTTGCTTTAGAATGTCCGGATGATGGATTTCATAATTCGGTACAGAATTTTTTGAAAACTCATAATATATAATTGGAGTTTATGAGATAAAATAATAGATTTATTTGGAGGTGAAAGAAATGAAAAATATTGAATATCTTAAGGTTTTAAAAATAGCAGGTATTCGACCGGATTATGGAGAAAGGATATGCTCATTACTCGGGAAAGAGACACTGGATAAATTGACAAAAGTAGGATTCCATAGGAGTGCAATTAGACCAGTGTTAGAAAATGCAGAAGCTATGCAAGGCGGTATCACAGACAAAAATGTTAATGCGGTTCTTAATAATCAAAATCTCATGTCATCAATAATCAAGGACTATTGTCAATAAATCTAGATATTGTTTTGATAAGGAAGGTTTTATTATGGAATGTGGGCGTACAAGAAAACATAATTTCAAAAAATATTATAGTAAGCGTTATAAAGTGAAGACCTATGGATTAGTGGTTCCCCTTTTAGATGGAACTGTAGACTTTGAAGGAGAGGATAGGAAATATTATAATACCACAAAAGATGATTTGGTATTAATAGAGAATGAAGTGGAGGTGTAGTAATGAATGTGGTGAGAAAAGAAGAAGCATATAAAGAAATCTATACAATAGACGATATTTATGCACTGCCGGATGGAAAACATGCTGAGCTGATTGATGGAAAGATTTATTATATGACTCCACCAAGCCGGACACATCAAAAATTTTTATTATCATTAAGCAGAAAGATTGCAGATTATATTGATTCGAAAGATGGTAGCTGTGAAATCTATCCAGCTCCATTCGCTGTATTTCTGAATAAAGACGATACGAATTATGTGGAGCCAGATATTTCTGTTATCTGTGATCCGTCTAAATTGGATGAGAAAGGATGTCATGGCGCGCCAGATTGGGTTATAGAGATTGTGTCTCCTGGGAATAAGTCAATGGATTATTATAAGAAATTATTTAAGTATAAAACCGCAGGTGTTAGAGAATACTGGGTAGTCGATCCGGGAAAGAAGCTAGTGACTGTTTATCGATTTGAAAAAGAAGAGATGGAAGAATATCCTTTTGGTGATGATACGCCAGTAGGAATCTATGAAGATTTCAACTTGAAAGTTGAATAGATACAGAAATGAATACAGAGTAAAAATAATGAGCATTTGGAGAATAAAATCCAGATGCTTTTTATTATACAGAAATTTGTTTTAACCACGCCGATGCACGTCTAAAGTCGTGAGTAAGAGTGGTATAGGAACAAATTAAAATAAGTTTAAGAAGAAAAGGAGAAGATTATTATGAAAGCATTAAAAGAGAGGAAAGAGATAGGTATTCACATGACGAAAGAGCAGGCTATTGAAAAGATGAGAAGTATGAATAAAAGGCACACTGATAATAGTGAAGCCCGCAAGAGTGCTTTGAATATTATTATGAGCGCGATTCCGGTACATGGAAAGTTGTTTGCGATTATACCGTTAGAGGATTTACATATTGATAATTCATATCAGCGTCCGATTCAGAATCATATTAAGACATTAACAAGAGAGTGGGAGGACATTAAATGTGATCCTCTTAAGGTAAACTACCGAGAAGATGGTTTCTTTTATGTATGGGATGGACAACATAGGAAAGAAGCAGCGCATTCAAGAGGATTGGAATATTTGCTGTGTGATGTAACTATCGGTTTAACTGTGGAAGAAGAAGCTAGGTTATTTGGATGCCAGGCAAATGGAATCAAGAAACCGAATCCATATGATATTTTTAAAGCTCATGTTTGTGAGGGGGAAGAGATTGATACAGCAATAAAGGAAGCCTGTGACAGATATGATATTGAAGTTAGGAAATCCAGTAGTCCCAGATGCTTAAGTTGCCTTACAATTTCAAGGACAATATTTAGAAGAGGGCATGAAGATTATTTTTACTGGATCCTGGAGTTGTTGGAGAAGGCAGCTTGGTATAATTTCCCGAAATGTTATTGCCATGCAGTGATCAATTCTTTGTATGAAATCAGAAAAGTATATAAAGATGAACAGGAATTCGTACAGAAGAAAATTATTAATTCAATAAAAAAGATTTCTCCTGTAGATTTAATTACCCAGGCAGTTGCAAAATATCCACAGTATCGTGATGAAAGTAAATCATTAAGAATGCTATGGGTAGATGTTATTAACAACACTGATCCAGAAGACTTTGTAATTGAAAGTGTTAATAGATTTGTTGCATAGACACAGATACATAAAATTGTAAAAAGAAAGTATAGTCTTGGCTGCCAGCGGTCATATGTTGGCAGTCAATTGGATGGAGGTAGTATATGGGAAAGAAAACAAAACAGACAGGAAAGACAGAGGTTTATCCATTTTGGTATATGGAAGATATTAAAAATATGATGGACTATTTCAAAATCAAAAAAATGTGGCATTGGTATTTAGCATTTAATTTCGGACTACTTCTTGGTAGACGAGTAAGTGATACATTGTCTTTTAAATGGTCTGATTTCTTTTATGAGAATGGAAGAATGAAAGATGAAATTGAGATTAAGGAGCAGAAAACAGGAAAAGTTACTCGACCTTATGTATGTGGGGCATGTAAGGAGGCGTTGCAGTTATATATTGATAAATTTGGTATTGATCCAATGGAAAATTATAATGATTTTATAATTACAACTGCAAATAAGTCTCAATTGTTAGAGAATCGAGAAGAATATACAGAACAAGAATATCAGAAATTAATGTGGATTGCTACACAAAGTCAGGCTGCAGCTTATCGTAAGCAATTTAAAATTGCAGCTGATGCTTGCGGAATTCAATATCCGGTGAGTACACATAGCACTCGTAAGACTTTTGGATATTGGTCAGTGAAATTACATCCTTATGATGTAACAACAGTTGATAAGCTGCAAGGAATCTTTTCCCATTCAGATCGCAATACAACATTACATTATATAGGGATTGCACGAGAGGATGAGATTAGACTTTATAATGATATAGGCGATTTCGTTACGGATGTAGCCGAAGGGAAGAAACCTATTATTAAAAATAGCCCAGTAGTTCCTCTTAAAGCAGAGGATTTTAGAGAGATTTTGAGTAAATGTTGGGATATGGCACAAAACGGAGATGATAAATTCGATGGAATCAATAAACTTATTGGTATGGCAGAGAAGTGTATGATATAATAAGGAAGGAGTGGAAAAATATGGGTAGAAAGATTAAACTTTGGAAAGATCCGTATGATTGTGGGTTTGATTTATATAAGAAGAGAACTATAGAACTTAAGCCTGGTATTACAGTGCTTGTAGGATGTAATGGGATAGGAAAGACAACATTGTTGCATAATATTGAGGATGTGCTAAGGAAAGAGAAAATTCCGGTTGCAAAATTCGATAATCTTTCTGATGGAGGGTCTAATTCTCGTTCTGAGAAAGCTTTTTTGGAAGACTTTAGATTTGTAGCAGAAAGTATGAGTTCATCCGAAGGTGAGAATATTGTTTTGAATTTAATGGACCTGGCTGGGAAGTTGGGAAGATTTATTAAAACTGGTATATATAAAAGACGTTATAACCCTTTTGAAGGCGTTTTTAAAAAGGATGAAAGTAGTGATAAGGATATTGAAATGTCCAATGAGCGTTGGATTTTATTTGACACTGTGGATTCGGGACTAAGTGTTGATAATATTGTCGAATTGAAAGAGGGATTGTTCAAAACAATTATTGAACACGAGAAAGACAATGATATTTATATTGTTGTTTCTGCTAATGAATATGAAATGGCAAGAGAAGAACAGTGTTTGGATGTATATAATGGAAAGTATGTAGCTTTCAAGGATTATGAGGAATATAGAGATCTGATTCTTAAGAGTCGAAAATGGAAAGAAGAAAGAAGTGAGAAAAAATGAAAAAATGTAGTTTAGCAGAAGATATAAATGAATGCCCACATTTTGATAAGAAGAATAAGGGCTGCAATAACCCTGGGAAATGTTCTTTTCAAGCAGATGTGGCAGAGGAGTCCATAAATCATCAAGAATATATAAGAGAAGAACGATGGTATGAGAAATACCATAAAGGGACAAGAAGGATATAGGAGAGTATGCTTTTAGTGGGTGGAGATTATGGAATGGCAGCTACCAGTAAGAGATGATCTACTGAATGGGAGAGGATATTCTATACACGGGAATGCAAAAATCCATTGTTTTGATGATAATGGAGTTTCATTGTGTTCTCCACATTCATGGATGATTCCAGGGTATTGGGAGACTACAGATTATGGAGAAAAAGATATAGAAACACATCCAGAATATTTTTGTAAGAAATGTGTTGCCAAATTTAAAAAGATGAAGAAATAAATGATTGATTTTAGTGGGACAAAGAGGAAATGTTATGAGTGATTATAAAGTAGAAAATACACAATTTGGAACAAAGACAAGTCATCCGAGTTATGGAACATTGGTATTTAATAGAAGAAATGGTAAAAGTACGCCCTTGTTTGGAAGTAGTATTGAACATAGAGATACAATTGCAATGACCTTATATCATGCAGATATTACAAGAGGATTGCACTATGATTCTATTTATGGGAATAAGAAAATTATTGAAGTTGAAATGAGCTATTCACAATTTGCTGAGGCTATTACATCTATGAATATGGCTTCAGGTGTTCCAGTGACTATTCGTTGGACAGAAAAAGATGGTCATATACCGGAATGTGATTTTGTTAGTAAGAGAGAACAATTTGCTGATGAATTTAAAGAAAAAAGGCGAAAAGCAACAATAGAATCACAACAAATTATTAAGGATGTAGCAGAACTATTTAATCAAAAGAAAACACTTACAAAAGCAGAGAAACAGGAAGTTCTTAGTAAGTTATCTAAATTGAGTATGGAAATTGGGTGCAATATGGACTTTATTGCAGATCAGTTTAACGAGCAAATGGATAAGACGATAATGGAAGCAAAAGGAGAAATTGAATCTTTCTGCCAGAATAAAATAAATTCCATTGCAAGTGCAGCTCTTGTAGAACATAAAGACGAATTGTTAAAGTTGGAAAATCCTGTAGATGTAAACTTGGATTAACAGTTGAAAACTTGACTTATAGGAAGGTTTTATCATGATAGATTGGGAGAAAATACAATTTAGACAAGAGTGTCGTGATATTTGCAATAGTAATACTTACGAACCGGAAAATGAAAAATGCATAAATTGTTTGTATTGCCTTGAATGTTTATATGAATATGAAAATGGTTATGAGTGTCTGTGGAAGCATTTTTGGTTTGACCCAGAAGAAGATGGAATACCTGAAAAACCATGTTTAAAATCATGAGATGAGAGTAAGTATTATGATAAGAACAACTAAATTCGATTTTCATTGGGGGTAAAGTTATGCTATATAATATTGGTGATGTACTTGTATGTAAGGATACTGTCAATGCTCAATGCTTGGAGATGAGTAATCCTGATTTTGATATTAAACTAGATGACCGATATAAAGTTACTGATAAAGATAATTTTCCAGACGATCATCATTATCATTGGTATGAGTTTACATCGGTAAAAGATAAGAGTATTGTATTAAATGCTTGAAATGATAAAGACCATATGATAATAGATGATAAGTTTGAAAGAAAGGATATATGATCGATGGAATAGCAAATAGTTTAAGTCTTTATAAAGTGACATTTCATGAAACAACTCATGTTTTAGCTGAATCAGAGGAAGAAGCAAGGAGGATATATAGAGAATATAGAGAACAAGGTATTTTGCATGAAGTTGTTGATGTTGTAGATGAAACGAAAAAATATAATCAAGTATAGGATGTGTGAAAATGAGCAGATTGGTTGAAAAAATAAATTTCGGTTATGGTGATATGTATGTGTACGGAGAAGCTGATTTTGAAGCTAATCAAACTATGCAGGAACCGCTAGAAAAATTATTCAAATATGAGGAATCATTTGATAAGGAAGTAAGGGATGATCTTATTGATTATCTTGATAAGACGGTTTTTTATAAATATCATCCATGTAATATTATTGATGATATAAAAGACGCTTTGGAAAACTACAAAATATCTTAATGGCAGAAAATCCGGTTTTCATTGCCAGCAGAAAGGAGAGTTTATGATTAATTGGGAAAGCGTAGATAATCCTCCAATAGCAGAATATGGTGGAGCGCATGATTATCTTGTAACTGTTGAATATAATGGTGAAGGAAGTGTCAATGGTAGAGCAACATTTACTATGACATACGAACTTAGAGGTAGAAAACAAACGCCTACATGGTGTTGGAGAGATCGAGCCTCTAAATGGAAAGTATTATATTGGGCAGAGTTACCAGAACCACATCAAGAATGATAGAGGTTACATATGAAGATTATCCGCTATTCAGTAGCAGCATTTAAATCACAGGAACAGACGCATCATGCTAAACATATTCGATATCATCTTTCTGGTGAATTTAATATAGAAGATTATCCTGAGTTTTTAAGATATGAGATCCAACGTATCCATGAAAAAAAGGCATCTTTCTACAAACAGCACTTGGAAGATTTTAAGCGTGGTATTTGGTGTTTTGTGGATGGATACAAGAGCAATCAAGCACTGAATCATCTGAAGAAGAAAGTTCCGTGTTGGGAAGCGGAGATTTCTGATGATATAGAGTGTTATGATTGTAACTGGGAGAAGCTGATAACTATTTATGATCCGGCTGTTCAATGGGGAGGGTGTTATATTCCTGAAAGGGAAATGTGGAAGATCAGAAATGTTAGAAGAAGAAGGAAAACAGCGTAAATTTTTGGAGGATAATAATATATGGAATTACCAAAGTATATTCAAGATAAAATAAAACAGCAAAACGAAGCTTGCTTTAAGGCTGATAAATTGGAAAGAGAAATAGATAATTGGTGTGATAAATCTGGAATTGCTATTTGGAGTAAAGAGTATAAAGAAACAAAAGGGACACTTGATGACGCAGTAGCTCCCGTGAGTTTTAGCAAAATTAAATTGTTAGCTGAAAAGATTTAAGTATACCAATAGAATGTTGCTTTCATGGGAATAGGAGTTTACTATGATTTTCACACAGTTTGGGATTAGTAATGAAGATAAAGGGAAATACGTTTATCATTATACGAGTATGAATACGGCATTAAAATATATTTTTCCAAGTAAAGAATTACGTTGTGGCTCTGTGAAAAATTTTAATGATCCTCAAGAGAAATATGTAAGAAGATTATCGGCAAGAATAATGCACGATGTAGACAAAGATCCTTACTTTGATTATAATTGGGATAATATTACAAATGATGTTTCAGAAATAATTGTAAATTTAATGAAGATTATTTCTTTTGCTCAAGATGGTGAAAAAACGAGTGTAGATACTAATAGTTGGTGTGGAGCTTTAAAACCGAGAATGTGGGCACAATATGCTGATAATAATAAAGGGGTTTGCCTAATATTAAACAAAGAGAAATTAATTATGAATATGAAAAATAATTTTGCTCCTTTTTTATTATTTGGTGATGTGAATTATAGTTGTAGTATTGCTGATGTTAGAAGTATAGTTGATAATATGTATGTTGAATCTGAGAAAATATGTAAATATAATATTTGCAAAACTAAATATGCTATGGATATGATAATTAATAGGGGGAAAATACTCTTTTTTAATAAAAATATGGATTGGAAAGACGAAAATGAATTTAGATTTATCATTGTTTCTCAAGAAAATAAGGATAAATACTTTAATATCGATGGAATTTTAGAAGGAGTAATAGTAGGAACGGATGCTTTGATGAGCGAGATTGAAATGATTAAATTTTGGAATAAGAATTTTAATAAAAATTTTGATATAAAAAAATTGCATAGTAATATTTTTATGTATGATTTATATGATTGTTAGTATAAATATTGTTTTTAAGGGGGATGAAAATGTCTACTAATGAATTAAGGGAATTTAAAGAAGATGCAACAGATATATTTTTGGAATTAGCAGAATATAAACTAAACACTTTTGTAAAGCTTGGAATAATACTTCCTATACCAAAGATTAAAATAGTAGTTGCTCTTGCAAAAGGAATAGTTGGTATTAGAAATGCTTATCAAATCAAAATGATTGAGCAATTTATAAATACTGTTAATTCAGGGGTAGCTACACCAGGAGAAATTAAAATTCATTTAGATTACCTTAAAACAAATAAAAAACAACTTTATAAGGAAGTAAATTATATTTTGGTTAAAATAAATAGCTGGACAGATTTGGAAAAGAGTATGTATTTTGGAAATTTATATATTGCATATATTAGTAAAATTATTCAATGGAAAGAATTAATGCTTTATACGGATATATTGAGTCAAATTACATTGTATGATATAGAAAAATTAAAAGAAATTTATAAGATGTATAGGTATACTGAGGATAGTCATCCTCCATTTGCAAGCATGTTAAGGCTACAAAGTTTAGGATTAGTAGTTTTCCACGATGGTTATGTAAGACAGACTTCAAAAAATGCTATATCAGGAAAAGTAAAAACTGAGCGAGGACATATTACTGCAGAAGGAAAAGTTTTTTATAAATTGATTACAGAACATAAAATTATATAGTTGAAAGGCTGGATTCAACTTGGTAAGGAGAAAATGAAATGTTAGAATGGAAAGAAATTATAGGATATGATAATAATAAAGATTATAGATGGCAGGATGGTGTTGAGTTACCAAATCTTGAGGAAGAAATATTGATCGAATTTAAGAATGATATAAATGCTAATCGTCCACCTTTTGTTGGGTATTTTAAAGAAAATAGAGATGGCCATGTATGGATGATTGTAAGTGCAAATGGTGGAATGTCACTTTATGAAGTGCAGGATGGTGTTAAATGGGCAAGGTTTAATAGACCATAAAATTCTAGTTTAAAGGAGTGGTAACATATGAGGGTGGATAGACTAGCAAAGGCAATAGAAGATGCAATTGAAAAGAAATGTTTTCTACCAGCTCTAGCCTTATCGTTGGTTATACCTGATATTTGTGCTAAATATGATTATAGTGATATCTACAATAGAAAAGCTGAGTATAATGGTCATAAAGGACAAGGAGCAGCTTATGCTAAGTGGTATGACGAAAATATTGGAAATTATGATATTGATCCGACAACAGGAATTGGATTAATTGATGGAAAAAGTTGTTGGAGATGTGAATTTTTACATAGCGGTAGTGTAGATTTAGACGATTTTATGAGCACAGATGATAAGCATATTGCATTTAAATTAGTTTCTTCTGAATATTCTAATTTGAAATATGGAATAGGAGGAGGTTCTGGAGTTATGTATAGTGAGGACAAAAAGGAACAGGATATTGAGGTAGATATAGCAAATTTTTGTGGGAAAATATTAGCTGTTTTAAGATATTCTTATTTAACTGACGATAATTTTATAAAAGCAACGGAGAATAAAGCATTAAATTATATAGAACGATAGTGAATGAATGTGAAAGTTCATATATAGGAGAATATATAAAATGAATAATATATCATTATTTTATATGGATGATGAAGAAATTGAAATGTTGTATATACAAAATAATAAGAATGTAGAGAAAAAAGTAATTACGAAAGAAGACAACACTTTAGATGCAAATTTGAAATTTGGAACAGAAGGGATAATAAATAAATTTGTTTCCTCTGAAATAAATGGAAATGGAAAAATCAATAATTCCATTGTGGAAGAATTGATTGTAAAACCTAATTCTTATGACAAAATTTCTACTATAATTAAGAAATATCCAATTCAAGAATTAGATAAAAATATAAGTGACGGTACTCTTATTGGTTTTAGCGACTTCTTTATTTTATATAGAATTGATTCTGGAGATGATGTGTATGAAGATTTTGATCATATTGAAAATTTTAACTATATAATAAATAGAATGAAAAATGAAGAATGTATTTATACATTTGAAATGAATAAAACCTTATTAAATTCTTTTAATTATGAAGTTAAAAATCCTAAAATTGATTCAATTATTTTAAAAATGCAGTCAACAAAAATGATAAAAGAAATACATCATTACAGTGAAAAAATATATGAATATGTACCGTTTCAGTTTAATATTATAGGTGAAATAAGTATAAAGAAAAATGGGTATATGATAAAACCGATTTTAGTATGGCGATGAAATAACTATTTAAATGGAGGACTTATGATAGAGTTAAAAGGCAAATATAATGAAGCAAAAATTTTTACAGATATTGTAGATGAAGCTTCTATATCTCAGGTTTTACTTTTGCTTAATCAAGAATTTGTATCTGATAGCAAAATTAGACTAATGCCAGATATCCATGCTGGTGCCGGATGCACGATTGGAACAACTATGACCATTACAAATAAGATTGTTCCGAATTTGGTAGGAGTTGATATCGGATGTGGCATGGAGGTTATAGAAGTTAAAGAAAAGCATATAGAATTGGAAAAACTTGATAAACTAATCTATGAAAAGATTCCATCTGGATTCAATATAAGAGAAAAGACACATAGATACTTCAAAGACATTAATTTGGAAGAGCTATATTGCTATAAAAAGATAGATAAGAGAAGGGCAGAGAAAAGCCTGGGAACGTTAGGTGGAGGTAATCATTTTATAGAAGCCAACAAAGATGATGAAGGTAATATTTATATTGTGGTACATTCAGGTAGCCGTCATTTGGGGTTGGAAGTAGCAAATTATTATCAAGAAGAAGGTTATAAGGAATTAAATGGATCTGCGCAAAAAGATATTGATGCTTTAATTATGGATTTAAAAGCACAGGGAAAACAGAAAGAAATTCAGAAAAGTATTGCAGCATTGAAAAACACAAAGAGAACCAACATCCCCAAGCAATTGGCATATGTATCAGATGGATTGTTCATACAGTACATTCATGATATGAAGATTATTCAAAAATATGCAGAACTAAACCGTCAGGCAATGATGGATGAAATAGTAAAAGGAATGAAACTGCATATTGTGGATCAGTTTACAACAATTCATAACTATATAGATACAGAGGCAATGATTTTAAGAAAAGGGGCTGTATCTGCAAAGAAAGGAGAAAAGTTGCTTATTCCTATCAATATGAGAGATGGTTCTTTGATTTGTATTGGAAAAGGTAATGATGAGTGGAATCAATCGGCACCTCATGGTGCTGGAAGACTAATGAGTCGATCTGCTGCTAAATCCTCATTTACAGTTTCAGAGTTTAAAAAGCAAATGGAAGGTATCTATACAACATCTGTAAATCGTGATACTTTAGATGAATGTCCAATGGCTTATAAAGGTATGGATGATATTGTGGGTAATATTGATGATACTGTTGAGATTGACAGAATTATAAAGCCGATATATAATTTTAAGGCAGGTGGAGATTAAAAGTTTTAGAATATGGGGATAATATTATGGATAATAACTTCATGAATGAACCAGGGAAGCTTATTGAGGTATCAGAGCGTAATATTATAGAAGAATATCGAAGTCAAGAAGATGTCCCTCATATAAGTAAAGTTTTTGGTGTTACCAAATCAGAGGTGAGAAAGATATTAAAGCAAGCAGGAATACAGGTAAAAAATTCAAGAGTAAATAAGGTTGATCTGGATTCATTACGTGATGTTGGTATGTCAGAAAGGAATTTTTACCGTGATAACAACGATTGATTATTGTATATCATTACCACAATTACAAAACTTGTCAGATTTTGAATTGCGGCAACTACTATTATATTCAAAATGTGATATGGAAGAGATTTTTCGGGCAAGATGTACCTATTATATGTGTATTATGGAGAATAACAGAAGAATTTATGATAGATGGCCATGTGAAATGAATGTTATTTCATATGTAAATATATATGATGAAGACAAGAATGTGATTTTTGGATATGGCGGTCATTATATGATGTATGTTATCAATGGAGCCGTGTTAGTATATGATGATCAGTGGATCCCATATTTATTTGGCAGCGACGAAGAAGATATTAGGTGCGTTTGGAAATATTTCTGTGTTCCGAGAGAAGAAAAATCGGGTACGCAAGAGTATGTAAATTAAAGACAGGGGAGTTTATTAAAAGGACTGGGATTTGCCAGTCCTTTTAATATGGCTTAAATTGTTAAATGTTTCTGGTCAATTACGAATGATGCACGATTCAATCTGAGTTTTTGTCTATACTTATCTTAAGTCCCAAGACATTGCATATCTCAAAAAGTGTGCGACAGTTGGGATTACCATTATTAAAATATTGACTAACAGATTGTTGCGTTTTATTTAAACGTAATGCAAGATCTTTCATTTGAATATCTTCTATATCCATATATTTTTTGATTTCAGCTAAAAGTTCTTTTGGATTGTTACATATCATATAAAATATACCTCCGTACAATATATATATTGATTATACAATATATACAAAAAAAGTACAATATGTATATGTGATATTTGTACAATAATAAACAATATATATATTGATTATACAAAGTATATATTGTATAATGGAAACATAAAGATAGTGTAGTACATAAAAGAAGGAAGGAGGATGCGATTATGGAAATAAAGAAATATGATATAGTGCAAGCTGATCTGTCCGGGACAGTAGGATCAGAGCAGGGTGGAATACGTCCTGTGCTTGTCATTCAAAATGATATTGGTAATTTACATAGTCCAACAACTATGGTAATTCCATTTTCAACTAAAGTATTTAAGAATCCAAATCAGCCTACGCATACTCTGATAAAGAAAAGTGCTGATACAGGGTTAAAAATGGATTCGATATTACTTGGTGAGCAGATGCGTGTAATCAGTAACAAGCGTATTAAGAAAAAGATTGGGGTAGTGACGAATATTAGTGAAAAACAAGAGATTCGTAGAGTATATAATGCGATCCCAGATTTTGAAGAATAAAGAATGGAGGGATTATTATGCAGTATGTAGAAGTTACAATAGAAGAAGCGATGAAAATGTGTGATAGAAACACAAAAGTTTTAGTAGCGGTCCAGAATTTAAGAGATACAGATGTAAATATGGTGTTTGTTCCAAAAAAGAAGGATGAATATGCAGGAGTATTTGAAGATATAAAAACAGCAGCATCGTTAAAAGATGATTTCGTAAAGCAATTAAGATTATTTACAGAAATACAAGATATAAGGAATATACGACCGAAAGGATTACAAAAAACAGTATTGTTGAGAGAATAATCCATAATTGGAATAGAAAAACAAACGCATGTTCGAAAAAACTATTGACAAACAAGAACAAATGTTCTATAATACCCATAGAATTAAAAAAGACCTATCCTCAAACGGTGCGCCAACACCATCGGACAGGTCTATTACATAATAATGAGCAGAAACGCTCCTCTTGTATTTTACATAGGATGATTTTATAAGTCAAGTTTTTCAGGGCGATTCTGCAAAAAATTCAAAACTAAAAAGAAGAAAATAGAATATAGAAAAGCAGTATTTTTCTAGTAGGACAGCGTATCGGCATCTTCGCTGGGAGTGGCGTGGGTAAAAGTACGTTAGTTGGAATGATTACACAATATAGGATTGCTGCAAAATTAAATAAATATCTTTGTAGATATTATTTTTTTGCACCTATTTTTAGGAAAGGAGAAGAGAAATATGTTCATTTTAACAGATGGAAAGAATTATGTGATGGAAAATCCCATGAAGAAAGGAGTATTTATAAGCACAACATCACCGATCCAAGCAAAAGAATTTACTTATAAGCAAGCGAAAGCTGTATTAAATGATAGAAGCAAAAGGATGGCCTGGATTAAATGTTATTACATGGTAGATAAAGAAACGGAAGAAAAACCGAAAATGTCACCAAATTATAAAGGGAATGGTGGAGTGTACATAGGCGAAAATGATATTTCGTTTGATGAAAGTATTATTGAAAAGATATATCAGGAAACAAAATCAATCCTGGGCTTAGCCGGATGGAGCAAAATGCAGTTAGAAACATATAGAGAAGAATTAACTGTAGGATTATTGAAATACGATTCGGCAGAATCCGATATAGTACATGCTTTACAGAAATATAAAGAAGATAATAATGGGAAGAAAGCCCAAGCTCACAAAATGGCAAAGATTGCTTATCTATTGGACGAGATAAGAGAAAAACATGAAAAAATAAAGCAATGCCTAGACTACATAGAAGTTTTTGAAGATGCTATTACACACAGATATACCTTAGAAAAACTAAAACTTGAAATTGCAAAAGAAAAACATGTTGAGTATAAAGGGAGAACTGAATATTATCAGAAAGCGTTAGAAATGTTGAATTAGAGAGGTGGGAGAGGATTATGGTGACATGTAAAAGATGCTATACACCGATGGGAAGAGTTTTATCTTTTTCTAAGGATGGGAAAGAAAAGTATTATAAGTGTCCTAAATGTAAAAGTGAAACAAAGAGACAAAAAGTAAAGGATGAAGATCTGGATTTTAGAGAAGAATTAAATAGAGCGAGCATAAACAAACATTAATACATAATGAAGCAGGTGTTGAAAATGAAGTCAATGGATTTAGAAGAGATAATAGAAAAATTTGTGAATCCGTATTATGAAGATAATGCAAAAAAATTACATATGGTCGTTAATAAAATTTTTTACCGGAAATATGGAGGAATTGCTGGGAAAGATATGTCTGAATATTATTCGGTGGCTAATGATGTTTTTACAGATATTGTTATGAACAGAAGATACAATTCATCAGAAGGAGATTTTGACGGTTTCCTGTATGGCGCATTGGCTCTGGGAATTATTGATAGGATCAAATACCAACAGAGAGATCGGAGGTGTATGAAAGAATTAGAGCGTGATGAAGATGGAAATCTGGTATTAAATGAGAAGGGGAAGCCTAAGTTTAGAATTATAGCGGAAGTGTATTTAGATGCACCGATAGGTGAAGGCGATCTTACCTTGGGGGATAAACTTGCTGGCGATTTTGATATAGATAGAGAAGTTTTTATAAAAAATGAGATGGAGAATTCAAAAATAGAAAAATATCTCAATAGATTATCAAATCGACAGAGGAAGATTGTAGAATTGTTAGCTGCTTCATATAGGGCTAATGAGATTCAAAAGATATTACATATAACTCAAAGAGAGTATGCTGATGCAATGACGGGGATTCATTCATATAGAAATATTTCAATATTATTTTAAGAAAGGCGGTAATCATAATGGAGTTAGTAAGAGATAAGCGAATTAAAGATGCTTTCATGAATTCAACTATTCAAAACATGTTTGATCGGGGCGAATTAAGGAAGGATCATCCTTTACAAAGGGAACCAGATCAATGGTCCCGGGCAGACCAGGACGGTTTAATTGCAACAGTAATCAAAGATGAAGATATTGATTCCATTAAAGTGTGTGAGCAGCTTACTCCTCAAGGTGTAATTTTATGGGTGATCGATGGATTGCAAAGACTTACAACTCTCAGTGGTTATCGGAATGGAGGTTTTGCGATAGGAAGGAATATTGAATATCCGATTGTTTCATATCAAGAAGTAAAAAGGGATGAAGAGGGGAATATCCTTAAGGACAAGTATGATAATTACATATATGAAACTATAGAGTACGATTTGCGTGGGAAGAAATATGAAGATTTGCCACAAAAGTTAAAAGAGACATTTGATAATTATAAGATAGATGTTGTTAAGCATTTGAATTGTACGAACGAAGAGATTGGTTATCATATTCGCCGTTATAATAAACAAAAGTCTATGAATGCTGCCCAGAATGCGGTTACTTATATGGATAATGTGGCAAAAGAAGTAAAAAGAGTTTCACGTAATTCATTCTTTAAACATGATGGATATTCAGAAAAAGAAAGAAACAATGGAACAATTGACCGTATTGTTACAGAAACAGTTATGTGTATGTTTCATTTTGATAATTGGCAGAAGCAAAGTAAGAAAATGGGAGCTTACTTAAATGATAATTCTTCAGAAGAAGAATTTGATAAGTTAGATGATAATTTAAACAGACTGGAAAAGATTTGTGGAGATGAATTTAATCATATTTTCACATCAAAAGATTCATTCGTTTGGTTTACGATATTTGACAGATTTTCTCAGCTAGAGAAAGATGATCAGGAATTTGTTAAGTTTTTAGACTTTTACAATAAGAAATTAAACGGGGATGATCCGGAAACATTTTATGGAATTGACAAAAAGAGTTCAACGAAAGATAAAAATATAATCTCTAAGAAACTTAGTGTACTCGAAAAATTGATGTTGGAATTCTTTCAGGTAAAAGAAGATAATATTTCAGAAAGTGCAAATGAAACGGAAGAAGAAATTATAACAGATCTTCTTGGATTAGAGCCTGAAGAAATTCATAGCGATATGGAACTTTATAATAAGTCGCTATCAGATTTAACAGATAGGACAATAAAAGACGGTTCCAAGCTTCTTAATGAAGGAAATCGTTTATCTTTATTGACGATGGTCATTTATTCTTACAAAGAAGACAAAGACTTGGAAGGGTGGATGGAAGAGTACGCCAAGAAAAATAATACATATTTTGTTGATCAGAGAAAAAATTTCTTACATATGTTAAATGACTTTGAAAAGTATGAAGAAAATATAAGAAAGAAAAGTGCATAAGGAGGATTAAAAAAATGAGATATTTAAGCGAGTATGGAAAGAATATGGTATTTGATACAGAAGATGAGTGCTTGGAGTATGAAAATACTGAAAAGAAAAAATTAGAAGAGGTTAGAAAAATGAGAGAACAGGAGGAAATAGAGAGGAAGAAGAAGCTTGATGAAATAAATAAGACGTATCAAGAGTTTGAAAAGCTTGTATCAGAATTTCAAGAAAAATATGGTACAAGGCAGAAAGTGTATTTTTCGCCGCTTTATGAACTGATGAATTGTTTGGGTTATTAGGAGGAATGATTATCATGAATAAAAGAAGAGATGATCTGGGAAATCGGATGAAAATTTTTTATGAAGATATTCCAAAAACAAAATTAATGAGAAGAATACCAGTAATTATCCGGATTGACGGCAAAACTTTTCATACATTTACTAGAGGATTTAAAAGACCGTTTGATGATGTCTTGATTAAAACAATGCAGGAGACTACGAAGTATCTTTGTGAGAATATTCAAGGATGTGTACTTGGATATTGCCAGTCTGATGAAATCTCTTTAATATTGGTGGATTATCAGAGTATTAGAACTTCGGCATGGTTTGATTACGAAATACAGAAAATGTGTAGTATTGCTGCAAGTATGGCTACGTTGGCTTTTAATAAATTTTTTTCAGTGAATTATGATGAATGGGGAGAAGGAAATTTACCAGATTGGGATTTGGGTGGGACCAATAATAAGGTGGAAGAGTCTTTTTTGGAATTAGAAGATGCATATTCAAAAGCATTAAAATCTGGTGCTATGTTTGACGCGAGAGTTTTCAATATTCCAAAAGAAGAAGTAACGAATTATTTCTATTGGAGGCAATTAGATTGTTTTAGAAACAGTATTCAAATGGTAGGACAAGCAAATTTCAGTCACAAGGAATTACAGAATAAATCTTGTAATGACATTCAGGATATGCTTATGATTCAGAAGAAAATTAATTGGAATGATTTTCCTACATATCAGAAGCGTGGAAGCTGTGTAGTTAAGAAAGAATATTGGATTGATAAATATTCTGGTTGCAGATATTCAGAAGAGAATGAAGCTATTCTAAATCGTATTGGTGTCGGTGAAGACTGTGTGAAAAAAAGACATTGGGTTGTTGATAAAGAGATTCCTTTTTTTAAGGAGGGTAGCAGAGAATATATTGAAAAGTTGGTAAATGTAGGAGAGGAATAAATAGTAGGAGGATTAATTAATGAGAACTTATAAAGGATTTAATAAGGATATGACATGTCGAGAATTTCAGTATGAAGAAGGAAAAGAATATGAAGGAAAAAAGAAGCCATTGCATGTGAAACGGGATTCCATGCATGTGAGTATCCATTGGATTGTTTTTCATATTATAGCCCTAATAATTCTGTTTTTCATGAAGTAGAACAAAATGGAGAATTGTCACGTAATAGTGATGATACGAAGGTCGCTTCTACTAAAATAAAAATCAATGCAAGAGTATCAATTGCAGGGTTAGTAAAAGCTGCAATTGAATATACGAAAGAAAGAACTAAACATGAAATGGATTCTACAGGAAATTGTGGTGCTTCATCTGCTACAGGATATAAAGGTGCTTCTGAAGCCAAAGATCCTTACTCTATTGCAGTTGCGTGGGGATACCATGGTAAAGCAAAAGGTGTCAAGGGGTCATTTTTAGTGCTTGCCGATTGGGAAGGTAATGAAGATTGTTATTGGAAACAAAACGAGTGGAATTTAAAGGATGCAAAAATGGTTCAAGTAGATGGTGTGAAAATCAAAGAAGATATTTGGTATACGATGGTTGATGGTGAAATTATTGAAGTGAATGATAACTGATAAATCTAACAATTCATTTGAGAAAGAGGAGAGAAGATGGTGGATATTAAGAGTGTAGAATTAGGTGTCAAATTTTATAAGAGTTCGGGCAACAAGCAGAATATGTGGATAAATGGAGAAGGATTAGATGGTGAGAGATATGAAGTAAAGGACATTGAAGATGTAAATAAGTCCTTGGTGGATTATCTTGAGAAAAGAGGATGTTTATTGTAGATAACAAAAATATAAGCATAAAAAAGGAGAAATTGAAAATGAAGAAGTAAAGAAAAGGATTGATTCTATGCATAAAAAGAATTTATTTAAGTTGCAAATGATGCCAAGCTTTGATCCACATTTGTAATAGGTGAAAGGCTTTGTGTTATTAATAAAACTTGTAGGTGGATACAATGAAACCTTCTGAACGAATAAATTCGAGGGCACTGGCTGATTGTGCACGATCAGGGATTTACGGATGACTAGTGACTGAGTTGTGGGAAGGCTCAATTAAAAATAAATGAAAAAAGTATAGGTGACACATCTTTAGTGGTGGGCAATGTTGTCTATACAAGAAAAACTATTGCTGGAGTGGGTAAGAGCACACAAGATCATCCATCAGAGGATATTCCGTTAAGCTGACGGCGCGGAGATGTGAGTGTAAAAATATTTGTGTATGTATGCGCTATTGCGGTACAGAAGAATATCCTACAGGTGAAAGCCCTGTAGCAGCATTTTATATAAGAAGATGAAAAATTCGTTTTAAATTTGTAGGAGGAGAATATGAAAAAAGTAAGTGGATATGTTAGCGTAAGACCATTGGGGCATTATGATTTTGAATTTTATGTTGAAGATAATGCTACAACAGAAGAGATTCAAGAGAGGATTGATTCTGAAATACAATTAAGTCATTTTTATAAAGTAGAGGAAGGATATGAGGAATATACAGAAGTTAAGTATAGAAAAAAATGAGAAGAAATAACAATTGATATTTCTGGTATAACCACCTCTGCTCCTTATCGGTTAGGATAATTACGCAGATGCTCATGTACGAATTCCCATCTATTCAGACGGAACCGCCAGTACGCACGAACATGCACCATAGGTACATTGGCCATGACTTATCACCTCCTTAGAGCGAAAAAATGAGCTTTGTTAGAGGAATTTAATTATCTAAGTCAAGCATGTCGGGTGGCATACCATTAATATATAGTATAACTAATCTATTGCTATTTTGCAATGGATTAGTTGAAAAAGAAGAAATAATTATTAAAGAAGAAGTAGAAGGAGTCGGAGGAAATGACAATGAATAATACACCAGTATACGATTACGTAGAAGCAATTAATTTTATAGCAGAAAGATGCGATATTGGCAAGGATATTATTGAAAAGGTTTTAGCGTTAGAAGAAGATTATATGCGAAGTATTGGAATTATAAGTGAAGGGGAACTAAATATAATGTGATGAAAAGGTTAGTATCATGGAAGAATTAGAAATATGTCCATTTTGTAGAGAAAATAAAGCAAGACTTGTTTATTGGGATGTAATAACACAGGAAATGAAATATGTGGATACTGATGAAGAATTAGACAGGGAAGATATCTTGGCCTATGTTCATTGTTTTGGATGTGATATTGATTTCTGGGCAGATTCAGAAATAACACCGAGAGAAGTAGTAAAAAAATGGAATAATAGGGCATTAATATAAGAAAGCGATAAAATGTCGGAGTGATTTGTGGGAAAATGGAATGAGGTGAAAAAGATTGATAGGAATTAAAGATATGATTATGCCATGCGATTGCTGGAATTGTGATTGTATATATGAAGATTATAATGGTGCAACTGTATGTATATTCACACTCAAGCCTTTATATCCAATGGGAGCAAAAGAAGAAAGAGAAGAAGATTGTCCACTTGTAGAGATTAAAGAATCTGTGGAAATTAAATAAGTGATTTGTGGGAGAATGAGAGAAAATGAAGAATGAACACAGTTTTAAAGTGCGAGCAGTGCAGCACAGATGTAGAGGGTGTAGAGTACAAGGACGGATATTTGGTAATAGAACAGCATTATGAATGCCCTCATTGCGGTTATCGTAGACATTGGGCATATGGAAATATTATGCCGGACGATTCAGATTATGAGGAAGAAAAATCTGGCAGCATCAAATGAAATCGGTGAGCTCGGTGATTGAATAATGCCGGTGGCGGAATATGTAGACGCAGAATATACATGCCCGAAATGCCTATGTGGTTAAGACATGTAAGATTTGGGAAAGCGGTGGCAACCTGGACAGCAATGTCATTTATCGACGTCGGATCAACAGATGGCAAACCCGCATACAAAGGTTGGAATCCCTCATGTGTGGTGGAAATCCACACCCGGCATAAAACATTTTTATAAATTTAAAATAGAATAAATCTTTTATTATTACTTTCCAAACACCTTATCTACAAGGCGTTGCAACGCTAATTTATCCGGAATTACTTGTTATATCCTTTCTCTAATTTGTTATTTGTGAATCTTTCATGGGTTCATGACTCCCATTGAAAGATTTAGTTTAAGAAAAAATTGGGAACTGGTAAATTTTTGTGAATTTGATAAGTATGCAGTTAAAAGCTACTGTGCAATTCACGGAGTAGATGAAAATTTGAATCTTGATGATATTACTAAGGTTGATGAAACGAAATTAAAAGATTTTAATATGATTTGTGGAGGCAGTCCTTGTCAGGATTTCAGTGTGGCCGGTAAACAAAAAGGATCAGTGTGGACTTGTAAAGATTGCGGACATGGATATAATCCACTAACCGTACATTGGAGTCAGAGGAATAAATGTCCAAATTGTAGTAGTGAGAATATCGAAAAGACAAGATCATCATTGCTTGTTGAATATTTGAGAGTGATTCGAGCAAATAAGCCGAATTTTGGAATGTATGAGAATGTTAAAAATATTGTAGGAAAGCAGTTTAGAGATACTACATTTAGGCTATTTGAAGATGAGCTACATGAGTATGGATACAATACATATTGGAAAGTACTGAATGCAAAGGATTATGGGGTTCCTCAGAACAGAGAGCGAGTTTATCTTATTTTTATTAAAAAAGACCTAGACAATGGTAAATTTGTATTTCCCGAAAGATTTGATAATGGAATTCGATTAAAAGATGTTTTGGAAGATGAAGTGGATGAAAAATATTATATTTCTAATGATAAAGTACAGAGGTTTTTGACAAGTCTAAATAGCAATGATTCACTTTTGTATGATCCGTGTCAGGTAAAAAGAGAAGGTAAATCAAGAGAGTATAATGATTACTGCCCAACTCTTAATTCAAGAGATTATAAAGACCCCAGGTTGGTAAATGAAAATGTGGTAAAACAAGTGGGAAATATTTCTGATTGTGATGGAAATTGGAAGAATCCGCAGGTGGGAAGAATTTATGATTCTGATGGTTGTTCTCCAACATTAAATACGTGTGGTGGCGGTAGTCATGAACCTAAGATTATTTGTGGTATTGATAAAAGTATAAACGATACAAAACAGATTGAGTACGCAAATTGTGTTACAGCCAGGGAGGATCGTGGTATCAGTAATAGAAAATCGGAAGGTACTGCCGTTTTGGAGACACCAGATTATAGTTACTGCCTAGATGCAAACTATTATAAAGGAACGACAATAGAACAATATGTTGACAAGCACAGAAGACAGCTTGTATCAGAGGTTAAAGAAACTGATGACAAGACAATAATTCAAAAGCCAAGGGGTTTTAATAAAGGTGGAGAACATGATATTTGTCCTACATTATCTTCACATAGTTGGGAATGTAATAACTTCGTAAAAGAGCAAATTAGAATTCGTAAATTGACTCCAAAAGAATGTTTTCGATTAATGGGATTTGCGGATTCTGCTTACGAATCAGCAAGTAAAAATGTAAGTAACAGTCAGCTCTATAAGCAGGCAGGTAATTCTATAGTTGTAGACGTTTTATATTATATATTTGTTGAATTATATAAGGCAATGCCATATCTATTTGATAACTTAAAACTAAGTAGTTTCTTTTCAGGAATTGGCGCATTTGAATATGCATTAAATAGGCTATATGAGAGTATAAACATAGGAAATTTTACCAAGCCACAAGTGGAATAGAATCTACTTGTGGTGAACATAAACCAATTTTATTAGGCGGTATTGGAGAAATTAATTTTGGTAAACAGTATCGCCAGGGAAATCGTGTATATGATGCAAATGCAATAGCAATGTGTTTAACGGCACAGCCATTAGGAAATGCTGGTGGATATAGTTATTTATATGCTGTTGAAAACAATGTTCTTCCCGCAGCACTCAAATATCAGAGAACAGAATATGCAAAGCAAATCAGAAAAGACTATGAGGCAGGTAAAATTAAAGAACGCAGATGTAATATGCGTGAGTATACTCTTAGGACTGATGGACTATGTAACACGATTACAACAGTTACAAAAGACAATTACATAGCTGTTGGTGCTGCTATGCGTGGCAGATATAATTCAGATGGTAAAATTAAACAGAAAATAGAAGTAAGAGATGATGAATTATCGAATGTAATTACAGCAGTGCAGAAAAATAGTTTGGTGGTAGAGAAGAAATAATAGAACACACGATTCATTTCTTTGATTAAAATAATCAAAAAATCAATGATGATTATATGAAGGGAGAAATATAATGCAAGTTGAAATAATTTTTAAAGATGTTGCAAAACCGAAACAAATTGAATGTGATAATGTTTACACAAAGGGAGAAATGTTATGTGTTAGGTAAGGAAAATGTATTTATAAATATCCACTAATGAATATTTTTTCTGTATGTCATAATCATGGTTGTCACATGGGTAGTTTTGAACACCGAAAGAAAAATGGTCTTATTGGATAAATCTTGCATTTCATTGGGAGGAAAAAAATGAGCATAGAAAGTAGTTATTATGTTGTAGCCGGTTATGATTTGACCGGATGTGAAACAGATAAGTTTGCGGATTGGAAGTGGTCAAAAGAAGGGGAAAATTATATTTGTAACCAGAGAAAAGGAGAAATTCAATTTTTTGATGATCCGATGAATGATTCCTATTTATATTTTGGATATGTTTTGGCTTCTGGTGATGAATATAGCTTTAATACAGAAATGTTTAATATTTCTGATATAGAAAAATGTCATGGATATATAGAAACTGAGTTGGTGAAACTTCAGAAAATTGGTATAATTAAAAAAGATTTACAGTTCAAACTTGTGTTTAAAGTTATTGTATTTGAAGAATGTAGATAGAAGAGGGAGTTGAGAGAATGAATATTGAACAGATTAAAGAAAAATTAAAAACAAGTGAATATGATTTCCTGAGAGAGGATAAGAATTTGGGTGATAATATTATTCTCTTAACTCTTGGAGGAAGTCATGCTTATGGGATGGATAAAGAAGGATCTGACTTGGATGTGCGAGGGATTGCTTTAAATACTAAGAAAGATGTTCTGTTAGGAACAGATTTTGAGCAGGTTGTAAATGTAGATACCGACACTACAATATATTCATTTAACAAAATGATCCAATTACTTACGTCCAACAACCCTAACACGGTGGAAATTTTGGGTTGCAAGCCGGAGCATTATTTACATTTATCAAATATTGGAAAAGAGCTTTTAGAGAATAGAAAAATGTTTTTGTCTAAAGTCTGCATTCATACATTTGGAGGGTATGCCGGCAGCCAACTCCGTAGAATGGAAAATAAAGCTGCAAGGTTGGTAGGTCAGGCACAGAATGAAGAATATATTCTAAAAAGCATCAATAACGCAAAATACGATTTTAAAAACAGGTATTATCCGCATGATGATAGTGATGTAAAACTATATATTGATACAGCAGTTCAAGAAGGATATGACAGTGAGATTTTCATGGATGTATGTTTGAAACATTATCCACTGAGAGACTGGGCTGGTATGTGGAATGAAATGAAGGCGATTGTAAGCAGTTATAACAAAATCGGCAAACGAAATGAAAAAGCAATATCGCATGACAAGTTGGGAAAACATATGGCCCATTTGATCCGGCTTTATATGATGTGTATTGATATTCTTGAAAAAGAAGAAATTATCACATATAGGGCGGATGAGCATGACTTGCTTATGAGTATACGTAACGGTGAGTATTTAGATGAAAACAGGCAACCAACTACTGCATTTTACGATTTGCTGAATGAGTATGAAAGGAAATTTGATTATGCGAAAAATAATACTTCTCTTCCTGATGTGCCAGATCATAAAAGAATTAACGAGTTTAAGATGTATGTAAATGAGAGAATTGTGAAGGGAGAGATATGATGGAAGTATCTGTTAGGGCAAAAGAAAGATTTTGTAAAGATTGCAATATTCCAATCAGGATATTCCAGGAACCATATTTTACTGATAGATTGGTCCTATATGATAAGTTTTATGGAACACTTAAAAAGTGGAATATATTTTTAAGCGAACTGGGGAAATACCATTGTGAACAAGACTATTTTGAAGAATATAATCGTGTAAAGGATGCTACTATTTTAGATATCAAGAATACGGAAGCTTATCAAAAATTTAATGAAGAAGATATGAATAAGTATGCTGTGACACATAAAAACCTTTCTAATAAAGATATATTTAAGCCATCAAATGATGGGAAATGTTTTATCAGTATTGATATGAGAAAAGCAAACTTTTCATCTTTACATCACTATAGCGCTGATATTTTTGGTGGAGCTGTTTCTTGGGAGAATTTTATTAGTAAATATACAGATAACCAGCACATAATCAATAGTAAATATATCCGTCAGGTTATTTTAGGCAACTGCAATCCTAAAAAACATATCACATTTGAAAAATATCTTATGGACGGTGTATTGACATATTTAACAGAAGTGTTTGTATCATTGGATCGAGTTGTATTTTTTTCTAATGACGAAATTATGCTTGATATTTCTGATATGGATAGGAATAGGCAGGAAAGAATTGCATTTGCTATTAGCAATGGTATAAAGGATATACCAGTTCCGCTCAAAACAGAGTTATTTTTACTTCATAAGATTGTTGGGATAGATGGATATTACAAAGAAATTATGGATGAGAATGGTGATACCGAAATAGAGTTTAAATGTTTGAATAATTTTGCATTGCCATTTGTTTTAAGAAAGTTTCTTGGAGAAGAAGTTACTGAAAGTGACAAAGTTTTTTACCATGAAGGATTATTGGCGAAGTTTATTGAGATTCCACAAATTGAGGTAGATATTAATGGAAAGATTTAATATAGAAGTTCCTGCGCCGGTAAATTATATCATACAGGAATTAGAGAAATGTGGGTATGAAGCATATATGGTAGGTGGAGCAGTTAGAGATAGTATATTAGGACGGCCAATTCATGACTATGATATCTGTACATCTGCCATGCCAGGTGAAATATTAGAAGCATTTCCAAATGAAGAAGTTATTCCTACTGGTCTGAAACATGGTACAGTAACAATACTGATAAATAAAGAACCATATGAGGTAACAACTTATCGGATTGATGGAGATTATTCTGATAATCGTAGACCTGATAATGTAACATTCACAAAGAATCTTGTTGAAGATTTACAGAGAAGAGATTTTACGATTAATGCTATGGCATACAATCCTAAAACTGGTCTGATTGATCCGTTTAATGGTATGGAAGATATTAAATATAAAAAGATTCGTTGCGTTGGTTTCGCAGAAGAGAGGTTTAATGAAGATGCTTTGCGGATACTGAGAGCAATAAGATTTGAAGCGCAGTTAGGTTTTGCGGGGTTCCCAGAAACAATGTTTGAAATAGAACGACAATATGAGCGGTTAAAGAATATTTCCGTTGAAAGAATTAACAGCGAATTTTGTAAAATAGTTGCTTCTAACCAATTCTGTGTTGAATTAGTGCTGTATCCTGATGTGTTTTCTCTGTTTATTCCAGAATTAAAAGATATGATAGATTTCCAACAGAATAATCCATACCATGCGTATGATGTATTTGGTCATACGATTCATGCAATAGAAAAATGTGAGTCAGATGATTTGATCGTAAGGCTTGCAGTTTTCTTTCACGATTTTGGGAAACCACATTCTTATCAGGATGGAGAAGATGGTATTAGGCATTTCAAAGGTCATGGGAAAGTAAGTGCTGATATTACAGATTCTATTATGAAACGTCTTAGATTTGATAATGGAACCAGAAATAATGTAGTAGAGCTGGTATATTATCATGATGCTACTTTTGAAGTCGGAAAAAAGTACGTGAAGAGATGGCTTAATAAAATCGGCGAAAAGCAATTTAGACGGTTGTTAGAAGTTGGAAAAGCAGATATTAAAGGACAAAAAACAGACTATGAAAAATCTCGAATAGAGAAAGTAAATAATATAGAAGATATTCTTGAAGAAATTTTACAGGAACAAGAATGTTTTTCATTAAAAGATTTAGCTGTAAATGGCAATGATGTAAAGAAAACAATGAATTTGAAAGAAGGGAAGGACGTTGGATATTGGCTCAATGAGATATTAAAAAGAGTAATAGATGGAGAATTAAAGAATAATAGAAATGATTTGATTTATTGGATGAAAGAAAAAGCAATAAGTTAAAGCGATAGTTCAAGTAGGGCACTAGACTTAGATAACGTAAACAATCAAGTTCCGAGATCAACAAACACATAAACGAAACAATGGTTGCGATATCTGCTACCATAGGCAACACCTCCTTTAGAGTAATGGTAAATGCCCCATGAACTACCACTACCTTCAGTTAGATCTTTGTCTAGTGCCTACCGAAGGGGCAAAAATAGTATATAACAAAGTAAAATAATAGTCAATCAAATAAAAGAAGAAAAGAAGAAAGGATAAATCAAAAGTTCCTATAGGTGAAAAGTGCGCACAGCTTATGACGGTAAGCGAATTTGGAACAAAATAGAACAAATGGATATTGTGGATACATAACAACAATTAAGCAGCTTAGAAAACATAGTAATGCAGACAGATTACAGTGTGCAACAATTTTTGGAAACAATGTAATTGTAGATATGAGTTATACAGAAGGGCAACGAGTAATTTATTTTCCTGTAGATGGTCAGTTAAGTGAAGAATTTGCGTGTGAAAATAATCTTGTTCGCTTGAAAGATGAAAACGGTAATAATGTTGGAGGGTATCTTGATCCTGATAAGAGAAATATCACAGCTCTAAAACTCAGAAGTGAAAAGTCAGACGGACTTGTATTGCCAATTGAAGTGTTAAATAAATATGTAGACGTAAAAACATTATCAGATGGCGACCAGATTTCTATGTTGGATGGGCATGAAATTTGCAAAAAATATATTCCACGTTCTAATCGGAGAAGGTGCGAAAACAATTCTTCTGGGAATAAAAATAGAAATAAGAAAGAAGAAAAAGAAAAGGTTTCTTATCCATTCTTTGTTGAGCATATTGATACTGCGCAGCTTGCATATAATCAAAATGCTTTTAGAGAGGGTGATACCTGTTACATAACACTTAAAATGCATGGCACATCTGCCAGAACTGCAAATGCTATTGAGATTGTAAAAAAGAAAAGACATTATATTTTGAAAAAAATATTTAAGATTAAGGATAAAGAAGTAAAAAGATTCACTGTAGTAAGTGGGACCAAGAGAACTACACTAAGGAATTACGAAGGTGGATATTATGGTAGCAATGCGTTTAGGCAGAAATATCAGGACTTTTTCAAAGATAAACTGCCAAAAGGTGTAGAAGTATTTTATGAGATTGTAGGATATACAGAGGGTAATCAAACAATTATGGGAAGATGTTCAAATAAACTTGTCAAAGATAAGGATTTTGAAAAGCAGTATGGTAAGGAAACTGTATTCTCATATGGGTGTGAGCCAGGTGAAAATGATATTTATGTATATCGAATGACTATGACAAATGAGGACGGGTTTGCTGTGGAACTTCCTTGGGAGCAGGTACAGATTGAATGTAAGAAGCTGGGGGTTAAGTGTGTTCCTACTTTTGAAAAGTTTGTATTTACTACATGGGAAGATTTGATGGAGAGAGTCGAGAAATATTATGACGGTGCTGACCCGGTTGGAAAGACACATGTAAGGGAAGGTGTTGTTGTTAGAATTGACAATCGAGAGAAATTTACAGCATATAAACATAAGAATTTCAGTTTTAAGGTTCTTGAAGGGATAATCAAGGATAAAGCAGATGCTCCAGATATGGAGGAAGCTGAAGAGTTAGTGGTTGAAGGTGCTTAACTCTCACTACAAAATCGAGATTTTAACTGAGGAGATGATGAATGATTATAGGAAAATTTATAGGTACAAATTCTTGCGGTTTTAAAAAAGG